CACAGGCAGTTTAGAGCACCTGCTGGAATGCCCTTAAAACGCCATAGGAACGCCACCATTGAACGCAAACCCCTAACCCATAGGTCATATAACCCTAAAATCAGGTCATTAAACCCGTTAGACTAATATACCCCTAAAAATCACTTATTTACGGTATTGCTTTATGTACGTTTACCTGTTATATTTGTATGTAATTAAAAACTAAACAAAAACGAAAATGAAACAGTTATCCATAGAAAACGCAAAAACAGCAAAAACAATCCAGAACATAAACAACCCTGAATGGGGAATTAAAAGATTTAACTATAATGAACAACCCTTATTAGACGGTAAGTTTGCAAGTACTTGGGGAACAGGTTTAAATAGTGCGGTTTTATTTGAGAGCGAATATAAATATTGGGAGGTTATAAGCTAAAAATGAAAATAAAAGTAAAATTAGAAGTAAGTGAAATCGGTACTAAATATATTACATTAGATATTATTGGTGATTTAGAAATTTCTCAAAAGGATTGGGGTAAAATGACTGATGAACAAAGATTAAATATAATTAACAATGAATATGTTTTTAATGCAAACTTAGAGCAACCTTATTGGTATGCGAAAAGTTTTAAGGAAATTGAAACACTATAACTAAATTTTAATGACCACCACCGAACTAACAAAACTAACAGGGCTATCTAAACAAAGGATAGCCCAATTACGCAACAGTAAAACCAAGAATGGTATTAAACTCATCGAGGGTAAAGACTGGTATTGGGAACGTGGCAAAATAGTTTACACAATTTCAGCAGTAAACAAACTAAATAAAAGGAGTGGGAAATGAAAATAGGAAATGTTTGGAATATAAGTACATTTCAGGAAACTATGCCAATAGATGAGTTAATATTATGGTTAGAAGAACGCAAAGCACAAGGCGATAACGTAATTAATATTGAGCCTGATTGGGGATATTACGATAGTTTGGACGGTATTGATTTAAGAACCGAGCAAATAAAACCTAAAAGATTTGCGGAACTTAAGAAAAGATTTGAGTTATTAAAACAAATAGCACAGGACAATTTAGTAACCCCCACAAAGGAAAGGAAAAATGGATGAAAAACTTATTATTGACTAATCCACGTGAAGGTATAAAAAAAGCATATATTAATTTAATGCCAAATGAAGACTCTAACTGGGGTGCTGTAATACTTTACGTTACTTGGAATAATTTAATTAGAGGCGAAGAAACAATTTACAGCAAGAAAGGTATTAACCAAGCCATTGTTTCAGCTAAAGCGTATTATTCAAGAGAATACCAGTCCAAGAAACACGGGTTTGATAAGCCAAAGTGGATTGAAGATTAATACCTCAACACAGGCAGTTTACTAGGACTTGCATTTACGAAAATTTTTAATTATATTGCAGTATAAAGGAGAACAATAATGAGTGATACATGGAAATGGTCTGAAGAGTTACCAAAGCTAAAACAGACCTGTAATAAAATAGTTTGGTTAATAGAGGAGTCAGTGGACGGAGCTTTAATGCACTCTCAGCAAGTGTTTCTGGCAGACTTGGTAAAAGAATTTGTAAACAACCCAGTAGTGAAGTACTCTGGAGTTTTGGAAAAAGAATTAGTATTCGATGAGAGGAGTCCTCTGGAATGAGAGTAAAAGTAGTTAAATGTAGTGACCCACGCATGTGGTATAATGATAGCTCTTTCATAGAATCTGGTACTGAGTTTAATGTTGTGGGGGAATACGAGTATTACATCATACAGGAAGGCAATTTAAGAGGTAAAGCTTTTCTAAAAGAGGATTGTGAGTTGGTGCAGGACATAAATAACAATAAAGTGCTTAAAGAGACAGTATCCAAAGAATCACTTTTAAATGATGAATACTTTAGAAGGCAGTTGATTATAAGTCTGGCTGGGAATTCCAGACTTTTAGAATTAGAAGGAAAAGCAAATTTTCCTGAAGCAGTTGTAAACATGGCATATAAGATAAGGCAGGCGATGAAATGAAAAAATTAATACTATTCATATTCTGTGTAATACTTCTATACGGATGCAGTTATACAAAGTACACTCTGGAGCTGGAGGAATGTAACACTCACACAAAAGACACTGTAATTACATATATGGAAAATATAGGCGATAATCGTCCTATGATACAGACTAACAGAGAAGCTCTCCCAGTTGTGTACATACAGGACAGGAACGGTTATGTGGTAGATAAAAAAATAAACATCTGTAAGCTCAGGATTCTGTCGCAGGAGAGGGCAAAATGAGTAAAGATAAGTTTCTGGATGGTTTGGCTATAGCTATAGTAATTGTGACTGTTCTAACAGTAGTAAGCGTCATAACAGTGGGAATAATTACTTCTGGGCAGGGTTTTACAGCTTTAATGATTTTAGGTTTTTTGGCAGTTGTAGCAGTGGTAGCTTGGGCAGTTCTTAGAATAGCTGACAGGACTGTTTAGTATTAAAAACATTAAAATTTTGTATTTATTATATAGAGACCTTTGAAATCATATACCTTATATAAGCTAACATTCCCTAATAGCAAAATCTATATAGGGCAAACAGTAAATTTTAAAAATAGAATGAATTTCTACAAAAGTTCTTCTATTAATAAAAGTTGCAGTAACTACGATAGAATAGTAAATAGGGCAATCCGAAAATACGGTTGGGAAAATGTTCAGAAAGAAATTCTCTTAATCTGTGGCTCTCAAATTGATATGTACGAGAGGCAGTATATCAGATTACTAAAAACTACTGATATCGAATATGGGTATAACATTGAAGAGGGTGGTAATAAAAATAAAGTACTCAGTGTCTCCCATAGAAAGAAAATGGTAGACAACAGCTACCTAAAAGGTAAATTTGGTAGTGAGCATCACAAGTCCAGACCAATTTTGCAATTTGACTTAAATGGTAATTTCATAAAAGAGTGGGAATCCATAACTAGTGTTAGTATCGGTACTGGTATAGGGCAAGGTAACTTGAGTAGCTATTGTTTAGATAAGGTGGTCGTAGGAGGGGATGGTAGTGGCTATAGGTTAAATTGTTTAGGTGGGTTTATATGGTTTTATAAAGATAATTTTTCTAATGAGAAGCTACTTTATAAAATTAAAAAGATTAAAAAATAGATTATATTGCGGAGTAGGGGAGTCAGGTCGTCCCCGTTGGGCTCATAACCCGAAGACCATGGGTTCGAATCCCATCTCCGCTACGACTAGTTTTGTTTTATAGGTTTGCTTGTACTGTCACGTAGAAACAATGAAAACCGAGGAAGCTAAACATAAATGGGTTTAGCAACGAGGGCAATGGAATGGTTGAGAAGCTCCTCATCTTGGGGTAGAAGTTTCTGAGTGAAATGCCTCCCTGTCACGGAGGAGATTGCAGGTGCGATTCCTGTGTGCCTCGCTCACACATAGTTTGGTTGTATGTTCCTAATGTAAAGCGAACATTCTCTCTTACCTCCAGAGGAGATAAAAATTACTGGAGGTGCTCCATGGGCAGAAATAAGCTGGCATAGCTTTAATGGTAGAGCAGGGCTCCTGTAAAGCTCAGGTTGGGAGTTCGAATCTCTCTGCCAGCTCAACAAGGTTGGGTTGAAAAGTAAAATGGAAGGTGAGTGGTTTCGGTACACTGTAAGGAAAATCCTATCTACCCTGACCAAATATTCAGGTATAGCTCAGTTGGTAGAGCATCTCACTGTTAATGAGAATGTCGGAGGTTCAAGTCCTTCTGCCTGAGCAAAAAATTTTGGGGTCACATGTACCGTGTTGGGGGCGAAGATGCTTTGCAAGCAACTTGTGGTGAGTTCGAGCCTCACTGATTCCACTAAAAATTAAACATTAATAAAATGGAAACCAGATGGGAAAAATTTCATAGAGAGCGATTTGAAAAGTGGTATAAGGAAAACTTCAATGAAGACCTTCCACTTGACCCAGAGGTGAGAGATTTTTTTACAGTAGTTCGTAACTATGAGATTATGCAAGAAGCATTAAAAAATTAAAATGAAAAACACAGTTAATAAATTTCGATGGCAAGTCTTACAGAGTGTAGATAATGTACACGACTGTAAGATAGCGGTTAGTCTACCAGTCTCCAAAACTGGGAGCGTTGGTTCGAGTCCAACCAGTCGTGCTATTCCCGTAAGGGTGTTAAAATAATATTTTTAACAAGATAGATTTATTAACTGGATGTGAGGCGAGATAGATGAGTGGCTGGTTTTGGAAACCAGAGGAAGTGGGAGCGTTACCCACCATCCAGACAAAAATGTGGAAAAATAAAGAAGACAAACGTGCATATGATAGAAATTATTATATTACGAAAGTTGATAAGAAAAAGAAATTAGCAGTTGAAAAGAAAAGAAAGAAGAGCACACAGCAGTATGTGATTGACTATCTTAAAGCTCATCCTTGTATTGACTGTGGAGAAGGTAACCCTGTAGTATTAGAGTTTGACCATAGAGATGATTGCATTAAAGTATCAGAGATAGCAGAAATGGTTAGACGTGGGTTTTCTAAAGAACGTGTACAAGAAGAGATAGATAAATGTGATGTTAGGTGTGCAAATTGTCACAGGATTAAAACTGCTAGCCAGTTAGGTTGGTATAAAGATATACAATTTTAAATAAGTAAAGATTAATAATACTCATCACGAACAGAGATGTTTTCTATCGCACCTGATGAGTTGAGTGTTCTCAGTGTAGTACGTTTTTTTTTCATGGTAACCTCCTTTCTATCCAGATTAAATTCTGGACTGGGTGCAAGCAGATAACTTGCATGAAATTTTGAAGAGGTAGTTGGGGTGTCCCCAGCTATCTTTTCATTTTTATAATGAGACCCTGCAATAAGTAATAAATAAAATATTTTGGCAAATAAGCAAGTAACTTCAACCAGAAGAAGTAGAAGATGGCAACCACAAGTTGGAGGGCTCCCAACTCCACAACGTGCAATATTTGGTAGTTCAGTAGGAACACCTTTAGGTACAGGTAACTCGTTTCAAGGGCAGTTGGATGGTAGCAGAGACATGTCTACATTCTCTCCAGAGATAAGAAATCCTACTTTAGGAACTGACCAGTTTTATCTTCCTAAATTCGTATCGGTTGATGGTACTCCTAACATAGAATTAAATTCTTGGTTCAGGCATTATGCTCGCTGGCACCCTCTTGTAAAAAACTTAATTCAATTACATTCATCTTTACCTATTTCCAGATTTGGTCTGGTAGGTGTAACAGATAAAAAGATACTTCAATTCTTTGAGGACAACTCAGATGAGCTGGATATTCTTACTGTTATTATGGATGCTTTAAAAGAATATTTTACAGTAGGTGAAGTACAGCCGTTTGCAAAATGGGATGTTAATCAAGGTAAGTTTATTGATTTAAAACTTCTTGATACTGATTACATTAATGTAACCAGTCATTATATGCTTAATGCAAAAGACGGAGAGATACCAGAACTGTATGAGTATATTCCAGACGAGTATTTAAAACAACTTGTTAGAACAGATAATCCTTTTGAACAGAAACTTCTTGAAGATAGTCTGGATGATGAATTACGTTATGCTATTGAGAATAATTTTACTCTTATCCTTGACCCATTCTGTACAACAATGATAAGAGATAGGCATACCCCTCGTGACCTTCGTGGCACAAGTATGCTTAACAGTATTTTAAAGATTTTAATGCTTGATGATAAGCTTCGTGAACAGGCTTATGCTTCAGCACAACAGAACATCAACCCTATAAGGCTTTGGAAGATTGGTAATGAAAATTTCTTACCAGATGATGCAATGCTGGAAGGTATGAAGAATTTAATTCTTCAGGCACAATATGACCCACAACTTAATATCGTTACTCATCCTTTTGTAGAGCTTGATATACAAGGTGCTACTGGAAAAGTAGATAAGATGAAAGATGACTATGAGTACATTGAAAAACAGATTTTAACAGGTCTGTGGTCATCAAAAGCTTTTGTTCATTCAGACGGTATTACTCTTAATTCTTCAACAGTTGCTATGAGGATGCTTATGGGAAGGTATCTTCCTATACGTTCTATGTTTGAGAACTACTTTTATAGAAAAATTTTCTTACCTACAGCTCTTGCTCAGGATTTTTATAAACCTTTAACACAGGCTCAATCAAATCATGGTATAAGACCTTCAAATAAAGATAGAGAACTAGTTTATCCTTTATTTGACTGGAGACATAAACAGTCATTAATGGATGACCAGTCTGTAAGAAGTATGTTAATAAGTTTAAGAGATAAATCTCAAATGCCTATGAAGGTTATTTGTGACTCTCTTGACTTAGACTATAATTACGTAAAAACATGGCTTGAAAAAGAAACAAATACTGTATTTGATAATGATATGATTGAGAGCAAGAAAACTTTAATGAACTCAGCAGTTGCTGGAGGATTAAAAGATTCTGGTTCTGGTATGATTAAGAGAATAGTTGATGCAGGTGCAAACTGGGCAAAAGCTATGTTCGGTAAATCTCCTAACCTTCAGGTTGAAGAGACTGAAGAAGCTAAGAAAGCTAAAGAAGAAGATAAGCAGGATGAAGCTGGTGCAGGTCTTGGTGACATGGGAGCAAATCCTTTGGAACAGCCACAAGGTGGAGAAGGTGAACAGCTAAAAGAGAACAGACGTTACTTTGCTACAGAGGAAGGTCAGGCTCAGTTAAAAATGTATGAGAGTATTAACAAGACCGCTAATGTAGTGAAGAAGCAAATTGATAAGATGAATACCACAAAGTCTCCTTATGTATCTAATATATCAAGCCGAGATGATATCATGGTCAAGCTTAGAGATATGAATTATGATGGTAACATTGTTACAAGTTTAAAATCTCAATTGCTTGATTTAAAATTATTACTTGCTTCAGAAGGTGAACGTTTTGCAAACGGTTCAGGCACTTTAAACGAATCTATAAATAATGTTTTAAAAGAGACTAGAAACAGTTATAATAAGAGACTATACGATTTAGGTAAGTACTCAGCTCAGACAACTATAAATATATTAGGCAAAGAAGCTAGTGTAGGTGACTTTATTCCTGTAGAATTTAATGCATATGAGATTAAGAGTAAGCTGAAAGAGGTAGATATAGATGATAAAAACGTAAGACGTGCTGTGTGGAATCAGGTTTATCCTCACATTGAGCAACAGGTTGTTTCTAACTTCTTAACCTTATCTAAAAAAGTAGAATTAAATACTTTTGAAAAACTAGGTATAAAGAATGTATATTTGAACAACGTTAAGACAGCAATAAAAGATGTATCAGACAGTGTATTGTCTGACATATCAACTATTATACTTCCAGATACTGAGTCTAAAGTAAGACATTCAGTTAACATAAGGAAGTGTGCGGTTAAGAATTGCCCAGTTGAATCTCTTCCACAAGTTATAAAAACAGTAGAAAAATTAAACGCTGTAGGAGTATTTGATTTATCTGGTAAAGACTATACTTCAGACAGATACAATGAAGACATACTTAAAGCTCACCTTACTTCAAAGTTCTATAATATTAATAACATTGAAGTAGAAGAGATGTTCTCTAAACATATGGATTTAGAAGATTCTGAGCTGGATTGGTTCTTAAAAAGAGCTAAGAATGTAGTATATGGTACAGAAGAAAATAGTGAAGTTAAAGAGTTCATAGAAAAATATATTTAAACTTAAAAAAGTATGATATTTACAAGTTATAGACCTTCGTTCTTTCTAAAAGACATAATAGAAACTAACAATGATATTATTTCTGAAGCTATTGCTAAAACAGAATGGATTCAGGAAAGAGGTAAAAAGTGCTGGCGATTTACAAGCTGGGATGGGGACGTAGTGGAGCTGAGTTTGGGAAGCATTGGTATGGATTCTGAAGGTAAACCTGCTCAGTATTTTGTATTAAAAGGCATTAATTGTATTAATTTCTGTGACGTTATTTTTATAGCTATGAGAGCTCGCATGCTGATGGGTGGCATAACCCCAGTATCCGAAGAGGATGACCATAAAAGTCTCACACACATTTTCTACTTTACAAATAAAAGTATCCCAGAGAATTGTGGGGAATTTGGTGAGAAGATAAGTTCTTAATGAGTTTTGTATTTATTATATATAGAAGGTAAAAATAAACAAATGGCAAATAACGTAATACTATATCAGCGTCCAAACAGAGCATTTGAGCTGGAAATAAATAGCTTAATAGCTAAGTCGGACTTCACTAGTGCAGGATTTCCTGCAGTTATAGGAGAAGCAAGTACTTACTTATTATCAACTGAAGGTCAGGCTAGGTTATCTGGAAATTTTAGTGACCTAGGGGATGCAAACATTACTTGGATTACTTCTACTCCAACTCCTACAAGTTTTGATGGAAGTAATGGTTACAGAATAGCATTTATAAAACAAACAGTATAAGATAAATGAAAAAATTATTAATAGGTTTAGGTTTAGGGTTTTTATTAGTACTAATGTTAGGCATATCTGGTACCCAAGAGGTCAGAAGAAACATAGTAACTTTTAGAGTAGTTACTACAGACACATCAACATTTCAGCTTCCTAACTACCAAGCAGAGGCTTTTACAATCACAAATTTTACAGCTAGTGATACTCTATTTATAGGCAACAGTTCTTCCATGATAAAGGCAACTAGTTTTCCTATATTTGCTGGGCAGAGTTTGACAGTAGACCCAACAGTAAATACAAATATAATATATGGTAAATTTAACAGTGGTAGTTCTGGAGATGTGAGGGGGATAACATTTAAATGAAGAAGTTAATATTTTTAATATTTTTAATTTTTGGTTTAAGCTCAACATATTCACAATCAGTTACAGGGTCAGAAGTAAGTCAGCTTTTATATAAAGAGGCAAAGACTACTGATGCATCTGCAGGCAGTAAAGCTACTGTGACTAGCAACGCTTTCTACGGTACAATAGAAGTTACAACAGCTACCATAAGTAGTGATGGAGTTTTCACCTTAACCGTAAACAATGATAACTGTAAAGGTGCGAGCTCTGTGGTTGTAGTATCATTAGAGATTGATGGAGTTGATTTTAACATATTTAGTGCTTCATGCATAGTGCATGATAAGGTGGCAGGTCAATTCCAAGTTACTATAATGCCTGCGAAAAGCCAGACTTTAAGTGAACAATCTTTTAAAATAAATTACATATTGAGATAGGCGACAAAAATAAATTAACCTAAAAAATAGGAGATAACAATGGCAACAAAGAAAGTAGTAAATAAGAAAGCAGTGGAGTTCCCACTAGACCAGATTGGTTATGATACAGTATCAACATACATATCTAACATAGAAGAACTGGCAAAAGTTTTAGAAAAAGCAGTTTACAGTAAAGACAGTTTTGAGAAGTTTAGAAAAAGATTCTTTGAAGCTTATGAAACAGTAAGGGGTAGATTGATAGTATGGAGAGATAGACTTGGAAATGTCTTACCTTCTGAAGCTTATAACTCAAAAGAGCCAGCCCCTAATAGCTGGGTTGCTGTAGCAAAAGAAAAAGGTGTAAGTAGATTACCTCTTCCCAGAAATGAATATGATGACAAGCTTGATAAAGTAAAGCAAGATGAAAAAGATGGTGTATGGCGTACATACTACGGTTACTGGGGAACAACTGACGAAGAGATGGAAGAGATTGTAAATAAAGTAGACCCTGATTATATAGAGCCAAAATCACCAGTATCAGAGTTAGAACTAGCTCAAAAGGATATAAAGATAGAGGAGCTGGTTGATAGTATAAATGCTAAGGACGAGTATATTGACACACTAGTCAAGATTATAAAAACGCCATGGTATAAAAAATTATGGAACTGGGTAAGGAGGGCTAACTAATGTCAGAATCAAAGACTCTAGAACATAAGGATGCCTATTCTTCAGATGAGAAGGCAGAAGCTTTAAAAAACATAGAAGAGCTTAACAGTAAGATAAGATTAATTGAAGATGCTATTGAGCAGGCTAAAGATAAAGATGAAGAACAGGAACTGAAGTATAATCTGGATGACACCATTGCTGAAAGAAAGTACTGGGAACGTGTAGCAGTAGAGAATGATGAATGGGCACCAGAAGATATTACAGTAGTAAAAAAAGATGCTAATAGACTTTATACTATACCTGTAAAAACATTTGAAGAGAGAACAGCAGACTTAACTAACATGGATGCTTTAAAGTACAGAGCTCTAGAGAATGAGAAATACATAAAAGGTCTGGAAGATAAAGTAAGATGGCTAGCCGAGAGTAAAAAAGAAGTAGAGGATACTTTTTTAGAGCATAAGAAATGGTTTATGGACAATAGAAAAAGTATATGGATAACTTTTAAATGGTTCGTTAAAGCTCTGTGGAATAAAATTAAATTTTGGAAAAATGACTTATAAATTCGTAAAAATACTTACAAAAGGAGATTCTGGGGAAGAAGTAGTTAATCTTCAGAACTTTCTAATAAGTATTAATTTTGATGACGTGCTTATCAATGGTAAGCCTAAAAAACTTACAGCAGATGGAGACTTTGGAGCTGTAACAGCCGAATGTGTTGAAAGTGTAAAAGCTAAGAGCTTGGACTCTATCTCTGCTGAGTATGTAAAAGCTAAATACAAAGAGATAACAGGTAATGATGTTCAACCAGACTGGTTAGAAGTTAACTCAACTGTTAATCCTTTATTTGGTCTTCTCCTTGAAAGATGGGACGAAGTACAAAAGTATCTGGGTGTTACAATGCAGGGAATGGACTTAACTCCAGAACCTGAAACTGTAACAGTTGATTCAAGACAAGAGCTTATTAATGAAGTAATAGCTTTTGAAAAAGGTGAGATAGGCACAAAAGAAGAGACAGGTAATAATGATGGTGACCGTGTAGAATGGTATCAAAAGATTGGTAGCAACGGTGAAGTTAACCATGGGGGCTCTCCTTATTGTCAATATGGTCAAAATACTTCTTTAATAGTTTCCAGTAAAAAGTTAAAGCTGGATTACAAATGGTGGTACAATGGTTACACTCCAGATAATGTAAACAAAGGAAAGAAGTTAAAGATTTGCAGAGGTGGAAATTCTAGTGGTGGTCATGTTGATATCTCTGAAATTAAAGCTGGTGATTGGGGCTACGTATATTCTAGCGAGAGAAGAAATGCAAGGCATGTATTTTTAATCACTGGTAAAAAAGGAAACAATGTTTATACAATTGAGTTCAATACTAACTCACAGGGTGGTGCAGAAGGTAATGGAGTATTCAATAGGATTAGAAACATATCACAAGTATGGGCAACAGTAAGATGGGCAGATTTATACGAGTAAGAAATGGTAGTAAAAGAATAAAGAATCAGAAAAAGAAATCTCATGGCAACAGGGTAGGTTGTGAATGTTTTATATGCACTGGTCATGACAAAGATTATTACCGTAAACATAAATACCCTAACGAACTTGATTTATTTAATTCTTAATTATTTAGTCGGTGGATTAAAACTCTTAGCCCTTATAAGTGTTTTCCAGTTACAAATTAACAGTTATTCAATTAAAGAAGATGTTTATATAAATTTTATAGACTCTTCTTTTCTGGTTGATGACAGCGTAGAATATTACTCTTCATTTGAAGTTGCTCAGGATGGAACTTACTGCAGTATTAATGTTACAATCCAGCATGAGGAAGAATTTACAATGTATTTAGTGTTTCACGAACTATTTCATTACATGAATTACATTGAATGGTTAAATGATTCTAATACTCCTATATGGGGCGAAGAAGAGGTTGACGAGAAGGCATACGAATTTTTAAAATTGTATAAGAATGAGTAAATTAGGTCACATAAAAAAAGCATTGGAGACAATAGTTAAAGATAGTATCCCTAACAAGAGACCTAAGACTATGGAAAGCTCTTCACCAAAAATGAGTGAGAGCTCACCTAAGATGAGTGATTTAGGAACTGGTAAAATAAAAAAAGATTATACTTTAAGTGAGGACGGTTCTTACAAAATGAGTGATTATGTTTAACAGTAAATAATTAAACCTTAAAAATAAATAATATGTTACAAGATACAATACAAATAGTAGCAGGTGGTGGGCTAGAAGACCTTAGTTGGTCAACCATGTGGGTGAACTATGTAGAATTTATTATACTCGGTCTGTTGTCAGCTCTTGCTTACTTCTGGTTCGTAATAAGAAATGCTAAAGAAGATTCAGATACATTCAAAGAATTTTTCTCAATAAGAAAAAATCAAAACGATGTAAGTCTGCATTTAATACTTTACTTTGGTGTTGTACTTATTTGGGTTTTAGAAGGCGGAGTTGTACTTCCGATGCTACTTCTTGAACCTGTACGTGGAATGTTTGGATTAATAAACATTGACATTACTCAGCAAGTAGGTACAGTGTATGCATCATTCAGAAGCTGGATGCCTCAAGGAAAGTTGAATTGGTTCTCTATAATTTTAGGTGGAGGTATGACATTCTTTGTAAGAATGGTTGTGCCTAGACTAGTAGAATTTATTAAAGGTGCTTGGGGTAAATTTACTGGATTATTTTTAAAGAACTAATAACTGGTATGGAATGGCAAGAAGATATAAGTCTCAGGAGACAGAGTACAGTTGTGGAAGCAGTGCTGTTAGAAATATTCTTATCCATTTCAAAATAGCAGACGTAACAGAAGCTACAGTAAGAAAAGCTTGTGGCACTACTAAAAATAATGGAACTACTGAAGCTGGTTTACTGGAAGGGTTAGAGTATTATGGGTTGCAGACTAGAGAATGGGAATCAATATCTTCACAAGTATTTAAAAGTAAGGTAACGAAAGCTTTAAAATCTGGTCGGGCAATAATTCTTAATTCAGATGCTCTTCATCACTGGATAGTAGCTTTAGAATATAAAAATAAAAAAGTTAGAATAATAGATTCACTGTTTAAAGATTCACATAAATCAATTGACCAGTGGGTAACACTTAAACAATTATCAGAGATGTGTGATTGTTACGATAGAGAAAGACAGAAAAAATATTTTTATGGAATAGAAGCATGGGTTTAAAAGAAATAAAGAATACGTTGATTAAGCTGTGTGGTTCTAAAATTATAGCTTACCATGCTACTACTAATGAGTATGATTTTAAAGATATGAAAATGCCAGCACATTTTGGAACTTACCAAGCATCCTTAGATGCAATTGGTCAACACGGTAAAGTCTTAAAAGCTTATATTGATGTTAAAAACCCTATTAGACTAGAAGATGATTCAATTAAAGATTGGGGGACAAGTACAGTAAGAGGTAGTTTGCTTTATGAGTATAATATTCCAGAAGAAGAGATACTAAAGTTTGAAGAGGAATTTGGAGAAGAGGTTGGATTAGTAAAACTTCTCCAGAGTAGAGGGTATGATTCAGTTGTATACATGAATGAGTATGAGGACGCAGGAAATGATTCTTATATTGTTTTTGAAAACAGCCAAGTAACTCCAATAAAAGTAATAACAGTATGATTGAACTAATATATTTCCTCATAGCAAACGCTACAGTACTGGCACATGCCATCCCAGATTTTATAGTGTGGTTCTTTCTTGCAAAAGAAGATATCAACTGGAAATGGACAAAGATTTTTCGTATAAGTAAATTTATGTATGACTTTCCAGTAACTTTTGCTGTACTCTTTTGGGTACTAGGTCTTCCATTAGATATAATAGGCTGGTTCTACATGTTGAAGTGGGCTCATTGTGCCGATAGTTGGTACAACATATTTAGTTTTATGTTTAAGAAACCTGTAGAGAACAAACAGGCTTTCTGGAGATGGTGGGTCTTCCCTTATATCTTTAAGAGTAAAGTAATATATCAAGAGATACTGGCTCACTGGCTGATAAGAATAAATATAATAAAAGCAAGAGTGGATAGAAATCAAGCTTGGTATTCATCAATAGGTATGGAGATAACATTTATAATTTATTTGGTGGCAAGATATTGGGTAAGCTAAAAGAAGTAAAAGTTAGACAGTACCTTTATCATAAATCTTTAGCTAAAAATAGAGAAAGCATTTTTGAGTACGGGTTGGAGCCTAGGCTAGGAAGATATTCAGAAGGGTATTACAGTGGTGAGCCTGCTATATTTTTGACTAACTCTTCAAAGGCAAAGGATTGGTTTGAAACAGGATTTCATGAAGATGTATGGCAGATAGATACAAAAGGTCTTTCTAATACATTTTATATAGACCCGTTTTTTGAAAATTTATCTGGTGGAGATTATAAACATGTGCTTACGTTCTCTCATATACCTCCAGATAATTTACAATTAGTTTATGAAGGTGATGATAGAGACCAATACAGTATGACTAATGACGAAAGAATGAAGTATGAAACTATAAAACCTATTGAATCATTGAAGCATATAAAATCAACATTAATAAAACTCAATAGCAACATCCTTGATATGACCAATCCAGTAGATGCTACTGTGAACAGGTCGGATGCTTTACAAGCAGAATTGGATAAGATAAAAGAAGAAGCTAATAACCCATATGCAGACAAGAGGCAACTGGCAGAGAGGGCTGAGGAAATTATGCTGGAGCATGAGATATTAACAAGAGACTTAGAGAGTCTTGGTAATGTTAGAAGTGTATTGATAAGACTTAACGGTTATGATGAAGAAGCTTATAACAGTGCAAACCAGTATCTCCAGAAAGCAGGACTTCCAGAATTGCAATATCATGAACCTGTAAAGTCTGACCCTGTTCGTGGAAAAGAAATTGCTAAAGCTTATGAGGCAATGAAACATGAACCAGAAAATCCAGAAGTAATAAAAGCATATCGGCAGTTTGCAAAAGAAGTTGAGAATCAGTGGGAACATTTACCTGTAAAAGTAGAATTTACTGACGGTGACCCTTACAAGAACTCAAAAGAAATGTTTCAGGATATACTTCAGAACAAAAGACTAAAAGTTTTCCGTGGTGGTGAACCTCATGGATTTTTAAGTGCAAAAGATTCTAACGGTATATCTGTAAATGAAAAATTCAGAGCTGTGCATGATTACTTCGGACACTTCATGGCTAAATATCAGTTCGGAGCATCAGGAGAACAGAATGCATATCTTGAGCATGCTAAGATGTTTTCACCTCTTGCCAGAAAGGTAATGGCTACAGAAACTATGGGTCAGAATAACTGGTTTAACTATTCTGATGCAAATGAAGGGAAACATCCTAAAGAGAGACAGTTTGCAGAGCAAAAAGCTGGGTTTCTTCCAGAAGAGTATTTAAAATAAGCAGAAAAATTTGTATTTATTATATAGAAGATTCTTTAATTTAACCAAAAACGACAAATGTCTAACGAAAAAACAAGATTTATAAAATTAAATAAAAACCTTAAGCATGAGAACAGTGGTATTTTTGCTAAAGACTCTGTATTAGAAGTAATAGCAGGAGCTACAAAGTTTGCATTACCACAAGTAATCGCTATAAATGCTAAGGATGAGTCAGGTTTACCTTATCCTACAGACGACTTTAATCTTTATACTTTAGCCTTCAAGGAAGAGGATGTAACAGAAGTTACAGACAAAACAGCTATGAAGAAAGTATCATATCAGATTCCTTTTGGCTTCGGCTGGGGAGAAGATGATGGTCAGAATTTAGACTTAGGTCTTGAAGATAAGTATGCAGAAAAAGACTACACAATTGACAGAGATGGTAACATCGAAATCAAAGCTGGTTTACAGAAGACAGCAGATGTAGGTAAGAATATGCTTACTGATTCAAACGAAAACATTTCAACAGAGTTTGCTGAAAAAGTTGAAGGTCAGGATGACCCCTCTTATTCAGAACCATGGACTGCTGATGAGAAGACAATGCCTGCTACTTCACCTATCCTTGGTGAGCTTACAGGTAAAGCAAGAGAATTGTTCCACAAGATAAATAGTACTGAGCCTAACAACTTGTTACCTAGCAAAGAAGACACAAGTATTAATTACAATACTGCTGTTGACGGTAGCGGAACTGTTACAGACGTTTACAAAGAGGACACAAAAGAAATGCCTTGGAAAGATGAAAACCTTGGTAAAGTTTCAAACCAGATAAAAACTGCTGAAGAAAAGGTTATCAAAAACATGCCTTCAGATGGTAATGCTGGCGGAGACAACCTTGATGACTATTCAAAAGAAGGAAACGTTGAAGAAGGTGCTAAAGATGAATTCAGACCTAAAGAAGCTGGTAAAACAAAGCTTGCTAATTTAGCTGACCAATCAATTGTTGACTATGAATCAACACAGCCAATGTCTATTGATAACGTGGATGACATAGATGATGACGATGATTGGGGAAATGCTGAAGACCTCGGTTTAACACCTGAGCAGGAACAGGAAGCTTTAAGTAGCCACGGATACGATAATCCAATAGGACACTAAAAATTGAACGAGAAAGCTCAAGTAACGTTTCCAGATGACACAGAAATAAGCTGTGTTATTCTGGGAGAAGACGAATTGGGTAATTATAAATGCTCAGCTCTGGAGAGTAATGGAAAATATAAACAGGGTGATATCTTTTATTGTAACGAAGATACTCACGAAATAGTAAAGACAGCGAAATTGACAAAATTATCTGGATTAAAGAATCTTCTTTCAAACGAAATAAAAAAATATCAATGGGGATTTGATAACCACAAATCTCCATGGAAGTATAATAAAATTACTGGGATGATTGAAAAAGACCCAGAAGCCGTTAAGAAATTAGCTAAGCTGTTAAAGACTGCCATGGGTATAGACCATGCTCCTGATGTGTATGATGAAGGATTTCAACCTAGTACTTACGTAAAAGTTAATAATGCAAATGAGATAGTGTCTTTTTATGATAAGAACTATCCTGATTTTGACTTGCAATTTGTAGATTTTAATAAAGTTGATGTTGAATCTTTTCCAGAAGATATGACTTTAGAAGAAGCACGAGAACATGTTGAAAGTACAGATTATCAATTGCATTGGCGTAACAGTCGTGGAATAAAATCTTTAAGTAAGCTTTTAAAAACCTCTTTACAAAGTGGAGATGAGTACTGGGATAATGAAGATTACGGTCAGACACCACGTAAAGAAGTACGTTACGCAGTAGAGGCTGATTTCTATGTGTATGCTACTTCTGATGAAGAAGCTTTTCAACAGGCAGATGCAGTAAAAGAAGTTTTGGAAGATAAAGAATTACCTGAAGTTTTAAAAATAAGTGATTTTGAAATTAAGAATATTTACAAGATTCCTACTGGAACAATAAATTTTGATAATAAGCCTTTACAAAGGCAGTCTAAATTAAGTGGTTTAAAGTTTCTTCTTTCACATGCTTTAGACCCAAAGATTGAAACAAAATTTGACAATAGCCTGAAAGCTGTAAAGTATCACTTATTTCAGTATTCTGGAAACGATGATGTGAAGGAATTACAGACGGTAGCAGATTACTTAAATGATTTATTAATGGTTACAAAAGAACAGATTGCCAATCATCACACAGATGAAAGACCTGAATTCAAAGGTAGTCATTCAAGTGAACAGGCTACGTTTAACGCAATGCAGGGAGGAACTGATTAATTGGACTTAAAAAAAGACGTATATCCAGTATCAAACAGTTGGTTTGGGAAAGTAACAATATCTGATATCGGTAATTATGATTTATCATTATTCACAAAGTATGCTGAGCCTACAATTGATGTTGGTGGCTCGTTTGTAGATGGTACTACATCTTACTCACTTACTTCCATAACAAAAAGAGTTTACAACGATTCTCCTTTTGCTCAAGAGTTTAATCCGACTACGTTAGGAGTCTCTCTTAATGAAGCTGGAAAGAGAGCAACAGCATTTGTTAATGTAATAGCTACCAGAATTGAGACAGCTATGGATGCAGTTAGAGCAGTTGACGGGACATCTTCAGAAGCAACAAGTTGGAAAGTAGTATAGATGGGTAAGCTAAAAGAATTAGAAAACAGTTTAAAAGTATTATCTACTGATAGAAGTTGGTATGATGATAGTACTCCAGCAGACAGTGGTGATAAGATTGCTCAACAAGTTGGTACTTCAGTGCTAAATTTTTTAAATATAAAAGTGGGCAGTAACGGCAGAGTTAACACTTCATATGGAGCTAAAAGCATAGTTGGAGTTGGTCAGGCTATTATAGACACGGTTAATAACTATAGTAACTCAGGTGTATAATGACCTTCCAGAAAATAATAGAATATTTATTAAGATTTCTTAATATACCAGCACACGCATTTGGCACCCTTACTATTAAATTTCAAAGAGGTGAAGTAAAGCATATAACATTTGAGGAGTCATTTGATTTGGAAAGTTTAAAAGTTTCTGAATTAAAAATAGAGAAAGCGTAACAATGGCATTTGTAAAGTTTGGAACAAAAAATACTAATGATTCTGATTCAAGCAAACTTCTTACTGAAGTAATACTTGAAGACGGTAAAATAACAAAAGAGTCTAAATTAAAGAAAGTAGTTGAGTCTACTGATGTTGAAGAGTTTAAAAAAGAAAACAAAAATTAACGGAAAAACAAATGGCAAATCTTATCTTAGTAAATTCCTCATCATCAATTGTTAGAAACCTTGACAGTGATAGAGGTGATAGAGAAAACACATATGCACAGTGGACTATTGCAGGTGGTGGAACATTAGCTATTGACGAAGCGGAAATAAGAGTTCCTTTCGACAAAAGTATTCCACAAGCACTTAAAGACGGTCAGGTTACTACAACCGAATCAGCTTTAGATGCATTAACAAGGCTTGATGTAAAGAACTTTGTAGCAGAAGGTCTTGGCTTAAAGTATTACAACACAAACAGTGTGCTTTTAAAAGCTAACAGAGCTGTATATGCAACTCCAGAGACTGGATTTATTGCATATCCTTCAGCAGACGGTGGAACAGTAACAGGTATTGTTAGACAGGATGCAACTGGTTCAACAACTTATGTAAGAGTTCAGACATCAGGTTCAGTAACTGTAGAATTAGGCGGAACTGTTGCTCAGGGTGATTACTTAATGTCAGATACAACTGGTAGAGCTATTGTAGCTACAAGTGGTAAAAAAGCATTCGGTGTTGCTCCTTCAGCAGGTGCAGTTAACGATACAAAAACAGTTACTCTTAGCTTCACAACAAGACCGTAACTGAATTAAAAGATAAACAAAATTAAAGGGGCATTTTTTAGTGCCCCTTACTTTTCTAAACAATACTGCTTACAACATTGATAACAAAGACTGCAAGTAACTACAAAGTAAAAAATTTTGATGAGCTTATACTTGCTTTACAGAAATTAAAAGAGAACTCAGGCAGATTAACCTTACCTGAAGGTAAATCTCAATTGATAGATTCAGGTACTGCAAGTCTAATGTTACAGCTTAATGACAAACTCACAGACCCAAACATAAGACCTAAGTTTGAAGCAGATATTATGACTTGGGCTGGATTTTTACGATTAGCAAATTTTGCATGGGGTAAATCCTCATTTAATAAAGATATGACAATACAATCAATAAAAAAAGTTTTACAAAGGTTACTTAAAACTTCTACTGATGAGCTTGGTGGAATCCATGATATTGATTTTGCCCAGTGGGAAGGTGATGGAGTAGATGAAGAGACCGATGCCATCAACATGCAGAAAATGATTAGTTCAGGGCAGGCTTGGACTATGCAAGGTAGCTATGGCAGAAGTGCTATGCAGTATTTAGAGGCTGGCATGTGTATGTTAGGCAAAGAAGGTCATAATGACTATTATGGAAATTACGTTCCATCCAGAACTGAAGTAAAAGCTGGAACTAAAGGTTCCGAAGCTTTATGCAAGAAAAATTATCCTGACCTTTATAAAAAGTATATAAAACTAGGCTTATAAAATGTATTTAAAAGATATAAAAAATACTTTAATCAAATTGAATACAGAATTTGGAACTCAGTTTTTGAAAATAACAACAAGGGATTTAGATAATATCGAAGATTTGATACGAAGCTTAAAAACTATGTCTAACTTTGGGGCAAGCGGGCTGGTTAGCTCTCTTGAGTCAATTGTTAAAAACGTAAGAGGTTATAATACATAAATGGCTTTCATAAAAAGAGCACAATCAAAATTCAAAGTAGAGCAGGTTTATAGCTATTCTGATTTACAGGAAGGTCTTGTAAAAGTAGCTGGTAAGAATGTAACTGCTAAAGTAATAAACAAGATATCAAGCATTCCAGCAATTCAAGCTGAGCCTGATAATTATTTGTATATACGTAATAGAAGTGTCTCAGGTTTAGATACTTGGGGCTTTAATTCTAATTTTGATGCATTCCCTTCCGAAGAGTTACAATCAGCATACAAAACATTTGTACGTGTAGGTATTTCTGTAGACCATATTAACAATGGAGAAGAAGATTTAATAGGTCTTGTTCTTGACAGTGAGTATGTTCCTAAACAGTTATACTGTATAAACGACAATACATTATTTCCTTTCTCAGAAGAGAAGAGAGCTTCTTTAATAAAAGAAGGTAAGAAATTAAAAGTTGTTGGAGACTATGTAGAGAATTTACTTTGCATAGATAAAAAACTTGCTAACGAAAAACGTGCAGGACTTGTACAGGCTATCCTTAACGGAGAAGTTACAGATACAAGTATGGGTACAAGTGTACAGGAATCTGAATGTTCAATCTGTGGTAATGTAGCCAGAGGCGAACACGAGTACTGCGAGCATATAAAGTGTAAACGTTGTGGTAACAGAGCTCCTAAGAATGGAGAAAAAGAGTGTCTTCATAGCAACGATAAAGGTAGAATGATTTCTTATAACGGTCATAACCCTAAGTACTGCTATGAAATAAACAGAGGACTTGATTTCTTTGAGGATTCTATTATCCTTTCTGAAACCTTTGCTAAAAAATCTGGTGCTACAGCTCAGGCTGGTGGAGAAGGTGCTGATACTGGTGCTAAGATTCTAGAAGTAGTTGCAAACAAGAAACCTTCTATACTTGATGAAGTAAAGAAGAGAGCTAATGTTGGTACTCTTTCAGATGACACTATTGTTATCGGAGAAGAGCCTAAAGAGCTTGAGCAAAAAAGAGAAGAGTATGAAGAAAGCCGTGAAGATTATTTTGAAGATGGTAAAACTTCAATGAAGATTGAAGATAAAGATATTACTGCTTCAACATTAAAATCTATTGCCAAAAATAAAAAAGATTATTCAGAATTTGAAAATGAAGTTTCAAAAGTAGTAGGTAGCATCTCAACACCTTCCAGAATTAAGCTAAGAAGTTTTTACAAGACTTTTCAGGAAAGACACAGAGATGAAGTGCTTGCTGTTGCTAAACATATAGTTGATACTCAGGACGGAATAAATCAGGAAAGCTTAAAAGAAAGACTTGCAAGCCACGGATTTAATCAGAAAGAGATTGATGAAGCTTTAGCTTATCAGGTTAAAGTAAAAGGTAACTATGATGTCTCATCTAAGCTTAAAAACTTCCTTGTGGAAGGTATGAAGCTTTACAATGAGATTGACAAGACTGCTGACCTTCAGGGAGCAAATTATGCTAATACAATGAACACTGGATTAGCTGAGCTTGTTGACAGATACAATGATTCTAAGATGGATGACTCTGGTGACTTAAACGAAACCAAGGGAGCTGATGGAAAAAACTATATAGGTTCAGAACCTATTGGTGAAACCAGAAGCATGAAGAAAACAGCCGACCTTAAAAATGAAATTTTACAATTTGTAAATGGTCAGACTGAAACTCCTAAAGAAAATATCTTTGGAAGATTTGGATATCAGCCAGAAGTAAATCAGGCTATTGATGATTTAGTATCAGAAAATAAAGTTACTGTAGATGAGTTTGAATCAGTTCATCCAGTTACAGATGATATTAATAATGCAGGAGCAACCGCAGAAGCTCAGGAAAATGTATCAGTAGTAGAACCTTCTGAAACAGATTCTTTTGCTAACGTTGAAGCTTTTGAAAAGTATTTAGTAAACCCTCAAAGTGATTGGGTAATATTATCAGCAACAGACCAAAGTAAAACAACTGATGCAAACGGTAATTCAATACCTGCATACTTAAATCCAGAGAACATAGAAGCAAATCAAAAACTTCTAACAGATATTAAAGCTCTTGGATTTGATGCAGTTGAAGCTCAAGGAGTTTATTTAAACAGTCCTGAAGGAAAAAGCTATCTTGTAGATGGTGCTTCCCTAAAGGATGGAGTATTCCTTGGACTAAAGTATAATCAGGAATCAATTTTAATTCCACAAGGTATTTACACATTGCCTAAAGCTGGAAGTGAAAATATAAAATCTCCTAATGATGTTTCTGAAGCTTTAATACATCAAGGTGAGCTTGCTCCAGCAACTACATCTGGAAATCAACCTAAAGTTTACTGGGGAGACTTAGCAAAAGAACAAGATGGTTACACAATGCTAAGCATTGGTGGTGAGGATGTTGCATTCTCATTTGATATTGACTGGAACGGTATAAAACCTTTCGGACAATATTTAAGTAAGACTTCTGGACTTGTGGAAGATGAAGCTAAAGATGCTCAAGAAGTAAAAGATGATGCAGAGATAATAAAATACACTGATGAGGACTTAACAAAAGAAAGTAAAAATACAATGATTGAAAGATTAGAGCTAACAGCCAGAAGACTGAATAAAGCATTTGAAAAATTTGCTGGTATTGACATGAACAAACACATCTGGGAAGGTTGGACAGTAGGTAACTTTATAGAGGAGCTTGAGCCTTCATTTGACATGATTATGCGTGGTCAGTCTCATCAAGAACCTTTTAAGACAGTAGCTGAAGTTAAGAAATGGTGTATGGAAAATCAACCTTACTATAAGAAGTATATACCAGATGTAGTATCTTACTTTTGGAATAAGGTTCAACAGAACTCTAACAACAGGTTTGCTAAAAAAGATTCTGACAAAGTAAAACAAGACAAAATGGATATCGGTGGAGTAGGTAGCCCTGACTCTGACGGTCATTATAATACAGAAGAGATGGATTTAAGCCAAGGTTCTGGTGACCCAGCTAACTATAAAGACTTGAAGAAAAATCAGGATTCTGAATTCACAACTGATGAAGATGGTATGGTTCAGAAAGTTAAAGCTTTACAACAAAAGTTGGCAAGTGGTGCAGTGAACAATAATTTAATGCCTTCTTCAAAAGGTAAATGTAGTTGTGGCAGGTCTATGAGTATTGGCGAAGCCACATCTGGCGTAAGTCCTTTTGGGTATGTTTGTCCTGATTGCAAACATAGAAAGCACAGCCCAACTTCAAGAGAAGATTACTACAAGCAGTTTGGAATTACAGATAATAATAATAATAATAAACTTGGAGATATTAAATCTCATCTATCTGAACTGACTGATGACAGAGTAGAAGACGCTGAAAAAGATAAAGAAGACTACGGCTTTGAAATGAATGATGAAATTCTTGATGACAAAGAAATCAAAGGTAACATGGAAGACACTTTGAAAGATAAGAAATCAAACAGAATGTTTGAAGACTATGATAAAGAAAAACCTGAAAAAGAAGAAGATGAAGTCGAAGAAACAGTAAAAGAGGCTAAGAACGCATTTGAAAAAATGAACAATGCTATGACTCTTGATGCTACTCCTTTAAATCTTGATTCAGAAAACTCTTCAAGTCTCGGAACAGAAACAGATAACCTAGGTAATGAAGACCAGTCAGGTATTGGTAAAATCATGTCCTTCTTAAAAGACACTATGTCTGCTATGGATGATTTTGATACTCCAGAGCCTATGGATTATTCTATCAAGACTGATGAAGATGGTGTAAAGGATTTTGAAAATAAGACTGCTAGTATAAAGGTTGACCCAACTAAATTCAAATCAGGTTTCCAAGAAGGTGACCGTATAGATTTAGATGACCAGCATTCAAGTAGGTATGTTGTAGTACGTGATGGTTTTAATAGAACTTTTATTGTTGCTGATAATGGTGAAAGAAGAATGCAGATAGTAGATAGAGGTAATGTAAGGTTTGACCCACCTCTTAACAAGCCTGCTCTTAAAGGAAATTTATCTCTGTCAGATATCTTATCTAAGAAAACTGCTGGAACAATCCCTTACAACATAAACCCTAACGACCCAGTAGAAGTTAAAAATGAAACTGGTGGAACAGAGACAACAGGTACTGTTACAGATGTAAAAGAGGAAGTTAATCCAGACGGTTCAACATCTCCTACAGTTGAGATGAGTGACGGCAAAACATATCCTGCTGATGAACATATGATTCAGAAGACTATGAATAAGTCAGCTAAGCTTTTAGAGCTTGAGACCATGGATTTCGGAGATTCTGAAAAGCTTTCAAAACTAGCTAAATTAGAAGTAGAAGCACTTGAAGTTCCAGAACTTATAATTACTTCTGCTGTACAGGATTCTACAGAAGCAGATGCTATGATATCTGACAACGAAGCTGGGGAAGTATTCGATTCTGAGCCAGTTGTTAAAAGGTCAGCTATAAAGCCTAAAGTAAATAATGGATTTACTATAAACACTCACGGTTCATTAAAGCCTAGAAATGCAGAATTGAACATTGATAATATGTGGGATGAGTAACAAAATTAACAAATTTTTTTGTATTTATTATATAGAAAGATACCCTTAACGAGTTTAATAACGATTTAACAATTTAAAAGATAAACAATGTCAAAAGAAACTAACAAAACTGCAATAAGAAAAGTAGCTGTAAAGACAGTTATTGCGAACTGCAGGGAAGACCTTAAAGAAGTAAAGACAGTAAAATCTCTGTTATCTACTTTGTTCAAGAAAGCAGAAACTGAGTGGATTCCTAAAATTGCTAAAACAGAAAAAGAAGCTAAAGACCTTTTAAAGAAAGCTTTAGATATTTCTGTTAACGATGAGAACGGTTCCATGGACGTAGCTGTATCTTCAGATGAAGGTGAAGCTGTAACAGTTACTGACAATACCATGAACGGTGGTGCTGGTGATGACGGTTTTGCTCCTGAAGGTGGAGATGACTTCGGTGCAGAAGGTGATGCTGGTGCTCCTATGAGTGAGGATGAAATGCAAAAAACATTCAAACTTATTCAGGATAACATGGCGAAGCTTTCAAAAAGTATTGAGAAAAAGAAAACAAAATAATTAATGGAGATAAACTAAAATGGGATTAGGTAGACAAAAATTTACAGTTTTAAAAGTAGGTGAATTCGCTCAGGAATCTGGTGCAGTTTACTATGGTGGTAGCCCTATGGCTGTTACTCAAAGTGGTACTTTAAGGAATGCTAAATATGCTCAGCTCGCTTCTGCAAAATCAGATGCTACAGCTACAACATATGTAGGTATTGCTTATAACACTTCAACAGTAGATGCGAATACTTACGGTGGAAAGTCAACATTCTTAGCAGGTGCATGTGTTGTTACTATGTCAAAGATGTTAGCTAACACAAATAACAGTGTATTAAACGTTCAGGGTACTGCTGGACAGTCAGGTGATGACTATCCTTACGATACCACATTAACATGGAACGAAGCAGACTTAGTATTTGTAGGTCACACTGGTAAATGGGTTAATGTTAACCCTGCTTCAGGTAAACCTTGCTACGGTACGGTTCTTGAAGTTGGAACAGATAGTCTTACAGTTCTGTTCTACGGTGGTTCAAACGCTGTATATTAATAGGTTTTTGAAAGAACTGCTATCTCTCCTTACCTGAGATAGCATTCTTTCTCTCTTACAAAATGTTAAGTAGAGTAGGTTAAGTAGAAATGAAAAACAATTAGACACAAATAAATAATGTCAGAAATAAAAAAACTTAGCAGAGAAGAGCAATATAACAAAGACCTTCGTAAAGAAGCTTTGTTAAAACAGGCTATGAAGTCACCTGCTGGTCTTAAAAAGATTACCAGTGCTCTTAGCAATCCAGTAAGAAAGAAACTTGACTACGTAGGTATCTCAAGAAAATTCGTTGTTACTGAGCTGTGGGCTGAAGGTATGCCTTTAATATTCGACAGAGATGTTGAAGAATTTACAGCAGTTGTTATCGGTAAAAACGGTAGTGCAAGGTATCTTGAAGTAGAGGTTGAAAGAGTTGAATTAACACCTTTCGAGGTTGTTGTTAACCCTAGAGTACCTTACAGAGAACTTTACAGCAGGTTATATCAGGTTGTAAAAAGAGTAAAAGAGAGAATTGAACAAGCTATGGCTTTAAGAGAAGACTTAATATTCTTCTCAGCTTTAGAGGATGCTTCAACAGCTTATCATCCTACAACAAGTGTGGCAACATACTTAACAAAGGATGCTCTTGCTAGAAGCTTCACACCTTTAGAGAAGAACAGGTTAGTACCTCAGAATATTCTGATGACAGCTTATGGTATCCAAGGTATCAGACGTTGGCAGTATCAGGATATTGATGACACAGCTCGTATGGAAATCAGAAAATCTGGATACTTAGGTAGTATCTGGGGTGCACAGATGTACATTTCCGACCAGATTAACATGGGTACATACTATGTTATGGCATCTCCTGAGTTCCTCGCTTGGCAACCTTTTAGGAAAGAAGCAGAAGTAATTCCTGCTGATAGTCCTGAGAACTTAACACTTGGATTCTTAGCATACGAATACTATGCTCTGTTGATTCACAACGTGTTAGCATGTTTGAAGGGTACCTTCAGCGTAACTGCCTAATTTTTAGGTATGTAGTTAAAAAGTCTAAGGCAGAAGAGATAACCAAAAACTTCTGCCTTGCTTTTATAAAAATTTTTTAGTATATTACAGTATGAAAAAAGTTTGTACTAAGTGTGACGTTGAAAAATTACTAGAAGATTTTCCTAAAAATAGTACTAGAAAAGATGGGCATGCAAGTTGGTGTAAAGTTTGTAATTCAAACTGGAAGAAAGATAATAAAGAACATATTTCTGACTATAACAAAGCATACATAGAAAATAATAAAGAATATGTTGCAGAGTTAAAGAAGAAAAATTACGATGAAAATCGTGATAGTATTTTATTAAAGCATAAGAAAAAAAGAGAAGAAAACTTAGAAGAGTATAGAGCACGAGATAAAAAACGTGACGATGCACGCAAAGATGCAAGAGTAGTCTACTCTAAGAAGTGGGCACAACGTCCTGAAACAAAAGTAGTAAGAGTTAATGCTCAAAATAAGCGAAGAGCGAAATACAAAGAGACAGATATAACCACAGAGTGGCTTACAGAATTAAGGGTGTTAACAGTACATTGTCCGACATGTAACTGTGAAATGATTGAAGACGGACTTGCCCAGAATGGGAAAACATTAGACCATATAATTACACTAAATACGTTTGGAACTCACACCATGGACAACGTGAGATATATTTGCAGAAAGTGCAACAATTCCAGACCTAAAGATAATAGTGATGTTGAAGAAAGTTTTATTACAGAGTTTAAATTTAGACATAATGTTGAAGAGGAACAAAAAATAACCTTAAAAAAGGAATAATACAATGGCAACAACAAAAGCAAAAACCCCTACCTCAGATAATTTAAAAGCTAGGCTTTTAGAATTTCATAATAAGAAAATAGCTGATTCAGAACATGTTCTGATGGAGGATGATAAAGTACCATGTTTTGATTACATGATTAATGTATCAGGTGGGGATATCATGATTCCAGACTTACAAGCTATAGACAAGAATCCTGATTCAGGAAAGATTTTTAAAGTAGAAGCTGGCAGAAGAATAAATTTAAATACTGTATTCTCTGTCGGAGCTATTAACAGGAACAGGTTACAATTATTAAATGTATTGAATGAAATGCGTTCCAGCATTGATTCAGATTACCCAGCTTTTCTTTTAGTATCAAAAGAAGATATTCAGATTCAATTTCCTTTTGAACTTGTAAAAAAATCTTTAGTTGATAAATTAAAAGATAAAGGACAGACCTCATTTGAACTTGGAAGAAATGAGTATGATGATAAATTAGCTGAAGAGCTTGCAAAAGAAGAGAAAGCTAATGCTAAAGCCTCTGTTAAAAGCGGTGTAGGTAATTTAAATACTAAAACTAAACAAGAAGCAGAGAATTCAATCTAATGGATTTTATAACATTTAGAAAAAACGTTCCTGAAACTCTTTTAGTTACGGATGCACGAGATGTTTTTAAAATAACAAATGATTACTTTAAACTTAGAGAGTCGAACTACCCGTTTGACTCTCTTCAATTTTCTGGGTATCTTAAAACAGAAAAGATAAGTGTAGTATTTATAGGTGAAGACTTTCCTAATGGAGAGCTGTTTAAAAAATATCTTAAGCCTGATGCTAAGATGCAGGCTCAAAAAGAAGAGCAGATAAAAGTTTTTGAAGAAAAAGTAAAGCAGGACAAAGAGCTTCAGAAGATAGAAGATAAGAAAAAAGCTCAGGCTGAAAAGAAGGAAGAACAAGCTCGTGCAAAAAAAGAGCTTGACAGAAAGAATAACATAGTTGTTATTAAAGACAGCGAAATTGAAGAGAATGTAAGTAAGCATTTAATGGCATAAGTAAAGAAATGATAACAGCAGAGAACATAACAATTATAGAAAACGGTCAAGTGCGTCCTTATATTAAATATATATCTATAAAAATAGATTGTAATCTGGATAAAGTTTATTTTTTTGGTGAACGCTTTATTAAAGATGATACTAAAGTAGATATGGTTGTAGTATCAAGAAAGCAGTATGCTAATGGGGCTGTACTAGAACCAGTTTTATACTCTTTCAAGGGTGTAGTTAACTCTATGTCTACTGTAGATAATAAATTAACAATAGATATAACTACTGAATGGGATGAGTATGAAGATGAGGAATTCCCAAAGAAAACAATAAACAATGGCTAATCTTGTAAAAGTAGGTAACGTAAAAACTTCATTTATATTTTTAGGTGAACACTGTGAAATACAGGTTTGCTTTTTAGATAAAACAGCTCAAGCTCCTGTTACTGTTACTAAACCCTCATTCCAGATTCTAGATTCTAATGGTAACGAAGTTGCTGTAAGAATCCTTAAACATCTTTCTCCTATGGAGAACAGAGAAGGCTACTACAAAGTTACTTTCCTTGCTACCAATGCTTTAACTGACGGTAAGTACGATTTAGTATTTTCAGGCTATTACCCAGATGACAGCAAACCTAAAAATAAAATTGAGATTAAAAGTAGCATAGAGATTGTCCCAGTAGATAATCTTCAAATCACTATGGAGCTTCTTAAAAGAAGAGTGCATGACCATTTAACAGAGTTCTATCAGATAGATGACCCAGAAACTTATAAGTTTGATGATGGTGATTTGTATAGTGCTTTAAAGATGGCTACTGACAGGTGGAATGAACAGCCTCCAGTAACAGAAGAAGGATTTAATAATTTAGCTTCTACTATTGATAACTTTCCTTTTCCAGCACTGCAGATAGATTTAGCTGAATGCTATTTATTAACTCCAGAGCTTTTACTTGAAATTTGGAATACGATATCTTATTCAGATGATATCTCTTTTAATATAAATCGTGCTCCGATGTTACAATCTTACATTCAATGGAAGATGCAGGATATAACACAGAGACTGGCAAAGATTAAACCAGACTGGACATGGAGACATACAAGAGTTAAAGGTATTAAGTCAACTAAGATTCCTACAAGGGCATTAAGGCAATTAAGCTTTATCCCTCAACTCTCATTTATAAGCACAGGTGGTTACTAATGTTTAAAACAGCTAAAGAAGAAGGCAGTGAAAAATTTAGAGTAGACCCTTTTAAAAAAGTAGTCTATGAACAGGAACCAGAAGAAGATGAGACTGAAAAAGTTTCTGAAGATGATTTTTCTAACAAAAGTTTATCCGATAAGCTTGATGTAATATTTGACATGTTGAAAGACATGAATAGAAAAATAGATGAGAATCAAAGACAGAACGCTGGAGCTTTGGAAGATTTAAGTTTAATTGCTGGGAGGGAACATGAAGGAAGTTAAAGATTTTCTTAATGCGATGCTCTCTACCAGAGGGGAACCAAAAAAGATTTTATCCGTACTAAAAGGAGATTACACTCCAGAAGTACAGGAAACCTTTATTCAAAAAAGAGCCAGACTGCAAAAACTAGGCTGGGAAAAAGTTGCCAGACTTGCAAAGACTAATAGTAATATAGATACTACTTCCAAGGATGGAGATAAAGTTTTAATTAAGTTGGATAGTTTACTAGATTGGAAACAAAAAGAGACCTTCATGAAACATTATATGAACGGTAACTTTGAAATAGATGGAGTTTACTTTAGTGAGCTTGACCCCATGGAGCAGAGCAAGATTAGAATAAAGTTTAATGATTTAAGATATTCCTAGCTACAACTTGATTTTTTAATATTTTTTTAAAGTTATAACTTACACCCTTTTGTACGAACCAATAGTCTATACAGGAAACGAAGGTCTAGAATTCATAGTCAATAATGGAGCTATGTGGTTAGACACATCTACTCTAATACAAGTAGAGGAAGCTTTTATTCTAGGCTTACAGAACTGGATTACCTATTTACAGGAGAACGGGCACTACGATGCTACTACAAAGACCTATATAGCCTCTGTATATGCTCAGGAGAAAGCTCAGGCTCATCAGATAGCTGTAGAGGTTACTACCTCAGAAACAGAAGCAGAGGGGCTAGGACAGAACGAGAGACAACTATTCTGGAAAGATGGGGATGAGACTAGAGAATTTTTAGTTAAAGGTGGAGCTTTCACTTTTAATGTTGTTTTGCATTGCAATAGTGTTACAAGAGCTTCGGCATCTTACTTGGCTGATGTTGTAAAATTAGGACTGGAAACTGAAGTTGATAATTACTTGTCAAGCATTGGAGTTAACATTCCAGCATCAAGTGTATCTATCAGTGCTCCGAAAGTAGAAGACATTACAGCTAACATGAAGAACTGGTCAATAGACGTTAGTATAAATAAAGTTTTAGTTTATTGGAACCGTGTTCTGGAAAAAAGCGGAGAAGTTTTAAGAAATTATAATTATTATTTAACTAGATTGAATGGCTCTTAACCTTAATACTATAAAACAATTTTTCCTTCAGGAGTCTAAACGTGGAGTCGTTGATGACAAGATTCTGAACGAACTTCAGGTTGATTTGATAAGAGTGTATGAAGATATGTACTCCACTCAAGTAATGTATGATGATATGCAGGAAAATCCTGAAAAGTATTTTGCAGGTGAAGCATTTTTAAATTCTCCTGACTTTTTAGATGACCCTTTTATTGAGAATGAAACAGCTTTTGAAGAGATTCAGAGAAGATTGCCAAAAGCTCAAGTAATTTCTATGAGTGCTACTTATACTCCAGAGATGTTAAAAGAAGTGTTGAGTAAATTGAAAAGGGCAAAAACAGATAAGCAAAAAATTATTGCAATAAATGAAGCTTTAAACCAAGCTCATGACTCTGGAAATATTCTGGGACAAGATTATGATAATCTTAGAAATTCCCTTGGTAAAAAACTTAGTAGTATAAAATCAATTTTAATTAAATTAATAAATGGGTAAATCAGTAAACTTATATATAGATTTAAAAGACAGTATATTTCAAACTCCCAGAAATAATGCTGTAGTACAATTATTTAATTACCCTGCTACGTTAACTGACGGTACTATTATAGGTACTCAGGCAGTATCTTCAGATGGTACAACTGTAAAAGGTTATCAATCTGCAAACAGAGGCAGATATCATTTTAGAAATATACCTAGCGGTAAATATTATACTGTAGTTGTCTCTGGCGGAGGTATTACTACTTTTGTTCCAGAAGGTTTTGAAAAATGGTCTGTAACACAAGCTCCAGATTTTACAGGAACAGATGTTCCATGGAAAGATGGGGAAGTTGATTCTGTTGCTACAAAGATTGAAAGCTTAAGTGTAGGGTCTTCTTCTGGTGTAAATCTTGGAGATGGCACAGGAGTATTTTTTCAAAAAGTAGGTTCAGTATTTCAATTCAAGACTTTGAAGTCTGGAGCTAACATGTCTATAAGTACTGATTCTTCTACTATAACATTTACTAGTGCTCAAGATGGAACTACTAATACACGTCTTAGTGTATTAGAAGCTTCAGATATAATTCAGGATGTAGAGATAGCTGACCTTATAACTTCAGACGGAACACAGAACACAAGATTAACTTCAAGAGAAGTTGTAGATGGTACTCAGAATACAAGATTAACAGTTGTAGAAGGTTCTGTAGCTACTAACTCAAGTAACATAACTACGTTACAAACTTCAGATGGTACACAAAATACTAGGCTTACTGCTATTGAATCAAAAGATGGAACGCAGGATACTACTTTAACTGCTTTGATTTCTTCTGCAAGTACTAATAGTTCTAACATAACTACCTTACAAACATCTGACGGTACTCAAAATACCAGACTTACGACTATTGAAGGAGCTTATGCTTCAACAGGTGTGAATGTAGGAACAGGTGAAGGACTATTTATTGATAAATCTGGAACAACTTTAAGATTCAAACCTTTAAAACAAGGTTCCAATATTACTTTGACTTCTGATTCAACTTCTGTTACTATAGCAAGTTCTGCATCAGGAGAAGTTAACACAGCTTCTAACTTAGGTGCAGGAACAGGAGTATTTGCTCAGAAGTCTGGTGTTGATTTACAATTCAAAAGCTTAAGGGTATCCAGTGATAGTACTGTAAGCACTGACACAACCACAGTTACAATTAGCAGAGTCACACCAACTAATATTAAATATGTTTCTCCAGCCTTCTCAGGTCTTGGAGCTCCATACTACACTACTCCAGCTTTAGCTGTGGCGAGTGCAGTTAGTGGTGACCTCATAATTGTATTTCCAGCTACCTATGATGGTGCTGGTTCACCATGTATTACACTTAAGGATGGGGTTAACTGGTATCTTCACAAAGGGGTAACTCTGACAAATACAAGTGGTACAACAATTCATACTATTACTGACGGAGGAGCCAGTATTACCTGCACAATTTCTGGTGAGGGTGATATTTCAAGAATAACAGCAGGTACAGGAAGTGCAGTTTACCTTTCAGGAGCCTCAACAAATTTTACACTGTATTGTAATACTATAACTAATTCCCAAGGTGTTACTTTGTATCTTGGAAACTATCCTTCAGGAATATCTTTTATAAAGGCAAAGTCAATTTCTTGTACTGGTGCTTTTACAACAATAAGTAATTCCAGTTCAGGTACTATTGAGGCAGATACAATTACAGGAACTTCAGGAAGTGTAGTTACACATTCAGCAGGTACAGTGTATCTTAAAGTAAAAGAGGTAAGTACAGCAACTTCAGGTGTAAGAGGAGTTTATATGGATAATACAGGAACCTTACATATCATGTGTAACAGGATAAAAACTACTTCAGGAAATCCTATAAGAAAAGATGGAGGTACAATGTATTTATATGGAGGTTTGGTTTTGGTAGCAAGTCCCAGTGTGGATACCATAACCGCAGGAACAGCACAAAATGTATCCTATTATGGTACAATTGTTGGTAGTTATACTGTAAATGCAAACATAACCAATATTATTACAGGAACTTCTTTAATAAATGATACTGATGTAGCATAATGTCAAACTTATCTATAATATATTTAGGCAATCAACCTACTCTTAAATGGTCTCCTTTTCCAGATTCTATAAAATATAGAATCTACAGAGGCACTACAAAAGATAATCTGGAAAAGTTAGCCGATACAGATTTACTTCAGTATCAAGACAATTCTCCAGAAGCAAATCTTATGAAAAAATTTGATAGAGTAAAGTACTTTTATCAAATTGCTTCAGTAAGAGAAGACGGTACAGAGGAAAAATTTTCTGATATAATAAATTGTTATCAGGAAATAAAATATCCTTATGCTGGAATTCTTAAAACAATTGTAAGAAGAAATAATTTAATGCTTGACAGAATGACTGGGGAGGATTGTACCTTCTATATAAAGAAAGGTGCAGGTCAAAGATGTCCTGATTGTTTTAATGAAATAACCAGAGACGTTGACAGTGAAAGTCCTTTCTGCAGTACTTGCTATAACACTACTTTTGTAGGTGGTTATGTTCAGGTACAGGGTAAAGTAAGAATTAAGAATGCTACAGAGCAGGAAGTAAGAACACTCTATGGTATGGTAATTGAATCTAATGGTAGAGTTGGCTGGACAGCAAATTACCCTCTAGTAGATAATGGAGACTTGATTAAAACTATTTCTGGGGAGATATATGTAATAGATAACTTACTAAGAAGAAGCCAGAAGGATTTTGTTACTTTACAGACTTTTACCGTTAAAACATTGAAAACTACTGATAACCTATACTCTGTTGTAGTATGACTTTAAAACAAATTAAAGCTATACTTAAAAAATTAGTTTCTACACTAAATCCTGAAGATTACATTGATACAGTATCTAGTATTATGGATACAGATTTAGAAGATGCTGAAATTACAGCTTACGAACTTGTTAAAGAGTATAATTCTCTTCCTGACCCGTTTTTAGTTTATAGAGGTATAAGTTTAGGGCATCCTTCTGAGTTTAGTTATGAGTATGGTAAAGCTGTAGAAGATGGTCAAGGTCACTCATGGACTACAGAAAAATCAGTAGCAGAAAGATTTGGTAATTTTATACTATGTGGGCTTGTAAAAAAAGTAGCTGTAGATTGGGATATGACTGTCCATAATAGAGTTTACTTTCTACTCGAAGATGAGTATGAGATTGTAGTACATGACCAGAAGAAAGTAAAATTGTTAAAAATAGAAGATTCTAATGGAAATGATGTGACCAAATTGTTTAAATTACAATAAAGACTGCTAGATAATTAACTTAAAAATTTGTATTTATTATATAGATGACAACCGAACAGGAAAAAAAGGTGCTATCAGAGCTTAAAACTAACTATATTTATGATTTAAGCAAGGCTGTGCCTAATTTATTGCGAAAAAGTTCTATAGATATTAAGTTAAAGCTCTCTGAAATACTCCAAACCAGTGATTCCCAAGAGCTGGCAGAAGCAAAAACTTTTGTAGAGCAGTCTGCAAACATAATGGGTTCCGATGTTGTCAACACATTGATTGAAGCAATAGAAAAATATTAAAATGAGGAACTAACCCTTGGCATCAATAGAAATAAAAACACAAAGAGTAGAGAACCAAGGTTCTCAGCCTAATTTTACAAGACCTCAATTAGTAGGTGTTGTTGGTCTGTCTTTAGGAAGTAACACTCCTGTAGCAGATGTTCCAACAAATTTAACTGTATCAGATGGTACATCAGATACCTTAACAGGGTATGTAGTAAGAAGTATTGATAAAGTAGCTCTTGCTAAAAATGATACTGTTAACGTATTTACAAAAGATGTAGACTATACTTTAGTTGCCCCTAATGTTATAAAGTGGCTTAACAATACTATGAGTGCTCCAGAACTTGAAGGTTCTGTTGTTAGCTCAGGTGGTTCAGGCATTGGTACAACAGCAGTAAACTATAAGATTACAGTTCTTGACCAGAACTCAGAAGAATCACTCCCTTCTAATACTGTTATTTTGACAGGTGATAGCGGAACTGTTTCTCACAAACTAGACTGGGTAAAAGTTCCTTTTGCTAGCGGTTATAAAATTTATGACTCAACAGCAGGAAGATTGATTACTACAATTACTAATGCTAACACTGTAACGTATACCAGAACAGATAACTCAACTTCAGCAGGAACACCTCCTGCAACAGCTAAGGCTAGAAGAGTTCCTAAAACAGGTACAGGTTCAGATAGTACATACTATGCATCTTTCACAAGTGTAACTTACAACTATGATGTTAATAGCTATACAAGTGTTAATCAGGTAGAACAAGCTCATGGTACAGGTAGTGACTTAACTAACGTTGCTATGATTGGTTTTCAGGATATGAAAGTATCAGAAATGTATATTTGTGCAGTAGACGGTACTACAAATAGTGCATTCCAATCTGCAATAGATAAGTTTGCAAACAATGAAGACATACAGTATATCGTTGCTTTAAAAGATTCAACAACAGTACAATTATACACAGTTAACCATGCAAAGACTTATTCAAGTGATGAAAACAAGAAAGAAAGATTTGCAGTTGTAAATATCAGCAACGGTGTTACTAGTGTTGGTACTCCTTCTACTCCAGATACAATCAGATACTGGTTGGCTTACTTTGGTGGAGAAAAGAGAGCTATTGTTCCAGTTGCTAATGGTAATAAAGTATATAGAAATATATGGCAGGAGACAGATGGTAGTGTAACTGATAATAAATTAGTTCCTAACCACTTCTTAAGTGCTGGTGTTGCTTTTAGAGCTACAATGGTTCCTAAAGTTTCTGAGTCAATTGCTTACCAATTCTTAGACGGCTTTAACTACGGTGCAACAGGTGCTCCTTGGAATGATTCAGTAGAGTCTGAAAAGATTACATCTGAAGGTGGTATGTATATTACTTCTGCTAATGGTAGATTAAGAATATACAATGATAACACAAATGACCCTTCAATAACTGAAAACTTCCAGAGGTCAGTACTTACAGCCGAAGATGAGTTAAGACGCAGATTAAGAACTTCAGTAGAGCCTTACATTGGTAACATAATTACTGATGGTTTAGTAGGTGCTATTTGGAGAAAGACTCGTGATGTACTTCAAATCATGGTTCAGGAAAGCTTAATTGAAAGCTTTAATGAAAATGAGATAGTAGTTGAGCAAGATGCTTTAGTAAAAACTCAGGTTAATATTAGTTTTGCATACGGTGCTTTATATCCAATGTTGAGAGTAATATTTAAATATTCATTTAATTTATAATAGGAAAACAAAATGTCAGGTACATTTCAGAAAAATATTGGATTAGTAAAATCTAAAACTCCGTTGCAAGATACTAAAAATCGTGACGGAGAAGTTTTACTTTCTACACAGATTTCTATATTAGACCAAGATGGGTATGCCATCGGTTTTATAACTGGGTTTACTCCTTCACAAACTAGGTCTACAGAAAGAATAAGACACATATCTCATGCTGATGCTGGGCGTGTTATTGAGCAAGCTCCTAAACCTGAAGATGTTAGCATCCAAGTGAATGGCTTTGCTTTATATAACACTGTAGCAGAAAAAGGAAATTTAGCACAGAGATTAGGTGCTTGGAATCCAAGTCGTGCATTTGCATCACTTCAAGAACAGCAGTATGGGTTTACTTTAATAGTAGTAGAAAAGAATCCTAAAACTGGTGAAACAGCAGATGTAAGAGAATATCAAGACTGCTGGCTACAAAGTTATAGCAAACCTATCAGCGTAGGTAATGCTACTATTAGTGATTCTGCATCTATATTTGCAAGTAGGATAGTAAGACCAGACAACTGGAAAGCTCTTTAATAGGGGGCTTCCATGAGTCTAAAACCTTTAATAGCCACACTTAAAGAACTGACTAGCAGTTTTTTAGAAGACAATATGGAAGTATTAAAAGATTTAATACTTTTACACAGAGAAGGCAAGAGCCAGCAAGAACTTAAAAGCTTGCTGGTACAAGAGAACAAGTACAACAGAAAACAAATAAAAACTTTACTTACTTGGGTTGAACGTTTTGGAGACGACCAAGCAGAGCTACAATATTTATTTACAGACAAATCTGTAAGTGATAAAGGTGTCATAAGCAAAGCTTCTATAGACCACTTCTTAATTAATTTTCATAACAATCTTGATGCTCTAAAAGGTAAAAACTTGGCAGAGCAGAGACAGATATTACACACTATAAATAACGGCTTACAAGGTCTAGATAAAACTATCTCACTTATAAATAGTAATCTGAGTAAAGGTGTAATAATACAATGAAAAATTTAATTGTCACACTAAGGAAGGTATGTGAGTCTCAGGATGACCAAGTTGCTGAATTTCCAGAGTACAAAATACTAGAAGAGATACAAGGGTTACAGGATGCTTTTAAAAGCTTGTACCAAACTAAAGATTTAGCCACACAAGAACGAAGAATTAAAGAACTCGCTTCTGTAGCTTCTAACATTAAGAAGACTATGGAATACTTAACCCACATGAACCAAAGTGGTAAAACTATAAAATTTGTTTAAACAATGGACAACAGTTTTGACATTTATCCAGAGCAGGCAGAAGACTTAATAAATTTTGCCCAGTTCACTAAAGTATTAGAGATACCAACAGCTCAAGGTGGCTTGATGGTAAATTTTAGTTTACTATGGGAAGGTGAAGTAGCTCACATACAGAGAAAATCTGCTGAGTATGCTTCTACTCCACAAGATATTATGAGCAGAAGTGCTTATATAAAGTTAGAAACTTTAGTACAAGCTATTGATAACATAGGTGAGATGCAGTTTAAAGCAGACGACCCTAATGAAAATACTTTACTTAAGAATAAACTTAGAACTATATTACAAAAAACTTCTCCAGCTCTAGTGCAGTACATGTACAATTGTTATAGTGAGCTAGCATTATATAGAGATGCATTTGTCGCTGAAAAGACAGCCGACTTTAAAAAAAAATTTCAAGAAGAGCTTCAGGGGAAATCTCTGACGATATAAATAGATTTTACAGGTTAAGCTATCTTATAAGACAGAATCTTAATCTGACCTTCACTAAGAAGAGACATTATCTCTGTTCTGAGTTAGATATTATTTTAAACAATAATTATTTACTTGCTTTTTATGCTTCAATGTTCTCAGAAGATTTTGACCAAGAGTTTAGCATGTATAAGTATCAAGGTCTTTTAATAAACCCAGAAGGGTTCAAAGAGATAGAAAGACATATCAACCCTACAGCTAACTTACACAAGTATAAAGAATCTCAACCATTCGAATCTGGAATAGAAGCCGATAAGGAGCTAAGTAAATTTATAAAACAAGAAGATGATGGTATTGAACTGGGGTAGGGTATGAATTTATGCATTGTTTTTTAATTATTAGCATACTATCTTTGTACTGAATTAAAATTAAGGAGAAAATACATGCTGACAGATATGGTTGTAAAAGCATTTGAAGTTGTAGAACTATGTAAACCCTTTTTTAAAAGAGCAGTTGAGGTATCAGCAGATTGGGACAATACTGCCTATATAGTACAAGAAGTTATCAGTGGTAAAGTATATGTAATGTCTTGGAATCAGTATAAGAGTCATGTCGGCTGTGGGCATTGTAATAAGCTATGTGAGCTAGATGGTAATGGTATAGGTTTTTATAATTCAGAGACACAAGAGCAATTAGTAGAGTTTGCGGATGCTTCACCAATTTATAAAAGTCTTTTAGGTGAGTATATAAAATAATGAGTGATATAAAATCTTTAAAGTGTCAAAATTGTGGAAGTAATTTATCTTCTGATAACTTAGTAAGTACGTTGGCTAACAGCTTACTGTTCGAATGTTCCTCATGTAGAGGATTCAGTGTATTAAAAACTGAATCGGTTACTAAGGAGCCAGTGTTAAAAGAGAAAACTACTAAAGAGCTTGCACAAGAAATGCGACAAGCTTATAAAGATTTCATGTACCCAGATTAAAATAATAATTTTACCCTTATGCTTAACGAAACAGATTTTAACGTAATAGGAAAAGATATTGATACAGAGTTAGAAACTTATTTACATAAGACTTCTGACTCTGTTTCTTTTGACACTAGTCAATATGACCCAGTAGTAGAATATTATGCAGGTCTACTGGATGCTATAATTGCATGTTTAGATGTGGCAGTGAAACGTGAAGAGATGCTGTCAACAGTTCAGAGGGCAATGAAAGAAGATGTTGAAAAAGAAATGCTTGACTTAAGAGAACAACTTGAAAAGTTACCAGATACACCATATAAAAAAAATCAATTATTGAGATTAGACATTAACTTAGCTTCTTTAGATAGATTCTAATTAACCTTTATGGCATCAGACAATTTTAACATACAAGAATTACTAAGTCTACTTATGAAAGCTATAAAAGAGCTTTCAAGTGCTTCTTCTATATTTAAAGAAGTTGGTAAAGATTTATCTACATCAAAGATTGATAAAGCTCAAAGATTGATTGCAGGTGGCAGAGATAAAGTAAATAAGCAAGAGCGATATTTAGAAGCTATAAAAACAGCTATCGAAGATTTACGAGCCGATGGTAGAAAAGAAGACAAAGGGTTACTCAATGAGCTTAAAGAAGAGTTAGCTAAAGGTAACAAAGAGTTAAGAGAGATGACAGGTACACGTAACTTTGGTGAACGTATTGGGGATATGGTGTCTTCTATGCAGAATTTTACTCAGACTGCTGATACTATTGCTGGAGCTATAAATAGATGGATAGAGTTTAACACTCAGATGCAAATAATGCAAATCACTGCTATACAAACTGGTTGGGAAAACATATCCAATGGTCAAACTCCTTATATGAGTAAGACTATGAGCATTTTATCAAATTATCAAAAAGAGAATTTAAATATATCTCAAGAGCAGAGTAGAGCAACAATAGGTTTGATTAGTAAAATAGTTGGGGGTGTAATTGGTGGAACAGTTGGAGGTTTTGCAAGTGGTGGTTTAGGTGTAGGTATTGGTGCTGGTGTAGGTACAGGTTTAGCAACTAGTATAATGGATGCAGTGTTCACTATGCAAATTGCTAATGAAAAAGAAATAATGAACAATGTAAACAAGTACACTCAGACATTTGGAATGATGAATGAGCTACAAAACAATGTTCGTTTACAGAAAATTGGAATATCAGGATATCTTAGCTCATCAGGCGTATCTTCATCTGATGGAGATGTACGAGGTATAAGAGATGCAATATTAAAACAAAGTACACAATATGCTGGCATAGAAGGTTTCGGTCAAGACCAGATTGCTTCTTCATTACAGGCGATAGGTATGACAAAACAATTCGGTGGTGTTGACCAGATGCAGATGCAAAAAGATATGAAGCTTGCAGGTATGACTACTGGTTTAGGTGAGCAGTCTGTTATGGCTTTTGTAACAGAGATGAGTATTAGAACAAAAGCTCCACTAGATAGAGTTATGGAAACTTTTGGTAAACTTACTGATGTGTCCGATAAGTTAAAGATGCCACTACAACAAGTAATGGAAGATTTTAAAACTCTTACCATAAGCAATCAAAAGTATGGATTTTCTCAAGAGGTACTATTAGGACTATATAGTTCTTTTGCAGACGAGATTAAAAAAGGAACTATGTCTGTAGCTGACTTCCAAAAAGTTTTACAAGGGATGTCTCAGACTCCTACAGATAAAGCTACTGGTATAGGAGCATTGCTAAAAGGTACAAGCTTATCTACTATACTTTCTGGCACACCTGATAGTGATAAAGCAGGCGTATCTGCATTGCATAATTTAATCAGTGGTATGGATACTCAAGACATTGGGGCATTTTTAAAAATGGCTTCAAGTCCTGATGCTAAAAGAAATATATTTCAAGACCAGATATTGGATAAATATAATCTTGGTCAAAGTGACTTAGAAAGTATGCAACCAAATGTGATGAAGTCATTACTAGGGTTAAGTACTGGGTATGGTAAGCAAGGTTCTGGTGGTCTGGGTCAGATTATAATGGAAGCTTTTGGAGGTACTGTTGGTCTTAATATGTCTTCAGGATATTATGAACAAGGTCTTGAGAGAGAACAAATAAATAAACTTGGCACAAGAGGTGACTTCGATGCATCTAAATTTTCTGGAGCTATGGGGGAGAAGGATGCATATCTTCAATCTAACGTAAGTCCATGGCTAAAAAAAGATTTAGAAGCTTACCAAAAGTATATACCTCACATAGATGCTTTTAATAGGGAGTTTGCTGAGACAGGTGACTTATTTAAAAGTTTCGATAAAATTTTACCAGAGTTAAGTAAGACCATGGACGAGATTAATAATATTATTACTGGCAAACTCCATGAGATAGTAGAAGCTGAGAGAAAAAGAATAGGTAAAACTTGGGTTGAGTCATACTATGATTTTATGAATCCTATAGTAGGTGGAGTACTTGATGTAACCAATAAGTTGAATATTGGTAATCAGTTCAGTAAAGAACAAAATGTAAAAGTAGAAGTTAAAGCATCAGATGAGATGCTTAAAGTATTTACAAAATTTGGTGATAGCATGGATGGTAATAACTAATGGCACTAGTAAAAAATATGAATTCGCAATCTTTAACTATCATTAATCCAGTAGCATTTGATAGCTTAAGTGATATAAGGGCAACTCTATTAAAAGATTCTATAACTGATACAGTAGTAAGTAACATTCGTAATATTGTAGATGTTATAGGAAGAGGTATAAATAGTAGCATAGAAGAGCGTGTAGGTAGCATTGTAAGCAAAGTTGCTGGAGAAATACTTAAGCAGTCAAGTATAGGTGAAGATTCTTTAGATTATTTTAAATTTAGAATAAATCCTAATAAGCTGAGCGTCCCTAAAAAGAAAATGGTAGACAACAAGTATACAGGTGATGGATTTGATTTAGATACAAGAGGTCAAGAGATGATTCCATACTCTTATAAAGCTTCTACGGGCAGTCTTGTTCCAGATAATTTACTGGAAGGTGCTTGTTTACCATACTTGAATGAGTTGTTTTCAGTTTTAAATTTAGGTCAAGAATTATCAGGTACTAATTTGCAAAGGTTCCCTCAGCTTACTGCTAACCCTAAGCTATCTGGTGCCTATATTAAGTTTAAACTGTTCGAACAATTTTGGGAACAAAATAATGATGATTTACTTATTTTTTGGGAAGATGATTGTTACTTAGGTAAGTTTATGAATTTTTCTTATGAGGTAGATGGATTTAATCCTTATCAAATAATGTATACATTTGATTTTATGGTTTATCCAGACTTCAAATATAATTTACTTACTGGCTATATTACTGAAAATAGTTTTGCTACTATTAAAAAAACCTTCAACAGATTCTATGGTATACAGGAAGGAAGCTTAGAAGAAAAGATTAGAAGCGGTGCTTTAAAGACAGCACCAAACCTTACTAATCTTGCTGGCAATGCCACAAAGCTAACAGATAGTCAGCAAGCTGATGAAGATTGGTTTGCTTCATTAGGAGCATATCCATATAACAGAAATAAGACATCCTTACTAAAAAATCTTTCAAGAGACCATCAAACGGAATTGCAAAATATTACTCCAAGGCAGATGGCTGACTGGTATAAAGAAAATAATGGCATTGACATATTTGAAGATAGTATATCTTTTAACTTGAGACGAGTAATAAAAGGCTCCAGTCTTAGTAATCCAAATGCAAACAGTAGGAATAAAGGACAGTCTCCAACTATTGATACTGGCGAAAGCAAAGAAGAGAAAGAAATATTAACAGGTAATAATCCTGACCCTAACGGTCTTACAGGAATCACTACTTTTACACCTTAACTATGGGAAACTCGATTTCAAAATATTCAGCTAATGCTAGAGTCTACATATTAATGGATGATTATGAGCCTAGCAACTTAACAACGCATCCTAACAAAACTTTATACAAAGTTAACAGTATTATTCAGGTTAACTCTAAATTAAGCGTTGAGGGTGGTGGCAATGCTACAGTCACCTTTAATGATAAGGACATGAAGTTCTGGAAGTACATTAAGTTTAAGTATGCTAATTCAAAAGAGTGGGGTAATGAACAGCTTACAGGTGAGTCTGCTGGAAACCTTTTAGAAAATCTTAGAAATCAGCAAGAGATTGCTGATTTTAGAAAACATCTTGTAGAGTATGGTACTAAAAGTAAAGCAATAAGTGCTTTAAAAGTTTTAGCTGGAGAAACTGGTAGTGAAGAGTTAAGTGGTGGTATACTATTACCTATACTTACTCCACAGAATTTAATATGGATTCACTACTTAGGTCGAGACGGCAATTGGTATGCAGGCTTCACAGGCGTTATAACACAAATGAGTTTAAGTGAGACAGCAGGTAAGACTTCTGTGTTCACTGTTAACGCTAAAACTCCTGATGTATTTTTTGAAAATTCACAACTACTTATTCGTACACAGAATATTGGTGGGGCAGATTCCAGACAAAATATTAAGTTAGAGCAGATAGATAATCTGGCTATGACTAATGTATTTAGTGGGAAGATAACTAGTGAAGTTATTTCTGAAACTATAAAAAAAGTAAACAACTTCTTTTTAAAAACAGATAGAGAGGGAGTAGACTTCAAAGGAGAAGACCCTCGTTACTTCAAAGTAAGAAAACTTTGGGGGTTTGGAAAAGATTTACCTGAAACAAAACCAGAAGAAACTAAGACTTCAAAAAAAGATGGAGAGTCTAGTGGTACTTCTTCTGCAAAGATGCCAAGAACTATACAGGAAATAGAGAAGCATTTAGTAAAGATAAGTGAGCCTGATGGTGATTTCATATCTGCTTTTGATTTTACTGATTATGAAGTAAGGTCAAGGACTGATAGAGGTTGGTACGTACAAGACCAAGTAACAGATGCTGATTCTTTTTTTGATACTGATGCTCAGTTCCAAACGTGGCTTGATTCTAAAGAACCTTTACCAAAAGTTATTAAATCTACAACAGGTGTTGCAGGGTCTAAATCTGAAACAACTCAAATTACTCAAGAGGGTGAAAGAGGATATCCTAACAATCATGAAAAGTTTAGAAATAAAAAATGGCACTATACTGATAAGATAGATATAGCAAAAGATTTTTATAACGGAAAAGAACTTATAGTAAAAGGTAGCCCAGTAGTTTCAGCCGAAGAGGACTGGCGAGAAGTTGTTATGGATGAATTTTTCTATGATGATGGTGACCGAGTAAAACCATTCCAAAATCTTATAGCTACAAGTTTAGATTTATTTACAGTAGACAAGATGACTGCAAAAGATGTACTAGATACAGTTCGTAAAACTGTGTTAGCCTACATTTATTTTGAAGGTGATGGTAACTTAAGAGTAGAAAGACCTTACTTTGATATTCATTTAGGAATGCTGGATAATGCAGAACTAAGTCAAGAGTTGCCTCCAGATTATGACACTAGGTACTTAATTACTAAAAAAGATAGAAGTTATAGAAGTCATTCATATTCAGAAAACGCAAGTGGTCTGGTTACAAGAACTGAGTTAGTTATTAAACCTGACTGGATACAATTAAGTTCTGATATAGATGCTTTAGAGTTTTCTGGTAAATCAGAAAGTTCATGGCAGACTACATTCAAGTTCGGAGAAAAACAAGTTCAATTAAACTCAATTGTTTCTCCTAAGTTTGCTTTGGGGGACGGAGAAGTAAAAGCTAAAATTTTACGTTCTTATTGTTATGCAATGAGAATGTTAATGTCTTCTGATTATAGAAACATATCTTTACAGTTAGACCAAAGACCTGACCTGCAACTAAACAGGAACATGCTGTTCTTAGATTTAGGCTTATATTTTGTAACAAAAGAAATTTCTCATTCATACTCACCAGCTAATAATAGACTTGATACTACTGTTACAGGCACGTATGCTCGTCCTGTAGGCACAAGATTGGTTAACCCTTACAGGTTCATTATAGAGCCTGACGGGTCGCTCACAGCTTGGGAAACAGTTGATAAATGGAAAGAGGGAGCTTTTAATTCTGATTTCTATAAAACAACAGATGTAAACAACCCTATAGAAGTAATGGAAGGTGGAGAAACCTTTGAAAGTATAGAAGATACTTGCAGAACAGAATATTCCAGAATAGAGAAATTTACTAATGAAGATGACGACTTCGATAAATTATATTCTGGAGATGGGGAACAAAAGAATCCTTACATTCTATGCTTCCGAGGTCTGGCAGACAGTAATACCAATTATGAAGATTTCTGTGATGATTTTTATTTAATGCTACCTGCTTCAAAAGAGTTTGTAAAGATAGGTTCTGAATCTGGATACAAGCAAATGTCTTGTGGTGATAGTCAAAGTGCTGGAACACTTATAAAAAGTGTACAGGAAGAATTTACTACATCTGATGATGGAGTGTCTCGTCCTAACTTTTCATCTTTTGTAAGATTACAGGAAGGGCTGTATAGATATGCTAGAGTTGGAAATGAGTTTGTATGCAGTAACTTTAAGTACTACGACTTAAACAGTTCTTTTATAAAATCAGGAACAGCTACAGCTAATAGTAAAGTAATTTGTAATTTAAGTAACGGACAGAAGAGTTCAGTTGATTACAAATCTTATTTGAAAAATGAATGCAAGTTTGCATATAACACTAGTAACTCTGGGGCTAATAGGATGTTTCTAGCTGAGTCTAATGGTACTGGTACATGGTGGGAAGGTGTAAATATATTCCCTGCATCTTCTGCTAGAACACAATTTGATAGTGCGATGGCACGTATCAACGATAGGCAAAAAGTAGATGTGTTTGTATTAAACTATGTTGTGCGAAGAGAAGAGCAGTTGAAGCCAAATACAGTTAAGCCTGATGGTTACAATTTTAATGATAACCAACGATTATTTTTCTATCTTAAACTTATACAAGGGCATTTTGATTTAATAAAAAAAACAGATAAAGGATATACGTGGAAAGACAAAACTATACCTACAGATATTACAACTGAAAAGTTATATTCTGGTACAGACAATCTATGTGGTTTATATAATATAGAAAAAGGTGTTATAGGCTTACCTGATAAAGATGTTGAGGAATTTATTAACTACAAAGATATAACGAAAAGTAAAGCTAAGCAGGATACTTGGTTTAGTACTTACTATGCTTTTATAATTCAAACTTTAAAAGCTCAATCTAGTACGTTAAGTGGTCACAGTTTGTGGGAGTTATTTGATTTAATGTCTTTATGTAATATTGAGCAAGAGTCTAGAAGGGTTCATAAAGTTACAGATGCAGAAAGTAGTAACCCTAAAAACTATCCACTATGGACTGCAACAGAGTCAATACTAAGGGGGCAGAGAGGGTTTTTAATAGCACTATTTCATTTATATATACAACATTCAAATGTTAGTTATTCAGATATGGGACAGTTACTAAACGGGTTTATAGACTTCTCTGATTATTTTTTTAAATGGAAAGAATTTGGGAGTAAGTATGCAGAGGTGGATGCTTCTAGGCACGATAAGGTAGTTACTTTTGCATCAGATTTTTTATATTTTTCTGAAATACCTATTCTTAATGATATAAGACCTATCAACGGTAGCAATGCTACAAAATTAAGTTACATAGATTTAAGAAATCTACTAGCAGGGAAAGTTGCTTTATAATGATATCTGATATATTAAATAAAATAATTCAAAAAGATGAAACTTATAGTTTAACGGCTGACTTTGCTGAAGTAATGTCAGCAGACAATGCTAATAAGCTGTTATCTGTTCGTATGATGCAAAGGTCTGGAGGAAGCAAGCCTGACTATGATGATGTGCTGTTTATAGGGTTTCAAAAGCCTTCAGTAGGAACTAAAGGAGTTGTAATTTTTGTTGGAAAGCAAAAGTATCCAGTATTTATACCTCTTCTCCAGAACTTAGGGCAGAAGTCTGGAACTGTGCATATCGGTAACACTTCAAGCAGTGGCACAGAGTCAGAAAGCTTAGGGGACTCTAAAGCTACTTTTACAGATGCAAACTCATGGGTACAGTTTGATAGGACTTTTGATTTGTTTATATTTAACGGTGGTTCACCTTCTAATCAACAGTGGGGCATGCCTGATGTAATAGCTAAGTTAAAAAGTATTGCAAAAGATTGGTATTATGATTCTATAAACAATCCAACTAAAATTAAACTTATATTAGGAGACCTTGCTAAAGAGGGTGGGGCTAAATTTCATAATGAACATCATTCTGGAACAGTTGCAGATATATATGCTAATGCTGAAGCTTCACATGTTGAGAATACTTATACTGTAAATCAAGTAAAAGCAATATTAAACATATTTAAGAATAATGGTGTTAAGTATTGTTTGTATAATCCTAAAAATTATGATGAGTATAAAGAGTATCATTCATGGGTAAGCAATAGAGTAAATAGCCATGAAAATCATTTTCATATAAAATTCTAATGACAATACAGTACGATAGACAATTAATAGCTGACTTTCCTGATTTGCCAAATAATTTGCAATTAATTTGGGAAGCTTCTAATAATGATGGTAAAGAACATATGGTGTTTGTTTTTGATGATGATGTAAAAATGGAAGTAATAGGCACAGACGGTATGGTTACTCATACTTTAGTAAAAGCTGAGTACACAAAGCCAAACGGTTTAAGCTTAGTATATGGTGAGGATTTAAATACTTTTGGTCGTGTAAACTATAGCAGAATAAAGTATTCCGCACACACTCACCCATTAGTAAGCAAAGAGAATGAACAGGGGAGACCTTCTGGTAAAGATGTTTCTCGTGGAGCTGAAGCAGATTATGGGGTGACAAAAACACTTATGGGCAATAAGCCACACTATGTGATAAGTCCAACTCATATATACTGTATTAACTATACAAAAGATTCTAGAACAATAACTTCTTATAGAACAGACATACGTGTTCCTATAACACCTGTAGATATGGAAGTAAGCTTTGCAGGTAAATGGAACTGGTCAAAGGCACCTGATGGTGTAATAACTTATATATATGTAAGTGATGACCATTATGTTCCTGAAGAGTTAAGTCCTGCATACGAACCTCCAAATGTAATAATAGAAAACACTGGGGAGTTAAAAGATTTTGAGAACATTGAGGGCGGTATTATAATAGATGAGAGTGGAACTACTATACAAACAAATCAGACTTACGAAAAATAATGGCAACATTTAAACTTACAATAGGAAACCCTAAACCAGAAAATGGTGTAGGTATAACAAAGTCTAAAGAAGGCAGTCCGTACATTGGAGGGCTTGAAGCTCACAACGGTAGTCATCTTTTATATGATAATGCTGGTAATGTGTTTCTGGAAGCTTCAAAAACTTTATTCATAAGAGGTAAAAAACTTTTTGAAGAGTTGGAAAGCAAACAAGTAGTTGTATCCGATGCCCATACTTTGAATGCTTTGACTATTGCTTTATCTGCAATAGAAAGTATATTTGTTTCTGGGAAAGAGGTTAACGTACATGGTGAGAATATTAATTTACTTGCTGATGGTACAACTCAAGTTTTGGCTCCCAAAATAATATTAGGTAAAATAAATAGTGAAGTTTTGTATGGAGAGAAGGATGGAGAAATATATGAAACTAATGAAGAACTTTATACTGAGAACTCTATACCAGACCCAGTAATGACAAAGAGAAGGTTCTCTACTTGGTGGGGCAAGAGCATGACTAAGCTACTGTCTGATATTAATGATTTACGAATAAAGTATGATGCACTGGTTTCTAAATATAATAGTCATGTACATATCGGTAGACCTCCAACTGAGAAAGTATCTCCTTCTGATTACGGAGAAACTTCTGATTTAGATTTTGCAGGGCATACAGCAAAGAATGTTAGTAACATGCAAGCTTCTAAAACAACTAGTGCAGTGTAATGTCAACAGACTTATTAAATAGAATTAATAAATCACAAGAGACCTATGCTTTAAACTTTGATTTTGCTGAAGTAGAAGGTATACAAAGTAATCGCTTACTAAGATGTAGATTGACTCAACGATTAGGAGCTTATGAGGATTGCTTAATACTTGGTGAGTCTTACTCCCCAAAGATTCCAGATAAAGGAATAATAATTTTCGTAGGAAAACAAAAATATCCATGTTTCTACCCCTTTAGCTCAGGTAGTGCTCCTCAATCTAGTGGCGAAGTAAACTATGAGTCACTACCTCCAGCAGGAGAATTAAAATTAAGCTATACAGCTATAACTCAAAAAGCTATTGATGATTTAGAACTACATAAGTCTGGTTGGTCAAGCCGAGTTACCCTACAACAAATATTAGATGCTTATGATAATAATGCCAAGTCTTACGGTACAGACCCTAATTTTTTTATAGCACAGACAAAAGCAGAATCTACTTTTCAATATGATGCTGGTTCACCTACTGGGGTACAAGGTTGGTCGCAGTTTACACAGTCTACAGCAAACTTGGTAGGATTACAGGATAGGTATAACATTTTACAAAACATTGATGCTCAATATAAGTACATGTTCATGTTGTACAATGGAGAATCTAAAGGAGACATTATTGATGCTCTTGGTAGGTACAATAGGGGAGCAAATTGGAGAAACATAGATGAGTCTAAGAAATATGTTCCATACGTTATAAGCATATATAATAGGTATACCAGATGAGCAGAATGACAATTAGAAAAGACGGAAGTATTGAGATAGTTTCAGATGGTGTTTTAGAAGATTTTTTTTCTTTACCTTCTGACTCTTACATTGATGTGATTCAAACTTTAAATAATATTAGAGAAATTGTTTTAAACAGAGAGAGTGGTGAGCAGTACACAGAACTGTTTACTTTTGGTAGTGTAGCATTTACTAACTTTACTCAAATGTTAGGCTTGTTTAGCCGATGGTACCCTGTAGACAATTCTGGAAAAAACATTGACCTGTGGAAATCATATTTTGCTTACATTCTTGCAACAATAAAACATGAGACAGCTCACTCTTGGGAACCTTGTTATGAAGCCTTTTATTTAAATAATGGCTCTCCTCCAGATGGTGGAGTAGGCTCTCCTGAATGGCTTTCTGAACTTAGAAGTAAGGCTGGTAGGTATGAAGGAGGAGTGTATCCTGCTGGTCATCCTTGGGCTGGAGTTCCTATATACTTTGGAAGAGGCTTTGTACAATTGACTCATGATTACAATTATGAAAAGTTTGATATTGTTTTAAAGAAGCCTAGATTTGGCACTTTGTTTTCTGGAATAGATTTGCTAAACATTCCAGAACAAGCTTTAGACAAAGTAGTGAGCATGGCTGTAACAAGCTATGGCATGCTAACAGAAGGATTTAGAGGTGAGCCTCCTTATACACTATCTAAATATATGGGTGGCAATATTGAAGTTCCAGACTTCTTTAATGCCAGAGATATTGTGAATGCTGATAAGAATAGAGTGTACAGAGGGTACTCAAAAAGTGTGGGAGCTACTATTGCTGACTATGCTACAGATTTTTACAATGCTATAGTAATTAAACATAGATAATTTTGTATTTATTATATAGAAGCCTTTAGAACAAAACCTTAAAAATTGTCAATAACAGATATAAAATTAGTAAGTCGTACCCCGAAAGAGCTGGTAGACCAGACGGAATTTAAATCAGATTCTGATATAGATTTTGATGTTTATGGTGAGGTAGTACTGTGTACTCCAGAAGAAGGTTTAGAACAGAATTTATTAAAAGCTGTACTAACAGATAAACAGCCTGATGGTTATGGTACATCCTTTAAAAGTTTAATCGGTAGACCTAACACAGATTTTGTAAGAGTATCACTGATGCATGAAATATTGTCTTCTGTTGATACTTTAAAAAGTAGTCAAGTGACTTACTTAAAAAGAAATCCTACTTATGATAAAAAAAGTATTATAGGGAGTATGGTAAATATAAAAGGCAATAGAATAAGTAAAACAGGTTTTGAAGTAACTTGTAAGTTAAGGTCTTTAAATGATATTGAAAAAAATACAAATTCACTACAGCAAGTTACAACAACTTTAGATATATAATATGGCACTACCAATAAAAAATAAAGCAAATATAATACTAGACTTAATAAAGTCTTTTAATGAAGATTCAAAAACAGGTGTAGCGACTTACGAACATTCTGTTTGGTATGACATGTTTTTTAATCCTATGTCAGACCAGATATCTGATTTGTATGTTATAATGGATTTTGTAAATAAGTCCAGCAGTTTAGATGAGCTTGAGCTGGTTGTAAGAGACTCTGCATACCAAGATAGGTTACGTTTTGCCTTAGACTTATCTTTTCCAGAAGTTCAAACACTGATATCTAATGTAATAGATTATAAAATTTCTAACTTTAATGAAGTGAGAAAATCAGCTATTGCATCCAGAGGATACATAAGATTATATTTTAATTCTGGGGCTAATGTTACACTTAGTGCTGGTTTAGAAGTACAGACTATTGCTGGAGTAAGGTTTTTAACAACAAATAGTTTTGTAGACTTGGCTCCATCTTTTGATTCTAGTGAAGGTTTATACTACGTTGACTCTGCAATAAGATGTACCGAAGCAGGACAGTTAGGTAATGTTGAAACTGGAACTATAAAAAGAATAACTTTAGGAGCTCCAAATTTAGTAAAAGCAATTAATTTACAAAGAACAAAGTTTGGAAGAAATAGAGAAGCAGACTTAGAAGTTATTGACAGAACTAGAACTTCTTTAATGTCAAAAAGAACTTCTCTTATAAAGGGTTTTATAGATGCAGTATCTGGATATGATGGTGTGCAAGATGTAGCAGTAGTGTTACACGGCAACAACCTAATGGTAAGACGAGAGAAGAATGCAGTAGATGTATATTTAATAGCTGAAGAAAAGCTTCAATTGAAAGAAGATACTTTTAACAGTGTATCAGCTAGGTATGCATGGGAAAGAATGGATAATGAGTTATCCTTCGAAACTTACCCCACTGCTTATAGCGGAGCTAACACCTACGCTTATAAATTATTATCTCAGCCAGTCATAGATATATCAGGCATATCTTACTCAACTTCTCCAGACGGTGTTTACTCAAGTATAGGAAGCTCTTATACATTTGTACAGGACTCTACTGGAGTATGGGCAACTTCTGTAAGAGGTCATGACCATGTTGTACTGGATGCTGGAGCCATACCTAACAATGTTTGGGTAAAGGTAAACTACACTTATGACAGACTTTATAAAGACCTTCAAACTTTATTTCAAAATTATGAAAACATAGCTGTAGGAGCCGACCTTTTAATTAAAAAAGGTAAAGAGATTCCTGTAGACATTACTATATATGATGCAAAAATATTTGCTGGATACACAGAGTCAGAAGTAAAAGATGTTATACAAAGTGACTTGAGTATATTTTTTACTGGAGGTACCGATAGCAACGGCACAATAAGACTACTGTCCAAGTTAGGAGCTTCACTGGATAAAAGTGATTTACTTGAAGTAGTACTAGCTGTTCAAGGTATAGATAGAATGGATACAGATTCATTTGACGTAAAAGTTAATGGCATTTCTATGGGGGCAACAACCTCAGTACCATTAGATTCTTTTATGAGACTAGGTTCAGTTACGTTTGTAAATGGTAATATAGTTGTAGGTGAGATAAATTCAGGAGGAGTATAACAAGTGCAACTAGGCTGGAAAAAATCTCCGTACTCACAGCATGATAATGTTTTATTTGATTTTGTAAAAAAGTCTTTAGTAGATTCTAATATATACGGGACTACTCCACAAGATTTTTCTTATACTGATAAGATAAAAAAATATCAATTAACATTATCAGATTGTTATGCAGTAGTTAACATTACAGTAAATGATACTGTATGGATTACTTTAGATGGTACAGGTAGTACACATAATTTTGATTTTTATATTGCTCCTAAGTTAGGACTTAATACTGTAAAAGCAGTGTCCACAGACGGTGAACAGTTGTATGCCTCTCTAATATTTAAGACTTACAATATGCACAACTTTCTTGCTTTTATGGCAAAGAAGTTTAAAGAATTGTGGAACTTGTATAAGCAAGCTCAGGCAAACATATACATAGAGTCTGATGTAATACAAGATATGGATGGTAATGACCTATCTCCAGAATATAGATTTACTAAAAGTTTTGCAACACTGCTAGGTACAAAACGCTACACAGGTTTAACCAATGACCAGTATTACACATTTTTAAAAAATGTGTTTATAATGAATCAGAACGGTGGAGCTTTAAAGTCTTACTACCAGTTACAGCAAGCTTTACCTGACTACATAGACCGAGTTGACTTAATTCCTATGGAAAAGTTTTTAGTACAGGGAAATAAGCAGGCTGGAAAGGTTTATGTTGATGGTACTAATACTACTAAACTGAGGGTATACCCTGCGTATGTTTGGCAACAACAGAATGAGTGGGGACTTTTACCCTACAGTGCTGAAGTTCCAGATAGCACAAGTGCAGTGTTTTATGTGTATACTGATTCGGATATACATTCTGATACAACCAATAAAGGTAGTTTAAAAATACAGTACACTGATGATGCAGAATTTTTCAAAAGAGAATTCTACACTACTGATACCTTCTACAGTACTGACCTAAGAGATGATACAGGTGGAGGTATAACAGGGTTTGTAAATGGAAAATATGTTGTACTAAAAAGTCCTTCTGTAGATGGTACTATAAGTGTTGATTCTACAGGGTCAGTTCTTGTGAACAATAGCAGTCAACTACTTATAGCTCCTAATTATAATTTTGTTGATTTAGGCACAACCTATGGAAGTCAAATAAATAATGTAAAAATCACTTACAAGACTTATGACGTTCCTAACATTTTAGCGAAAGTATCAAAAGACACTACTACAGGAGTAATACAGAACATCTTAATGTCAGGGCATCCTGTATATAACAATTCGGGAAAAAACTATATATCTGAATATGGAGATAAACATTACTTATCTTATATTGAAAATGATTATGGTTCAGTTGTCTTAACTATAAGAGCTAAACAAGTAATAGATAATGAACTAAAAGATATTATAAATAATCTCATAAGGAATAACCTTCCTATGCATTTAAGATATTATCTAGTTTGGTCAACTGTGAATCTGTGGGACTATTGGGGTGATACAAATTTCACTTTTGCAGATACTACTACACAAGCTCAGTGGACTGGCGTAACTTTTGGAGACTTGAAATAGTGGCAAAAATGTATAAACCTAATTACGGGTTCTTTGAAGCAGAGCAGGAAGACATTGTACCTTTTTTTCAGTACATAGTATTTAACAAGAATAGCGTAGACATGTACTATGATTATAAAGATTTTGAAAATATAAAAAAGATATTAAAAGCTCAAGGTTGGGAAAAAGATTCTAAAAAAACCTATGAGAATAAAGAAGTAGAAGAAGTATACGTAAAAGAGAATAACAAAAAATTAATGTTTTACCACGATAAATAATGGCAACACTAACTTTAATACAAAGTGCAGATACTCCTAATTCTGGGAGAGTAAAAATAAATGCTAATGACCAAGCTCTTAATAATGAGCTTGCAACTACCATTCATGCAGATGGCTCAGTGCCAATGTCTGCAACATTATCTATGGGGGGCTATAGAATAGTCAGCCAAGGAGCTGGTGTAAATCCTACAGATGGTGTAATATATTCTCAACTCCAGAATGAGGTTAATAAAAGAATAGTAAAGAACTTTTTAGAAGTAGCTGTAAACTATCCTGCAGAAGACAGCACTAGCAGAAGATTTGCTAGTGTAAGAAAAGCTCTTGATGCTATAACCGATGCCACAACAGACAATTGGTATTCTGTAAAAGTATATCCAAACCCAAGTCAGTCTACTGGATATTCTGAAGAGCTTGGCACATACATAAAGAATTACGTAAATATAATTGGTGAAGGTCAGCCTATTATAACTATTACACCAGATTCTGGGCAGACAGGTACCTTAACAAATAATGGGAGAGTGGAAAATGTTAAATTCAAATTTACAGGTCATAATATTGTAGCTAGTGAACTAAAACTTGCAGGTAATGGATTTTATGAGGGCTGTACTTTTGTACTGGGCTCTGGATTAAATATTGCAGATTTGGTTCTGGGAGGAGTAGGATTAAATAACTGTAAAGTAGTGGTACCCTCTTCTTCACAAATAAGACTTGATGGTACAACATATAATTTTGTACAAGCTTGCTCACTGTCTTCTGATATCGTTACAGGTTCTGGTGTTATTGAGAGTGGATGTACTTATAATATTGTACCTAACTTAGTAAATTGGGTATAAATTTTTACATTGCATTTATGAAAACTTTTAACTATATTATAGTGAATAAAAAATTAAATTTAAGGAGAATTTAAAATGAGAAAATCAACAATTTTTTGGGTAGTTGTTGCAATCTGGATGACATTCTTTATAATGATGGCATTAGCAGGGTGTGGGGAAGATACTATAACTGGTGTTAGTACAGAAACTAACAGTAAGTACTCACAAAATATTAGCTTATATCAGATTTACACTTATAAACAAGATACTATAGGAATTTTAATATTTAAAGAGGATTGCAATGTTGACTCTTTAAATTACTCAACTTATTTCGGGTTCAGTACAGAACCTAAATTCAAGTACTTAAATAACAACGTATATACTACAGTTGCATTTTACTACGAGCAAAAATTTATATGTCCTAACGATGATGTTTATATGTCGTATTGGGTTATAGATAGCAACTATCTTACCGTAAGAGGCAGTGATTCAAAACAAGGCTACATTCAATTGGAATGTGAAAATACTTATTCTGTAGAAAACTACATAACATTAGGAAATTAATTAAAATAAAAATGAAAATATTATTACCCTTACTTCTGCTTTTATCATTAACCTTTGTAACTTTTTCTCAGCAAGGAAAATTAAAGATAGGCAGTTATACCATATATGACTCATCTGGAGTATTAGTTATATCTGGAGGCATGTTAAAAGTAAATGCAAATGGATGGATAAATCCAAAAGATTTAAATAGTACAGTTGCAGGAAATGGATTATCTTTAAACACTACTTTAGGACTAAGATTTAATGCTGGCACAGGTTTAGAAATTGGGAGCAATGATTCTGTAGTTTCTACCCAAGAGCTGTCTTTTGCACAGGTGGACAGCATAGCAATTAACGGGGTTTTGTTAAAAAGTGATGGTAATGTTTTTACATCTGTGCACTCTGATAGCATTGTAACTCCACAAATAAATACAGACTTTATTGGGTTACCTTCTACAGGCTCTTCAGTTAGTTATGAGGGTAAAATGTTCTTAGATAGCTCGCCCTCCCTAGTAATACAATCTTTTACTGGTACAGGTTTGAAATTGGTGTCAGGGTCTAATATTGTGACGGTATCCTCATCTACTTTAAATTTTACAGCAGGAGCCTCAGTATCTATAGGTACAACTGATAACTTCAACGTTGCCTTAAAGAGAAATAATTCAGCATACATGACTTTAGGAGCTTCTGACCTAACTATAGAGGGCAACACCCCTTTAAAATTTGCTAATGGTAGCATATTCACTACTCCAGATGGGCTGACTATGGCATCTCTTTTAGGTATTCCAAATGGTATTGTAGGAGCTGTGCACACAGGTTGGATATTAATGAAGAATACAGCAGGAGCTACAATATATGTTCCTTATTGGAAGGCACCATAACATGAAACATTTATTATTTATAGTTATAATTGTACTTTTATTTTTAGTTATTCCAATTTTTTCACAATCAGATTCTACTAGGTTAAAATCTTACGAGAATTATGTTTTACAAATTGACACACAAATAAAAGACACAGAAAATAAAATTTTAGAGTTACAAAAGTATCTGTTGCAGTTACAAGGAGCAAAGAGTGCTTTTGAAGCAGTAATTAGTGATGAAAAGAAATATATAGAACAAAAGAAGTAAATGGCAAACTACCCCTTATCAGACGGAACAAACAGTGAAATGGTTCTATACCCAGCAGGTGTAGACTCTTACAATGAAGATTATCAGGAATCTGAAGAGCTTCGTGAACATGAAGATAAAACACGATTCAATAGTATAGTAAAAGTATCAGGTATTGTAGCTAAAAAAGCTGACTGGACTACTAAACTATTTCCTACAGTAGTGTCTGGAAATCAGATTGCTATAAGTTCAGGTGTTGGTTACACAGGTAATGGTGCTGAAATAAATATAGAATCAGATTTAACTATTTCTGACATTACTTCTCTTACTGGATATGTAGCTCCAAGTGGAACTAACAACGTATACTTAGTATTAAGAAAGTATGCTCAGGATTATGCAACAAGACCACACCCTATAACTGGTATACAGAAGTACACAAGACGACTTATTAAGAGTGACTCTTCTATTGTAGAATTTGTTGTAAAAACAGGTTCAGGGAAAAGTGATGCAATAACTGACAGAGATGTAATAGTTCTTGGAAGATTAAGTTCTATATCTCCTGCAGTGTTTGATACAACTGAGGCTACTGGTTTTAGAAAAATACTTAGAGTTACTGAAACTCTTGCTATGGAAACTGGTATTCCAAATACAATGGAAAATGACATATACTTTCAAAATAAGTATAACTGTTTTGATTTTCCTCAGTTCGGTGAACAATATTACAAGCTTAATGGTGCTGTAAATAATAAAGACTTTCAAAGATTAATAGCAAAAACTACTTCTCAACTATCTGTGCTTCGTGGCGTAAAATTCCAAGCAGTGACGGGTGGTTATGGAATTCAGTTTGCTAACGATTCATCCATAAAAATAAAAATATTTCCTGCACAACAGCCTCCTCAGACTGTAGATATAATTCAACAGAACACTCAGGTGGCTATCCCAGATAATTACATGATGTATATAACACTATCTGATGCTCAACTGCTTATTACAGCAGGTGGAGGTGGTGGTTTACCTGTAGAAGAAGGAGACGGTGTAATTGGTGGAGGTGGTGTAGCTGGAAGCTTCTCTACTGCAAGTTTAAGCTCAAGCAATCTAGGTACAACGGTAGGTTCTAACTTAAGAAAGTTTCCTATCTGCTGGCATTATTATAATGCTGTTACAGGGCAACGTTCATTAATATTTTTAGACGGTACTCTATTAAATTTAGATGATGAAATAACTACAGAAGGTTATCACTCAGCTAATTTAAGAAGAGCTGGTGTAGATGTAGCAAATAACTACATGACAGGTAATTTTGAGATAAGAAAAAATTCTGGAAAAGTAATTTTAACTCAAGGTTCTGAAGGAGTACTAACAAACGATATCACTACTGGTATAGAGTGGAGAAAAGCTCCTCCGTTTAACAGCGTGGTGATAGGTGAGTTTAAAAGATTCATAGCAGGTAACGCTGGTGGTAGCGATGCTCCTCCAAGCGGTATAGAGGACTATGATTTTTACCTTAATGCTTTTGATAATGATGGTAATAATGGTAAATCATTCGTATTCAAAAAAGATGGTAGAGTTCAAATTGATACTCCAGCCAGAAGTGCAAAAGATTTATTAAGATTGAATGAAGGTTTTGATAAACGTGGTGATGACCTAGCTAACAACTTTATTTCTGGTAATGTTACTATTGCTAAAAACAACCCACAACTTATATTACAAGACACTACTTCTACTTCTGGATTCCAAGGTATTCAAGTTAAAAAAGCGGATGGTGGTGGTATTGGATATTTTGAAAGAGAATCAGAATCTGGAAGTGATTCTATATTTACAGATGGCTACAATGCTGGAGATTGGCTATGGGCTACAACTGATAATAATGGTTTAAACGGGAAAGGTGTAAGGCTTAGTGTAAATACTGGTCATCTGGTCGTGCCTAAATTACTAGTTCAAACAGATGGTACAGTTGGAGGTACGTTACGTGCCACAGATTTAAAAGTTACTACAGTTAATGCTCCTGCCAGTGGCTACGATAGAATTATAAGTGCTAGATACTACCCTACTGCTGGTGTGGAAATTCCTACTGTACAGCTTGAGACTGATTATGACAATCTGGCTGGTATACAAAAACTTGTTAACTATTCCGATTCTACATCTTTACCTATAGCTTTTTCTATTTCAAACGGTGGTACTCCTACCTATACAGGCTTATCAGTTGCATTGCCAGCATACTCTTCTGCATTGATATCAATAAACTTGAATGGTACGGTTATAGGAGATGGTACACCTCCTGCTGATGGTGAAGTGAGGTTTGAAGTTAGAAATTCTTCAAGCACATCTGGAACATTACTACACTCTTTTGTAAGAGAATATCATATAGGCAGTTCAGAGCCAGCAAGCACATTTCATGGCTGGGGAGCGTCTGAAACATTTGTAATCACATCAGGATATGATAGATTATTCCTATTAGCCAGACAGGTCGAGACAGTGGCTGGAGCTACTGTACAATTAAGAAATGATTCTACAGCATACTCTAAAATGACTGCAGTTGTTTTGACATAATGCGTGACTTGTATTTATGGAAATTTTTAGTTATATTTGAATATTAAGGAGAATATTATAATAACTATAATAATATAATGTCTAAAAAATTAAGTAAACCAGAAATATTAGAAGCACATTTACGTGAGAATGTTAATAAAAAAGACACAGATATAGCTAAAAGCATAAAAAGCACTTACCCAGATTTGTATAAAGGTGTGCAGACAGAGAGCATACGAAAGCAATTAGGTCATTTGAGAAATGAATTAAACCTACCCCAAGGCACTGAAAAGAAAATACTCACTGTAGAAGAATCTATAGAAGAGGATAAAAGGATAAAAAGCCTTCAAAACAAGAATGCTGACTATAAGATAAAGTACGAACATTTATTAAAGCAGGTAGACAAAAAAGACCGAATCATAGACTTGCATACAGAGCTTAGCAAAGTGGTATCTGTGAGTCCTATAAGAGTTAACAAGAGTATAGGAAAATCACAAGCTACAGTGTTAACAGCTTTGTCAGATGTGCACATAGAACAGAGGATAGACAAGGCTTCTGTGAATGGATTAAACGAGTATAACCCAGATATTGCAAAAAGAAGAATCAATAACTATTTTGTCAATCTTGTAAAGCTTATAAAGAAAGAGAGACAGGATGTTGCTATATCTAATTTAGTACTATCACTTCTTGGAGATACGATTCACGGTTATATTCACGAGGAATATCAGCAAACTAACTACATGACCCCAATTCAGGCAAGTCTGTATGCTTACGAATTATTACTTCAAGGATTTAATTACATACTTGAAAATGATGACAAGTTAGAAACTATAACAGTAGTCTGTAAAGTTGGAAACCATTCCAGAACTACAGAAAAATCTTATACTGACGCTGAGGCTCTTATGAGCCATGAGTATGGTATATACAAGCATCTGGCAAAACATTTTGAGAATGAAAAAAGAATAAATTTTATAATTGAAGAAAGCTATCTTACATACTTAGAGATATATAATAAAACAGTTCGTTTTCACCACGGTCATGCCTTCAGGTATGGTGGCGGTGTTGGTGGTTTGTATATACCTTTATTAAAATATGTATCTAGATTGCAGGAACAGAGGCATGCAGACATTGATTTTATAGGGCACTGGCATACTCATATTCATATACCTCAAGCTTTAGTAAACGGTTGTGTGTGTGGATTTAGTGCATACAGTTCCAAGTTAGGCTTTAAACCAGAGCCTCCTACTCAACAATTTCAGTTGATAGACGCTAATAGAGGTTTTACTTTAAATTTACCAATACTTTTGGAGAGCAATTAATAACGAGACTAATGGGAAGTTAATGTGAAGATGAATAATTTTATGATACAAACGTGGACTCAAAATATTATAATGAAAATGCTTATGTTGACATAGGTAAGTTGCTTGATGATGAGGATAAAGAATTACACAAAGAATATAAAAAAGTAACAGGAAAAAATTATGACCCAGATAAAGCATGGGACTTGTTACAACAGCAAAAAGATAAAGACTTAAACTTAGTTCATAAAGCTAGGGCTGGAAGTATAGAGGCTAGAAATTACCTCTTTATAAAACATTTACCTACTATAAAAGGGTGGTTAAAATCTATGAAGCATATAAAGCCAATAGACTTTAACGATAAGCTTCATGATTGTTTTTTTGTAATGATGCTGGCAATTGATGAGTTTGATGAAAAGAAGAACGATAACTTTTTACGTTTTTGTAAAATGTTCATTCCACAAAGATTGATAAATGATTATAAAAGTAAAAAGAACAGATATGAAACAATATATCATGATAATATAGATGACTATGATGAAAATAATCCATTCATGACGTTACCTCCAAGCATGCAAAACCATGAAAAAGAATACGAGCTTACATAAAGTAGAACAAAAATTACGAGAACTAGAAGAACGTAAAAAAAATTTACACACAGAAGAATACAAAAAACTATTCAAAGATACACAAGAACTTTACACAAAAATACTTAGAAACACAAACTTTCGTTTCTCCTTAACCGACCATGCAGTAGTTGAGTACCAGACAGATGTAGAATTTCTACCTCCTGCTCAGGCTAAATTTAATATACTGTATGCAGTGGAATCCTATTTCAACCTTCACCCTCAAATTGATATAAAATCTCTAACCGATGTTATATACAGACCTAATATAAATGGTATAGTCTATGTTATTAAAAATAACAAAGTCATAACTACTTACCCAGCCGACTAAAAAGGTACCAAATTTATGCATTGTTTTTCTCATTTCTTTTCCCTATACTTGTAATAGAAAGAAATTAATTAAGGAGAAAAACAAATGAAACCATCCAAAGCAATCAACTTCATACAGTTCTGCCTCGAAACCAAACGTGGAGTTCTTTTAGTTGGTAAAGGCGGAATAGGAAAGACAGATATAATCAAGCAGGCTGTTGCTCTTGCTGATGCTAGAGACAGAGCTATAAACGCTATAAACTTAAAAGGTGGCAAAATCAGTGCCGATGAAGTAGGCTGGGACTTAATAATATCTCACCCTGTTGTAGCTGACCCTACTGACTATAAAGGTTTACCGATGCCTAATGCTGATAGAACTTCAGCCGACTTCTTACCCTTTGGTGACCTTCAGAAGCTTATGAATGCAAAAAGAAAAACAGTGTTTTTCGTTGATGACCTTGGTCAGGCTTCTCCTATGGTGCAGGCTTCTTTAATGCAGTTACTCTGGGGTGGAGAAATCAACGGTAAGAAAATCTCTGATAAAGTTGTGTTCATGGGAGCTACAAACCGTAAGCAGGACAATGCTGGAGTAGTAGGAATACTTGAGCCAGTAAAATCAAGGTGGGATGCTATCATAGACCTTGAAACAGATGCAAATGACTGGGTTATGTGGGCACTTGACAACAATGTACCAATGGAACTTGTAACTTTTGTCAGAATGAAACCTGACTTTGTTAATGAAGGTGTTCCATCAAAAGATATAGCAAACTCACCTCGTCCCAGAACCTTGTTCAAAGCTGGCAAGTTCATGACAGATAGTCTCCCTGAAGAGTTTGAGTTTGATGCTTTCAAAGGTGCTTGTGGGGAAGCTTTTGCAGTAGAGTTCTGTGCTTTCTTACAAGTTTACAGAAACATCCCCAGTCTTGAAGAAATCTATAACAATCCTACCAAAGTTGACATACCAAAAAAAGCTGACCTGCAGTATGCTTTATGCGGAGCACTGGTAAATGTAGCTGATGATGTAAAGCTTCCGAACATAATCAAGTTCTTGGAAAGACTTCCTGTTGAGTTCCAGATGTTCGTAAACAAAGACCTTGCATGCAGAAAACCGAAACTTACAAAAGAAATGGCTTATGTAAAATGGTCAACAGAGTTAATCAATAAAGCTAACGACTAAATACTTGACTCTCACCCTTACTTTCCAGAGTCATGGTACCAGATTTTTACCTTGTTTTTTAAAAAGATTTACCGTATACTTGTAATAGAAAGTTAAACAATTAAGGAGAAAATAAAAATGAGCAGAAATAAATCAAATACAGGTGCAATAGTAGTCCAGAATGGTGAAGTAAAAGTAACCGAAAACGCTATCATCATGGCACTCAGCATCTCCCAGTGGACAGCAAGAGTAAAGGATAAAGTTGCTACAGCTTCAGTAGAAAAAAGTTTTAACACACATGGCAATGCTGGTCAGTTCCAGAAGTCTTTAGTTGAGGGTGATATCTTGAAAGAGATACAGCAGTTAGCATCTGAGATGAGAACTTACCACAATACAAACACACTTCCGTGGGGGGATAACGGTGAGAGGTTCCTGCCAATCATAGCTGTAAACAAGACTGGAAAAACAACCTACCATGAGTACACAAGTGTAATGAGCCAGCTTAAAAGCAAGTTTGAAGATAAGGTTGCTGAGTTTGTAAAGCTGTACCCAACTTTAAAAGAAGAAGCAAGACGCAGACTCAACGGCTTATATGACGAAGCTGACTACCCGAATAGCATAGAATCAAAGTTTGGTGTAAAACTTACACCCAGTGCAGTTCCAGCATCAGAAGACCTGAATGTTAACCTGCCTGAATCAGAAGTACAGAGACTGAGAGAAGAGCTTGGAGTAGAAGTAAACTCAAAACTCCAGAATGCAATCTCTGATATCTGGAAGAGACTTGAAAAAGTTGTGAAGAACATGTCTGACAAGCTGAAAGAGGATGACCCGAAGTTCAAAGACAGCTTAGTCGGTAACATCAAAGACATCATCAAAATAGCTCCTAAGCTTAACATCTTCAATGACCCGAAAATCACCGAGATGTGCAAAGAGATGAAGAAGCTCACAGTTGAGCCTGATGCAATCAGAAAAGATGTTGTAACAAGAAAGAATGTTGCTAAGAACGCTGATGAAATCCTGAAAAAAATGCAGGCTTTCATGTAAGATTCAAAGTCTGGGGGAGGGCATATTGCTCTCTCCTAATTTTTTATAATAAAAAAAATGGAAAAAGTATTTAATGCAATATTGGATTTTATTAAGACTAACGAACTTGAAGAGAACGTTATAAAAATAGAGAGATACGGTAACGGTACAATTGAACAGCTTGAATCTAATGAGTGGGGCATTATGTTGGCTTACACAGATGAAGAAGTAAGAGAGATAGGTGACTATGAGTTTGAAGATATGTTTATAGACTATGATGAAGAAATGAATGAAAAGTATAAAGAAGATGGTATTGCTTTTGATACAGAAGAAGTAGACTCTGCTATGGGGCAGGCTTATGTAAAAGTAATCCGTATACCTAAAGAAAGGGCACAGGCATAAAATGGGATACGACATAAAGTTAATTTTAGGAAGAACCACTGACCAAGGAAGTGAACAAAAATGGTTTCGTGTATCAGGTACTCTGGAGATAGGAAGATGTAATGATAACCAGCTCGGTAAATTAAAAGATGTACTTGAGAAGAATGAGACAGGAGCTACAGAGGTTTTTATTTATGAGTCTGATGGAGATACTAAATGCTATAAAGACAGGTATGATAATGCTCTTGTTCCTACACTTACATGGATAGTTGCAGAAGCTCTGGAGCAGGATAATAAGATATACGAAAATGAAGAGTTAGAAGCAATTATACCATTTTTAAGAGAGATTTCTAAAAACCCATACTGGCATAATTGTATAATTTTTGGGCATTAAAAAATAAATTAAAAAAAAAATGAAAACAAAAGAAGAAGTACAAGAACAGTTAACAGCCCTTCAGAGGGAATGGCTTGAGAGTGATAAAAGAAGTGATGAAGGATTATCAATGGAGGAGAAATTTGATAGGGTCTTTGCTGAGCAGAAATTAAATGGTAGGATACAGTCTTTAACATGGGTATTATATGGTACCGAATTTTGACCTTGTTTTTTACGACTCTTTGTTGTAACTTTGTATCATAATTAAACAATTAAAAATGACCAGTAAAATAAAAAAAGGTAACCAGCAGTTAATCATGAGTCATCCGTTCTATGCTAGCTTACTGTTTTCTTTACCTCTTATAGAGGATAAGACAATAGAGACAGCCTGCACTGATGGTACTTGTGTTCGCTATAACCCAGACTTTACAGAAAGCATGGGAGTTGCTGAAAATGCCTGTTTACTGGCTCATGAAGTATACCACGTTATGCTTCTGCATCATACCAGACGTGGTGGAAGAGATGCCAAAAAATGGAATCATGCATGTGACTATGCAATCAACCCATTACTTGTTAAGGAAGGGTTTACTCTTCCTGCTGATGGTCTTTTGAACCCAGCTTACGATGGCATGCATGCTGAGCAGATTTATGACTTACTTCCTGATGGAGACAATGGAGACGGACAGGGTAATGGTAATGGTGGTTCAGGTTTTGGAGACGTAGCAGACTACCCAGAGCTTGATGAGACCTCTAAAGAAGAGCATGAGGCTCAGGTAAGGCAGAACGTGGCTAAAGCATCAAACGTGGCTCAAAAACAAGCTGGAGAGCTCCCAGACCACTTAAAAAGGCTCGTAGAACAGGTTCTTAATCCAAAGTTACCATGGCAGGAGATTTTAGCTAGGTTCATAACAGCTTCCGTAAAAGATGACTATAGCTGGACAATGCCAAACAGCAGATACTTACACATGGGCATGTATCTTCCGAGCTTAAAAAGCGAAACTCTTCAGGAAGGTGTTTACGCTGGTGATACATCAGCTTCCATGGATGAGAAAGAGATTACAGAAGAAGTAGCAGAGATAAAAAATCTTTGTGATATGTTCAAACAGAAATTAACAGTTATCTGGACAGACTCAGAAGTATCTGGAGTACAGGAACTGGAAGCTTTTAGTGATGATGAAGTGATTCCAGTCGGTGGTGGTGGAACAGACTATGCTCCTACTTTTGACCACATTGAAAAAGAAGGTCTTAATCCAGCTTGGTTAGTATATCACACAGATGGTGAATGTAACAGCTACCCAACAGTTGAACCTGAATACCCAGTTATCTGGATTTGCACTGGTGAAAATTTTAATCCTCCTTTTGGAGAAGTAATTTATAAAAATAACTAAAATGAATAACAATAGAATACTGGAGCAAAAAAGAAAAGAACTACAAACTCTTGAAAAGGAGTTAAGACAAAAAGAGAATAATTGCTCACACAGTTGGGGTGAAACCAAATATGACCCAGAAAAAGTAAATGAGCCTTACGGTTTTAAGATAGAAGCACAAGGTTCAGATATTTGGTCAGTGCCTTCTGGGTACCGTGAGGTAGAGCATCCTAGGTGGAGTAGAGAATGTAAAAAGTGTGGTAAAGTGGAATATACTAAAGAAAAAGCACCCACAAAGTATGAACCTAAATTTAACTAAAAGGCTTAGGAAGGAAAAATAAAATGAAGACATTTTCTAAAACAGTAAGAGCACGTAACAGAAGAAAGTCGGCATATGCAAGACTGGAAAAACAGCTCAAGACAGGTACCAAAAATACAAAAGAAGGCGTGAAAGAATTAACCGATAAAGATGTTGCCAGAATCAACACAGAGATGGTTACTCTGGAAGAAAGATTATAATAGCTAAAGCGTAGCTAGTAGAGGTAGCTTCAATTGGCAGAGCAGTGCGAGATGTTGTAGTTGATAACAACACGGTAACTCTGAAAAGAGTGAAACACGCCTCAGTTTGGAGGTTCGAGTCCTCCCCTCTACACAAGATTTAAAAAATTAAATTTAAATTATATGGAAACAAAAATAGTATTTCAAACTAATATAGATAGGTATAAAGGTAAATTTTATACACGTTCTTTTTTGAATAGTAATGTTGTAATACCAAGAGTAGGAGACATGATAAAACTATCATACAAAGATGGAAGAAAGGAATTTACAGAAAAAGGATACCCTGACTCTTTGGAGGTGGTAAAAGTAACTTATGATTATGACGTAGAAATAATAGTAATAACTATTGAGTTACATTACAGTAGTATGGATTTAAAATTAATGAAAGCAAGCGAAACACATCCGTATAAATAAAAATTAAATTAAAAAACAAAAATGGATATAATAACAATTATTTTTTACTGCTGTGCAGGCATGTTTAGTTTGTATTTTTTAGTAGCAAAAGTTACTCCGTTAACTGTAGCTTTGCTGTTTAAAGGGGCATCAATATTCTCACTGGTTTATATAGTAGTTCAGATTCTCAAAGCAACAGGATATATAAATTAAAATGAAAAACGAAGAAAAAGAAATCTGCTCCAGATGTCATAAAGACATGAACGAAGCTCCGAACAAGGGGGGTTGTGAATGCTGTAAGGAGCATTCAAATCAGGTCATGGTTCCTGTAGAACGGGCTCCAGACCCAGACAATGATTATGACAGTGAAGAGATTGAATTATATGATGTAACAAGAGATGAGGTAAGCAGGTACTAATGACTAGACAAAACTTAATACACCTAATTCAAAAAGAGTGCCTAACAGCATGGCATGAGTTTTATGAGGCAGATGCTAAAAACACGCCTGCTGAGAAAAACTTTAATCTTTATAATATTCGTGACTTTTACGATTACTTTGACAAACTTGGAATCTTTATAGTTATAGACTCATATGAGTATGAAATTAAAAAATTGGAGTGTAGAAAATTTGAAGGTTGGTTACTGTTTGACGGGGACATGGGACTTAAAAATATTCGTCTTGAGCCTGCTTTCAATTCCAGAGTAGAAGCTGAATTGAATGCGTTTTATGAAGCGTTTAAAATAAGAGAAGGACAGTTAGAAGGTAAAAAATGAATTCACAAGAATTGCAACTGCTAGCAGTATTTAAAGCTGATAATAAGGAACTATTAGAAGCAAAACAAAAGTTGGGTTATACAAACGCTGTAAAAGATATGCTCGGTTTTATGAATGATAATTATGATACCTTAGTTTCTATAAAAGAACCTAATCAGTTACTTAAAAAATTATTTGAAGGGTGTAGAGGATTAATAAAGTGAAACAACAACTTCCATTTGCATTTATAGTTGTAAAAGTATTAGGGGCTCCTATTGATGAAGAGCTTATGACTGACACACAGCAGACAGAGTTTAACAGGATGTTTGCTAAATCAGAAACTACTGAGACCCAGTATAAAGCTAGGAATTTTGGATTCTCTGATATTGATAAAATATTTTTACAAACGTTCAGGGTAGCTGAACTAACTGAAGAAACTCAAACAGTAGAAGGAAGACCTATACACAATTGTGGAGATTTTTCTTTAGTAGAGTTTGAAAGCTCAGTGTTAAACTGGCAGGATTTTGTAACACGTTTAGCTGGAATACAGGAATCAGGAAAATCAATTTGCTGGGTAACCTACAACGGTCTTATCTATGACCTTCCCAGAATCAACTATGAAATCATTCGTACAGGAGCTGATGTTAATCTCATCCCTACTCCCAGATATTCACTTGCATTTGTTTTTGATATCATGCAGTGGGTGCACTGTTGGAATATAAGTAATGGGCTGTTGGTAACCTGTGAAGCTTACGGAATTCCTACAAACATAAAGTATACCGATAAAGATTATCTAGAAAAAGTATATGCTGGCAAAGTAAACAAAGATGAGTTCATGCTGGCACAAGGAAGTTATATTTCAAAATTGCTACTTAAAACAGTGAGGTATTATTTTCAATGAGTAATAAACTAAAAATAGAAATACTTAAAAAAATGAAGGACATCCTTCAACGTGAGGTTTGTATTGGGTTTTGTAAAGCATATGAAATAGCCACAGGAATAACAGGCGAAAATACCATGATTATAGTGTCAGAGGATATTGAAAAATCACTTAATGAGTTAGGACTGTATAGACCATATGATAATCTATTTTCTTGTTTTTGGTACCGTACATATGATTTACAAATTCGTCTTGACAAGATTGATGAGGCAATTACAAAATGGGAAAATGAATAAATTTACATTCACAGGATACGTAGCTCGACAGCCAGTAGTGGAAAAGATTTTAAAAGAATTCCCAGATAAGAAAGGTGTAATATACCTAACAAGACACTATGAAGGAGACAGGCATCCAGAAAATGTTAATGATTATGGCTTAGTAGTAGAAGAGCACCATGATTATATTTTGTTGCCTCCTGACAGCTTCCCAGACCTGAAAAAATACAGGAAATGTAAAGTAACCGTGGAGTATTAAGGTACCCGATTTTTACCTTGTTTTTTGATTTTATTTCTCCTATACTTGTATTACAATAAAGGGGAAAACTAAATGAACTGGTTAGAGATAAAAAAAGATGTACTGAAAGCTATACCAGCAGGTGCTCCTAAAGAGTGGGTCAAAGCAGTTCTGTACATAGAACGTAAACTTAACTCTGCTTTAAATGCTCTTAATGTTCATGGAGCATCATGGCAACGTGTAGTTGAGATGTGTGACCCTCTTTACAGCAAATTAGAGTTTGTAGGGAATCCAGAATATCAGAACTATGGAGAAGTAAGTCCGAACTTTATATACTGGGAGCAGTACTGTAAAAACAGAGGTACAGCAGTAAGCTGGAATATAGGAGATGCGTTATGTTAAATAAAAGTAAATAAATGATAGCATATAAATTATTCAGAGTTTTAAAAGATGGTAGCATCACATCCCTCTTTATAAATAAGAAGGAGAAGCTGGAATTTAATAAATGGCTGACTGCTAAAAGTTATCCGACAAAAGGATATAAGGAAAGACCCTTCTGGCACTGCACTTCTAACCCAGTAGCTCCACACTTGTCAATGAAAAACAGAGTCTGGTGCAAAGTGGAGATGAAAAAGTTTACAGAATTCAAACGTCCTAATGCTCAGGGTGGATTATGGTATCTGGCAGGTAAAATTAAGATTCTGGAAAGGGTATAAATAAATACCTTGTTTTTAAAAATTATTATATATAACTTTGTATAATGAAAAAAACAGTTAAGGTAATAATCGAATCTCAAAATAGCTATGGGGAAGCAAAAATAAGTATTGATGATGTTTGGTACGAATATAAATTCCCATCAGGAGAGACCTTAAACTGGTTAAGAAAAAAGTACAGAAATAACGGAAATTTTTTAAATCAAATAAGACCATATCTATGCATGAATTAGTAACAGTTCCAGATGACAGACTGACAACAGTATGCACTCCTGTAAATATACAGGAAGACGTGTATATTGATATGTTCTGTAAAGAACTAATAGACTACATAGAGTCAAATAAAAACTGTGCAGGACTGGGAGCTAATCAGCTTGGCGAGACTATTCGAGTGTTTGGAATAAAGCATAAAGGTAAAGCAGAGATTTTCATCAACCCAGAAGTAACACTTTCTGGTGAAGTTATTGACTCATATGAAAGCTGTCTCTCAATACCGAATGAGCAGTACATGATGAAACGTAATACAAAAGTAACTGTAAAATACACTACCTACAAGAATGGAAGATTCTTCCCTACACAGGGAATGTTCAGTCTGGGGAAGGGTGACAATCGTGCTATAATAATTCAGCATGAAAATGACCACATAAATGGAATTTTAATTTCATCTGGAGAGAGGATTGAAAGAGATTAAATTAATACCTCTATCCAAAAACGGTAGAGTAAACAAGGGCAGATATTTTGCTAAAGTTGATGATAAAGATTATGAAGCTTTAAGCAAATTTAATTGGTACGCTGTAGTTACTCCTAAAGGTTTGGTAGGTAATTCCAGAAAAATTGTATACGCTTTCAGGTCTGAATCAGGGCATCCAGAATACAGTACTGGAGAAAAACGCATCTCTATGCATCGCCAAATAAAAGGCTTTCCAGACCGAAGGGTTTATTTTAAAGATGGAGATGGTCTTAACTGTACCAGAAAAAACTTAACTGTAAAAAAACCTAGATACATGTATGAGGGTAGAAAGCCTAGAACAGGCTCTGCCGATAAAGTTTCGAAGTTTCGTGGTGTAAGCTTTCATACTGCCGTGGGGGAATGGAGAGCAACATTTGCAAATAAGTCAATAGGAATTAAAAAGCAAACTATAATTGGGTTTGCTCCGACTCAAAAAGAGTGTGCTAAACTCTATAATGAGTTTGTAAAGAAACAAATGAAAAAACATAAAGTAAAATTATTTTTAAATAAAATTAACTATTAAAAAAAATGAAAACAGTAATATGGGTTTTATTCAGTATCGTTGTTATAGTGTTACTATTTGCAATAGGTAAAGGTTGTAAGCATGCCAGTGAGCAGGTTGACAATGCTATTGTAAATTACGAAGACTTTCAGACTATTTACAATTCTTGTCAGAAGGTAAACACAGACTTATGTAACATGAAGAATCTTCCTGAAAAAGATAAAATGTTTGAACAGTTCAGCAAGGCTCAGCGTGTAAATGCTTTACAGACAAAGCTAAATCAGCTTGTTGAAGAATATAACGGTAAATCAAAAATGTTTAACCGAAGTATCTGGAAATCAAAGGATTTGCCATATCAACTTGATGTAAACCAATTCAGTTGTTATTAATAAATTAAACTATAAAAAAAAATGAAAAAATTATTCTTAGTATTACCAATATTGTTTTTGTTTTTGCTAGGTTGCGATAACAGGTCAAGAAATAATGAGTCAGCATTTGATGAACAGATGCATATTGAAAAGAATCAGAAAAACCTTAACAAAGTACAACCTTCTCCTACAATCACATGGAGTATGGAGCGTGAGTTATTAAAAGGTTTAAAATGATGAATGACCGTTCTATATTCTTTTATATGTATGTATTTATAGAAGGTGTGGCAGACCCTATTGGTTATTATCAGGTCAATAAAGTAAGCTCAGTTAACTCTCAATTAACAGCAACTCAACAAATAGTTCAGCCTGACCTCAATTATCATGAGACACAAGTAATAGAGTCTCCAGCCGAAGACGGTTCTTATGGTTCAAACGGTGATGGGGTGTTTGGATTTACACCTGAAGATATTTACATTGAGCACAATATGAAGTATATTGTATCAAGCGTACCTTTAACTTTCACTAAGCCTGTTAACAGACTAGTTGTTATATCTGTTAAAGATGAGCAGGATTTAAAAACATTAATGAATAAATTAAAATGAAAGTATTAATAAGACATTTAACAAAATTACCATATAAGGCTACATTAACTGGTGTAATTGTTCGAGAAGGTGTACTTGATATTGGAATATCTTTATGTACACCAGAAGACAATTTCTCCAGAGCAGAAGGTAGAAAAAAATCTGGTGAGAGGGCTTATACTAACCCTACTGCAAACTTTGCTGTAAAAACTGAAGCAGAAGCTAAGATTTTATTTCACAGTTTTGCCAATATTTTACAACACAATTTAGCTTTTAAGTGGGGCATTGATACAGTAAAGAGAAATATAGAATTAGCCATACCAAAAATTAAATGATAAATTCACTGCATCAGGAAAACTTTGAAAAGGTACTGTTTCTAGATATAGAGACAGTACCTGAAGTTGATTGTTTTTATGCCCTGCCTCGCAGAAAGCAGGAGCTTTGGATAAAAAAAGTAAAACGTGTTGACGGGTCTGTAGATAAGCCTATGACTGATGAAGATTGTGCTGATTTGTTTGATGCATCAGGAGGACTTCATGCTGAGTTCGGAAAGATAGTGTGTATAACAATTGGTTATTTTGTAAAAGATGAATTCAATCTTAGAAGTTTTTATAATACTGATGAGAAAGCTCTTTTAACAGAATTTGTAATGACCATTAAAAACTTTCCATGGTTTACTCCTTGTGGTCATAATGCTAAAGAGTTTGACTTTCCTTGGTTGAACAGAAGACTTTTGATAAATGATGTTCCTACCCCCAGCATACTTGATTTTACAGGTAAGAAGCCATGGGATGTAAAGATACTGGACACAAAAGAAATATGGAAGTTTGGACAGTACAAAGGAGCATGTTCACTAGATTTACTTGCTGAGCTGTTCGGTATAGAATCTCCAAAAGATGACATTGCTGGAAAAGATGTATACACTACTTACTATCAGGATAAGGACTTACACAGGATAAAAGTATATTGTGAGAAGGATGTTGTTACTTTGGCAAAGATACTTTGTAAGTGGGCTGGAAAGTCTATTAATTTTGGAATAAATAATTTAAATTAATTTGAAAATACTTCACATTGCAGACGAGCATGCAAACTGTAACTTTGTAGATTACCTTAAATCTCTCACCCAGATAAAAGAGTACATAACTAAAAATCCAGTAGACCTGATTGTGTCTGCTGGAGATTTATTTGATAGCAGAGACTTCTTAGATGCAACCTCTACCCAGATACTTTTATCTTTTGCTGAGCTTTCTAATTATGCTCCTATCTTTATGGTTTACGGAACACCCAGCCATGACCACTGGGGCAGTCTTGACCTTTTACCAAAACTGGCTGGAAAGTATCCTATAAAAGTAATAGATAAAGTTGATAATACTTTCTACAGGTTTGATTGTGGTAATTTTGATAGTATATCTATGGAGACTTTAGATGCACTACCTTCAGAAGAGGAACAACAAAAAAGAGGCTCCTGTTACTTATTCGGAGTACCTTGGTTGATGCGGTCAAGAGTGCTAGACCAAGAAGAGTTAAAGCTTTCTATTAAACGACAGGAAGAGCTATTCATGAGTAAGATGCAGAACTGGGTGAAGTTCCATGAGGAACTAAAGTTTAAAGCCAAATTACCAGTTATAATGGTAGCTCATCTCCAGTTGAAAGATGCTGTGTTCTCTAAAGGTCAGGATATCTCTTCTGAGTACCACGATGCTGAATGGTTCTACAATACTTGTGATTATGGTGCTCTTGGGCACATTCATTCAGCTCAGAATTTTAAAAACCTGTACTATGCAGGAAGTATCTATAATAAAACGTTTGGAGAGATGGAACGTAAATATTTTAACATTATAGAATGGTAAAAACCAAAATTTGTTCTAAATGCAAAAAACGTAAGAAGGCTAAATATTTTGATAGAAGACCCTCAAGACCCTGTGGTTTAACAAGTAAATGTAAAAAATGTCAATTAGATAGTAATAGAAGTAATGTTAAATTAAAAAAATATAGAAAAGAGTATTACCAAAAAAACAAACAACTTATAAGTAGAAAAGCTAGTTTAAAATATATAAAAGAAAAAAAGCAAAGAAAGGTACTAGCACATAAATACTACTTAAAAAATAAGAGTAAAATTTTAGCACATCAAAAAAAGTACCAACGTAAAAACAAAGCTAAAATAAAGGAACAAAGTAAACGGTACAGAAAAACAGAAAAAGGCAGAGCCGTTGAATTAAATAATGAACATAGAAGAAATTCACAATGCAAAATAACAAATATAACCGCCACTTGGTTAAAAAACTTAAAAATAAGTTCAAAATTTTGCCCACTCTGTAATAGAAAAATGGTAAACAAGGGTAACAGAAGCAATAAAAAGCATCTTGACCATATAAAACCTTTATGCTGTGGAGGACAGCATGTAAAAAAGAACGTAAGATTTGTTTGTATGAAGTGCAATTTAACTAGACCTAAAAATGGAAGTGATATCGAAATTTAATATTAAAGTAACTCAGATACTTTTGGATACTCCAGTGCTTATGAAAGCCACTCTCAACTCAGTAGAAGAGTATGAGGAGTTTAAACAAGACTGGGAAAATAATAACTTTGAAACAGAGGATAAGAAAGTCAGACTTTGGATTCAGCTTACTGTAAAGAGTAAAGAGGCATTCGGAGATGACTTGAATTATTGGAAAAAATTTAGTAACTTAGAGGAACTGAGATTTGATATTTCTGAGCTCAAAGGCGAAACAATTACCAGAGAGGTTTACATAAAGCCTAACGCTACTCTGGTTGAAAAAGCTGTAGGCTGGGCAGAGACAAAAGGTTTGCAGGTAACAGAGTTTCAAAAAAATAAACTAGTGGAGTTAGAGAATGTTTGCATATGAGTTTACAATAGAGAATGAGAACACTAAAGCTGATGTGTGGTCGCCTTTAGTAGGCAGTGTAAAATACCAGACTGTAATGCCACATGATTATAATAAAATCATAAACAGTAAACCTGTGCTTACTAAAATGTCAGAGTTAGTTGGCGAGTTTAGTGTAATTGCTGTTATAGATGAAAGTTCAGCCAAAGGGTTTAGTACTGTAGAAGAAGCTTTCTGGGATATACAATCAAACGAACTATATAAGAAAGATAAAAATGCTGACTAAAGATTATAAAGTCGAAATAGAAAATGCTCTTGGTAAGTTTACTTTTTACTATGATAAAGATTTTATTAATGAACACCAGAGTGAGTTTGAAAAATTTGGTACCGACCACACAACTATAAGGTTGTGGCTTGAGTCCAGAGGGTTTGACAATCTGGAAGAGATACTAATGATGACTAATCCATGCGAAGGTGGTAACTTGGAAGGATGTCTTGAATTTGATTTTAATTATAAAGCTTTACAAAAAGCTTATGAATCGTTAAAGAGTATAAAATTAGAAAATTTAATTATTATGTAATGGCAGAAAATTTTATTACAAAAGATTCGGGTAAAAGAGAAGAGTTTTCAACTGGGATGCAAAGAGATACACAAGAAGACAAACCTAGGTTTGATTTAATATTCCCAGAGGATTTACCTTATGATGAGACAGTTCATTACAGGCTTGCTATGCTTATGATGCGTGGAGCTAAAAAGTACAATGAACGTAACTGGGAGCAGGCAAAGACTAAAGAGGAATTAAACCGATTTAAAGCATCAGCATTAAGACATTGTATACAATGGTTTTCTGGAGAAATAGACGAAGACCATGCGGTGGCAACCATGTTTAATATCATGGGGGCAGAATACACAAAATACAAACTAAAACAAAATAATGAGTAAAAAAAATATTATTGGAATAGACCTTGATGGGGTCATAAGAGATTTTAACAGTATGCTTACCCAGCTACACAATGCTTGTCTAGGTATTGAAAATGTAGATAAGTGGGTAACTCCAGACTTTGAGTGTGAAGAGTATGGGCTTTTTTCACATGAGTCTCACTACGACCTTCCAGCACTTAATAAAGTTTGGAAAGAACATCCGCTTGAGATAATGCTTTTTGCAAAACCATATAAAGATTACATGTGGTTCCTAGACACTTTACTTGCACTTAAAAAACCAGAAGATGAGATGTTGTTTATAACTCATCAGTACACAGAAGATGCAAAAGTAGCAACTGCATTATGGGCTAAGAAATACAAACTTTACAATTATGGAGATATACTGTTCGAGTCGGGAGATGAAAAATGGAGACATTGCAATATTTTAATAGATGATAAAATAGAAAATCTGACCCAACTACAACTTAATGTTCCTGATAGTATTCCAATCTGTTGTGCTAGAGCTTGGAATGCAACAATAGATAGAAGTATATTTAGAGGTGGCTATGCTGAAATTTTAGCACATTTACAACCTAAACTAAGATGATATTAAAAAGACTAGAATTATATAACTGCCTTGGCATACTTAACGGTATAGGTCAAGAGAGAATTGAAATTGACTTCTCTTCTTTTAAGAAAGGTCTAATACTTATACAGGGTAAGTCTGGCACAGGTAAGAGTACACTTCTTAACAATTGCCAACCATTCCGTGGTAAGTTCAAAGATAATTTTTTATCTGATGGTTACCGATATCTGGAATTTGAATTTAAAGGTAACACTTATCTATCACAAGTATATGTAGAAAAAGCTATGCTCTTTAAAAATGGAGAGCTACTGAATCAGACCCAAAAACTAAAAGAGTATGATGAGGTTTTAGAAGAAGAGATAGGAAGCGAAGATGCTTTTACTAAACTTCTTTATGCAGGTAGACGTTTCAAAAACATTCTTGATTTAACTAAGGGTGAGAAGAAGGATTTAATTGTTGATTATCTTCTTGAAGACCTTAAAAAGTACGATGAGTATCAAGCTAAGATTAAAAAAGAATATGACAGTAAACTTACTTTAATCAGGGAGTATGAAATAAGACTTGAAGGGGCTGAAGCTTTAGAAAATGAATGTTCTTTCTTAGAATCAGATATTGACTTATCTAATATAAGTCTAGAAGCTTGCAATGCTGAGCTAGAGTCACTGGAGAATGAACAGAAAGATTACATTGATAAGAAAAAAGAAAATGATGAGCTTAAAGAAAAAATAAACTTAAAAGTACAAGAACAAACTACACACAGATTAACACTTGATTCATTGACTCGTGAGCTGGAGCGTATAAAAGAAAAAATGCAATCTGGTGCTTCACGCTATGTTCAATTACAAGCTTCCATTAAAGAAGCTGGTATAGATAATTTTGAAGACATAGATGAAGAGAGTCTTAGGTCAAAAAAAGAAGAGTACAAAAAGTTAGTACGGGATAGTGAGGAAGTAAAAAGAGGTCTGGAAAGTGAATGTAAAGCTAAACTTCAGACTTTCATTTCTAAACAGGATGACTTCTTTAAGTTAAAAGAAACTACATTACCTTGTGATTCTTCTTTACAAATAAAATGTCCTTTAACTAAAAATAGGGATGTAAATAAGCTCTTAGCAGATACAGAAAAGGAAGTGGAAGACTTACAAACACTCCATGAGACGGCTGTAAAAGACTTTAATTTGTACAAAGTTGTAGACTACTCGAAAGAAATAGAAGATATTGATACTAAACTAGTACAAGCAAGAAAACAACGTGAAGTACAAGGCTTAAAATTAGAGCTTGAGACTTTAATAGCTACTGCTGGAGAACTTAAAACTCAGAAAGCTGAAGCAGAAGACAAGCTTGTTGAGCCTAGGTCTAGATTTGATTCTCTAATAGATGTAATAGACAGCCTTAAAGCAAAGCTGTCAGACAGCTTAGTAGACCGTTCCACTGATATCTCTGATTGTAAAATTGAAATTGCTAAGATAGAAACTAAGATATCTGAAAGCAGGAAAAGAATCGAAAGCAATAAAGAAAAAATAGCTCAACTATCTGACCTAAAAACTAGTTTACATGACCTAAAGAAGGAAGCAGAAGAATATCCACTTCTTATTGAATTCTTTTCAAACACTGGAGCAAAAGTATTTGACCTCCAGAATGCAGGTAACCAGATATCAGACGTAGCTAATAACCTTTTAAGCAACTATAAGAACAAAAATATTAAGATTCAATTTGAAACCCTAAAAGCAAATGCGAAGGGTGAGCTTAAAGAAGTGTTTGATATACAAAATCAAATGGATGGGGGAGACTGGAAAACTTATGCATCTGATGGTGAAACTGTTGTGATAAGTAATTCCATAAGAGAGGCTATGTGTTATCTAAGACAAACTCATGATTTTAAAACTGTGTTCGTAGATGAGCTTGATGGTTCGATAGATAGTGAATCAAGAGTAGGGTTTATGAAGCTTCTGGAAGACGGTGCGGAGCTAAATCAAAGATATCATACATTTTTAATCTCACACTCAGAAGAAGTAAAATCATATGTTGAACAAAAAATAATTTTTAAAGATGGAGAAATAATAGTATCATGATACAGTACGATAATTATCCTACCAGTGTTGACTTTAAACATATAAATATTACAAGAGACTTCTATGGTGAAGGTGCAAGAAAAACTGTTGTGTATGGAGTGTATACTAATACTGGAAAATATGATACTCAGCTAGGTACTATAAAATGGTACCCTTCTTGGAGATGCTATTCTTTCTTCCCAGAAAGTCATACAGTGTATGAAAAAACTTGTCTACAAAATATAACAGATTTTATAATTTCATTAATGGATTTAAAAAAGAGAGGCATAGAAAAATGAAAACAAATAAAGAAATAAGAGAAGAGGCTATATATGAAAATCCAGCAGTTGCTGTATGTATAAATTCTACAATAGTTAATGCTTGTGTTGATAATATACAAAATAGAACTCGTGATGATGAAAATTATTTCATATTAAAAGAATTAAAATCTTTTATAGCAGACTTAGAAGTAAGGGATTATATTGAGGCAGAGACTATATTTGTAGAACTAAGGAAAAAAATTAAAGAACTTAAAAGAAAATAGTATGAAAGAATACGTTTGTGGATTCCTCTTCTCCCCAGATTACAGTAAAGTAGTCTTAATAAAGAAGAACAGACCTGAATGGCAAAAAGGAATGTTCAATGGTATTGGGGGTAAAATTGAAGAAGGTGAAACTGCTTTGGAAGCTATGGAACGTGAGTTCTGGGAAGAAGCTAGATTTTCATCTATGGGGTGGGAACAGTTTTGTTGTATAACTGGTAAAGACTGGAAAGTGTGGTTTTTCGAAAACAATGACACGTTTTACAACAAGGTACATGCTAGGACAGATGAAACTATTCACATTTCTGATACAAATAATTTACCAGACCATCCAGAGTATAAAGTAATTGATAATTTAAAATGGCTCATTCCCATGGCAATGGATAGTTGTCATGTGTTTGCAGAAGCCACAGCAAGGAATTAATTGTGATAACAAGAGCAGAACAATTAAAACAGAATGAGGCTGAAGGTTATTTTCTTGTAGGTACTTTATCTAACGGTCTTGACCTTTATAAGAAAAAGAACGAGGCTGGAGGCTGGAGCTATTACGGAGAAAGTACAGGAGTATTCGGACTTGTTTGGGATACTTGTCTGGGAAGTAAAGAAGAGCTAGTTGCAGTAGCTCAAGATGCTTATAATTTAAATGTATGGGAGGAAGATTGACACTAATAGAAAAACAAATAATAATCGGAGAGTTTGCCAGAGCTTTAGCAGATAAGGTTGCTAAATCTGGTAGAGGTATCTTGAATGAAGACGTGAATCAAGCAATAAATGCACTTAAAAAATTAGACAGTGAATTAGAAGTAGAAAATGAATAATTGACTACTATAACTATAAAAGGGTCTCTGTGCACTATTGATGCTCCAGACCCTGTAATACGTAAAGTCTATGCTCTTCTTTCTTTTAAGAAGAAGGATGCATTCTGGGCAAGCTCAGCTAGTAATTCTGGCTGGGACGGTGTATACCATTTATTATCTAAACTCAAATCTGGTAATAGATTTAAATTAGGTCTTCTTTACCGAGTGCTACATTTTTTAACACTTGAAAATATATCTTTCCAAATTGATGACCAGAGAGGGTACAAACCTAACTTCCAATGGCACTATTTAGACCCTCAGAGGACGTTATTCACGTCAAAAGACGGTCAGCCAGTCAAACTAAGGGATGTGCAGATAGAGTCCATTAAACGCTTCTGTAGCGATTATTACGGGCTTAATTTAGGGCGTGGCATCTTTTCTATGCCTCCTAGGTCTGGTAAATCTATCACTGCATGTGTTCTATCACAAGTAATAGATGACTATCCAGTTATGTTTGTAGTTCATAAAATTGATTTAGCTTATCAAGCTAAAAAAACTTTTGAATTAATATTAAAAGAAAAAGTAGGTATAGTAGGAGATGGTCACTTTGATGTTTCCGACTGTAAAATTATTGTTGCTACGATTCAAAGTATAGCTAATGCTTTTGATATCAAAGATAAAAAGGATACGGATGAAAAAGAAGTAAAAGATACAACTCATTATGATGCTATAAAAGAATTTGTCAATACTGTAAAAGTACTTCTTATTGATGAGTGTCATATTGCTGGTTCTAATCTAGTACAACAGCTTCCTAATCTGGCACGACAGGTTCGATATGTTGCAGGATTCTCAGGAACACCTTCAAGAGATGATGGGGCTGATTTACTTGTAGAGCAGTTGTGTGGTTCCATTGTTTACCAGTTGTCAAAAGAAGAGGCAGTTGAGAAGGGGTATATTCTTCCTTGTGTTATTTATGCTGTTGACCTTCCTTCAATTCATATGCCTAATTCAACTTGGGTACAACAAGAGAAGTTAGCAATAAAAAATAATCCACACATAGTTGATTCAGTTGTACGGCTAGCAACCAGACTTCAAAAGAAAAATCTATCCTGTGTGATAAATGTAAAGAAGGTTGAACAAGGTAAAGCTATTCAAAAAGCTTTAGGGTGTGAATTTTTGCATGGTAAAGTATCTGGGGAGAAGAGAGCTGAGATATATGATAAACTTCAACGAAAAGAAATCTTAACTATAGTTTCTACAGTAACAGATATAGGAGTAGACATTCCGTCTCTGGATTGTGTTATCATAGCTAATGTTACAAAGTCAAAAGTATCAGCTATACAATGGATACGTTGTAATACTCCTTATGAAGATAAGAAGTTTGGATACGTGTTTGTGCTATGTCCTACTGTATCTGGGGCTAATACAAATTATGTCGGACAACACAGTGCTTCAATGAAACATTTATATAATGAGGAATCAACTTATAAAGTTATAAGAAAACGAATAGATGAGTTGTGATAAATTTCCAAAATGGAAGCCACAGTATGGCACTTTAATGAGAATGGATTCTGCTGATAGAACAGTGAGATATTATACACTTTTAAAATCTTCATCTTCTTTCGTGCAACGTAAGGATGTCAGAGAAGTGATACTTAAAAAATGTAATTATAAGTGTGTAGAGTGTGGTAGAACTGAAAGACTATGTATAGACCATATAAAGTCTATATATTCTGCATCTTTAGGTAAAATTAGTACAGAATATTTAAATTCTTATGATAATTTACAGGTTCTATGCATACACTGTAATTCAAGAAAAGCACCTTAAGGTATAAGTTTTTGACTTGTATATAAATTTTATTATTGTTAATTTTGAGTATAAATAAAAAACTAAATGAAGAGATTTACCGAGACTAGTAAGTGGACACAAGATAGGTGGTTTATTCAGCTAGAGAGTAAATATAAATTACTGTGGTTGTATATGCTGGATACTTGTGATAATGTAGGTGTTTGGGAAGAGACTTTGTTTGTAGCTGAAAGACTACTTCAAGAGACATTTGATAAAAAAGATGTCATAAAGATGTTTGAAGAGAAAATAAAAGTACTGGATGATAAAAAATGGTGGATTAGAAAATTCTGTACTTTTCAATATGGTGCACTAAATGATACTAATGTAAAAAATAAACCTCATCAAAGTTATATAAACTTACTTAAAAAACATAACCTATGGATAGACTATACAAGGACTATTGATAGTCCTAAAGAAAAGGATAAAGATAAGGATAAGGATATAGAAAAAGATATGGGACTAATTAATAAGAAAAAACAAAAACTAATATGAATCACATAAAAGAGTTTTTAAAAGATTTAATATATTTAATCCTGTTTCAAATACTTTTATATTTCAACCTTGAAATATCAAAAGAGTTAACTAATACAGGATTGGCATTGATTAATATAATGCTTTCAATCTGCTTCTTCCTTGGAGCTTTTTGGACATCATTAGGTATGTTGTGGGGGCTGGTATGTATAATTGAAAATCCTGTGGTGAGATTGGAGAACTCTGTCGAGATTCTGGAGGGGATAAATTTATGCCTTGATAAAGTTAAAAATTTTGTGCAGTTTAGAACACTAAAATTAAAATGGAAAATTTATAAACACAATTTAAATAAAAATGGAAATAAATAAAAAAAGCTGGATGGTGTGGTTGGTAAAATCAACTTTTAATTTAGTTGATTGGAAGTTACCAAAAAGTCTCTGCACCTTTTTCTGGACACTTGTTGGGGCAATAGTTTTACAACCTTTTTGCTGGTTTCAAACTGTATTAAATTTATTTAGTAAAGAAGACCCAGATGATGGATTGCCAGTAGGATTTTCCATAGTTATGTCTGTATTTATTTATATATTCGCAGTGGCAAGTTTATTAAGTAGCAATTTTCCTATTAGAATAGAGTATACTAGTATATTTAGTTTAGTTGTAGCTTATGGAGTAGGTGTATTGAGTATGATTTGTATAATTGCATTAATATCTTTAGTGGTGGGTGTAACAAAAGGTGCACAATGGGTTTGGTATAGGGTTGCTAATCTTAAACAGAGAATTTTTCCACAAGAGTCTTATACGGAGAAAAAGCAGGAGCCTAGTGTAGTTTGGGAATTTATTAAAGCTAAGAAGAGAAAAATCTGTCCGTTAATAACATATAAGGAGAATTAAAATGAAAAAATCTAAAGACGTAAAATTTATTATCTATCAGGCGTTGTATATTTTCGTTGTATGCGTGATAGCAATCAAAGGTGCAAATCTTGACCTATCTCAGGTAGTAGAGGATGATGGTAAACCAAAAGTAATCCTATCTCCAGAAGCAATGGATTCTATTCAGGACTTGTTAAGCAGGTCAGTAATTGTAGATACAAACAAATTTGCAATTGTTGATAAGAAATTGCTTCAGGATAATGAAAAGATGAGAGAACTTGTTCGCCAGACTATGGTAAGTAACACTTCATTTACTTCAAATAATCCGATAGTTGAAAAACAAGTTATTCAGGATAAGACCGAAGTGGTTGAACAGAAGCTTGAGAAAGAAATCGTAATTGGGAATATTGAGTTATTCCAGTATCATGTAAATGCTATAAACAATCAGGGAGACAATCCTATCACAGTAGCAGGTACAACTATTCCTCCACATTCCACAGGAAGGGTTACACTGGGCGGTGAATCAACTGTAACAATAACTGCTGGAGATAAATCAAAGACAGTAAGTGTAAAAGAGAATAAGAAGCCTCAGATAAGCTTCCAGAGAGTTACTTCTATGGGTGAAGATGCCAAAGTAAGCAACCTTCAGAGGAACGTAGGATTCCGTGTAACTGTTTCTGATGATTTCTCAGAACAGCTTGATGTGAAGTTTAATGGTGCAGTATCTGTTGTTGATAGGGGTAACGGTGTTTATGATGTAACTTTAAATGCTTTTGGTTCTAAATCTGCTTTTGATAATTTTACTGATAGCAAAGAAGCTCCATACAATGTAGGATTTACTGTGGCAGTGACTGATAGATTATCAGGTCATAAAATAACAGGTCAGCAAACATTTACTTTTGGGGAGTGGTAATGGGAAAGAATTACGGATTAGATATAGCTGTTTTTGGTGCACCCGTAGGGTTTAACTGGGGGGACTGGGATGGTGATGATGATGACTTCGGATGTGCATTGTTTGCTGTATTCGCTTTTGTAATAGTAGGTGTGTTATTATATTATTTTATAATTAAATAAATTAAAGAGAAAAATATCATGAAATATTTAATATTGTTAGTAGTTTTAGTTTTTGTGTCAGGATGCAGTAATGAAAAAGATTCTTTTGTAAAAAAGTGCTTAGAAACGTCTGCTCGAAATATGCAGTTAGCTGTCAACATAGAGCAAGGTACTGTTGATAGAGAGACAGCTTTAGAACAGCAGAAGAAGGTGCTGAAAGAGGCAGAAGGCTTAACTGTACCAGATAGCTGGAGTATAGTAGGACAGGATGCTAAAAACAAACTTTGTAAAGATATAAGGTACTGTATAAGTAACAACGAAGAAAGCATTAAAAGTGGTAGCAAGGTTACAAATGTTTCTACTTTACTTTCAGTTTTATATTTAAGTATTGTTAAAGACCATGGTGATGAGTTATACGAATTATTAAAAACTAAATAAAAAAAAACAAAATGGCATATTATATTGACAACACGGATGGTGAACTTGCAGGCTTAGAGCATGCAGAAGTAGTTTTTAAAAACAGAGTACCTATGGTAAAGGAAGCTCAGAGAAGTGAATCATTGATTCTGGTGAAAAAGATAGATGAAAAGAAGTACAATAAAATCATTAAAGAGAATGAATTAAAATTTTCTGAAAAAGAATAATGGTAATACTGGACACAGTTGTAAGAGGCTGGGCACACCTTACTGCCTCAAGCATAGAGGAGTTGCATGAGTTTGCAAAAAAGATAGGATTAAAAAGAGAGTGGTTTCAAGGTGAAGGTAGAAACAAGTTTAGACCTCACTACGATGTTAAGCGAGGCATGGTTTCTAAAGCAGTAAGTGCTGGAGCTATAAAAGTTACAAGAAGAGAGTTATCAAAATTTTTAAAACTAACATATCCAGAAAGAGTAGAAATGACATATATAACAGACGAACAACTAGAGCAGGATTTATTAAAGCATAAGTTTCCTAGAGGGTGCAGAGGCATACTTCCGATATGGTTAAAGGAGGATGCTCCATTGCTCGCTGTAAAAAGCAAACAGGAGTGTATGCCAGAAGTGAATACTTTTTTTACCAGAGATGGTAGCGGAAGATATATAAATGTGATATAATGGATTACGACAAGTATATACGAAGGCAGTTAAAGGAAAAAGGTTTTTCAGATACTCAGATTCAACAGGTAATTGATATTGTTATTGACTTATTTCCTGCTGAAAAAGATGATAGTCTTAGTCTTATAAGGTATGCTGAGAAAAAGTTTGAAGATAAGTTCGGGGGAGAGAGTATTTTTTGTACTTATCCTATGGCTCCTCAGATAATGAGGAACGTTACTGATTTTAAATCCAAGAACGGTTTGGATGGTAAAAAGTACCGAGGGTTCATAGAGTGGGTTATGCTTGAAGGAGAATCTAAACTTAACCGTATACCCATTTTACATGACTTGTATAATTCAAAACTTTTTAGTATATTTGTAGACAAGGGTAAAGAGGAAGTAGTTGAACAGAAGAAAACGGTTCAAAAGAAAAATTTATTAATAATACAGTAAGAGTTGAATAAAGAACAGATTAAGAATAGGGTGTATAATCAGTGCCCTTTTGACCATAGATGTGAAAAGGAATGTACTAAGTGGGCGATACTGGAGCAGGTTAATGAGAACCAGCTACAGATAAAGCCTTGTCCTTGTTCTGAAAAGGCTGATAGGCATTACAAGTACCTTATAGCAAACATTGAGCCAGAGTATTGGGATTTTACAGTTGACAGTATTGATGAAGATTTTGACCATAGTATAATCACAGAATATGTAAATGTTTTTATAGAAAAAACTTCTGCATGTGTTTTGAATAAAGTGAGCATACTGTTTCATGGCTCCAGTGGTTCAGGTACAACCAGTGTTGCAGTACTGATATTAAAACATTGTTTGGATGCTGGATATAAAGGCAGAATTTTCACTGCAACTGAAATTATAAACAAGCTATATAATGCAAAAATTTCAGACCTGTATGATTATGATGTCTTAGTTATTGATGGTATTGATAGGTTAAACAAGGAGATGCTAAAGCAGGACTTTTCTTTGGCTATGGCAGACCTTATGGAGAAGAAGGCAGTAGTATTTACTAGCCTAGTACCTCCACATAAGCTTTACGGATATCATCAAGACTTTATAAATAGAATAAGTAACATCCCTAATGTAAAATTTAAAGATATAAATTTCAGAGAGGCTATGGCTTCTAAATTTGATTCAGTTAAAGAGAGTTAGTTATGAAATGTAAATTGGAGATACGTTGGCAACACCATACGATTACGAATTATCACTTCTTAAACATGTAATACATTCATCCGATGTAGATATAGATGCAAAGTACTTAACTGGAGATAGAAAATCATTATTCAGATTACTTAGAAAGTACTATGATGATTTTTATTCTATACCTACACCAGATACACTTAAAGCTATACTCAAGGATGCTAAGAATGACAGGCTATTTGATACTTATATAGCTTCTTCACTAGCCACTGAGTATGACCCTAAGTTTGCTATTAAACAATTAAGTGACGAGTATTATGAGCGTCTGATAAAGACAGCAGTCGAAGAGTATAATGATTCTGGAAAAGGTTCTAAGAAAGAAAAGTTTGAGGACTTTTTAGGATTCCTTTTAACTGAGAGACAGGACACTTCAGAGACTCCACAAGGTTATGTGTGGGAAGCTTCTTTAGACCGTTGGACAAAGTATCTTGAAAGGGAAGAGAATCCTAGGCATATGCAAGGGATTCCAACTTACATACAGCCATTAGACACTTATCTTGGTGGGGCTGTTGATAAAAGGTTTAATGTGTTTGTAGGTCTTGCAAAATCAGGTAAGACAACTATGCTGATGAATATAGCAGACAATCTTGCTGATAAGTCTGACCAGCATGTAATATACTTTTCTGGTGAGATGCCAAAAGAGGAGCTTGAAATGATTATAGATGCTAAGCATTCTATGATTGATTCTATGCTTATAAGGAATGGTTCTTTATCAGATAGTTTGAAAGCAAAGTTTAAAAGTATGTATGCTAGACAGTGGAGCAGGAAAGCTAACCTTTATATAATTGAGCCTGAACCTAACTTCACTCTTCAAGATGTCATCAGTCATATACGTGTATATGAGAAGAAGTATAAACCTGAGACTACACCAATAATTGTTATTGATTATTTGTGGAAGATGAATACTACTAAAAAATATAGTGGTTCATGGGATAAGTTAGATTACATAACTGATGAACTTTATACTATACTTTGTAAACGGTTAGGCTACAACTGCTGGTCTTGTACCCATGAAAGTCTTGAAGGAGCAAAACGTAAGAGAGACGGTAAAGAGCGTGGAGCTGAAACTGTTCAAGGTTCTAGTCGTATAGTTCCAAACGTATCTGCTCTTATACTTCAGGATGCATACCTTAAAGAAGAAGAGCTTACAAATAAACTTTTACTGAAATGTGATGCTAACAGACATGGTGCGGTATTTAGTGAGCATGTCACTTATTTGAAAGAGTTTTCATATATCGGGAACGATGTAATTGATATTCCAAAAGATGTTGTTCTGGAAGAGGATAAATTTGTAGAATAATTTTGTATTTATTATACAGGACAAGGTGTTAAATCTTTTTAATAAAAAAAAAATAAAATTTTAATTCTTCAAAAGGGGTTGATAGTTTCCTACCGCAAGGTTTGACTCTTGTCCCACAACCCCTGAGAAGATTTAATAAAAATGAAACTAACACACGTTATTTACAAATTAACTTTTCCAAACGGTAAAATATATATTGGTCAGACCTGTAACTTTAGACAAAGGATGTGGCAACATAAGGGTTGCTCTTTTAATTTTACTAAGAAAGATTCAGAGTTTCCAGTGGCATTTGCAATTCGAAAATATGGCTGGGAAAATGTTCAAAAAGAAGTTATACAACGTTGTACCGAAGGTAGAATTAATTTTTGGGAACGTAAGCTTATAAAAGAACTTAAAGCCAATAATAGAAAGTTTGGTTATAATATAGCGTTAGGTGGTAAGTCTGGTAAAACAGTATCAGAGGAGACAAGAAAAAAGCAATCTTTGAGATTGTTTGAAGATTACAGAACAGGTAAGAGGGTAGCCCCATGGAAGGGTAAAGAGATGCCTAAATCTTTTAGAGAAGGTGCAGTAAGATGTAATATTGGAAATTCTAATAACCCTTTGGTTAAGAAATTTGGTTCTGAAAATTTAAATGCTATAAAAGTGTTGCAACTTGATAGTATATCTAATAAGGTAGTAAAAGAATGGGGTTGTATAAAGGATGCAGGGGAGAGTTTGTTAATAGATAGGTCAAGTATTACTAAAGTGTGTAAAAAGAAAAGAAAAATAGCAGGCGGTTTTGGATGGAGATACAAGAATGAAGTTTGAGTCAGTAGAAGATTTATTAGAACACTATGGAGTATACATAGATAGAAAAAAGTCTAATAAAAGAGACTTTATGGTAAGGTGTGTGTTCCATGATGATACTAATCCAAGCATGTCTGTAAGTAGGTTGAAAGGGCTTTATAACTGCTTCTCTTGTGGTGCTAAAGGTAACATCTACCATCTAATTAAACAGCTTGAGGGTTGCAGTTATCAACAGGCTATGAAAATATGGGACGGGGAACAGGCTATAGAGTTTGGAAAGAAGTATATCCCAGAAGAAGTAATAGACTGGTATGGAAAGTATATGACATTAAAAAGTATAATTAGATTGTTACTTTATCCTTCAAACTGGATGGAGGATGATTATAGAGCTTATGAAAAGTATGAAGAGTTAGTTACTAGGCAGAAGTATTTTGAGGATGGTACACTTTTAAACCCAGAGCTTCAAATGAAGAGAGTGCTGTTAGATGCTTGTGACCAGCAGTTGTGGGATGAGTGGGCTCTTGACAAGAGTGATAACTTTAACTGGTATGAGAGGTTTATAGACATCAGTAGAGGTACTAGATTGCAAACAGAAGTAGGTATAGCAGTGAGTATGATTATAAATGGTTTTGTTGATGACACATTAACCTTACAAGAGTATTATGCAGACCAGCTTAGAAGTCAGAGAGAAGTGAAATCTGCTCCAGAAGGAATGACACTGGAAGAGTGTATACTACAGAACTGGACTTGATTCTTTGGAAATTTTTAGTTATATTTGAATATTGAAGAGATAATTAATTACAGAAATTGTGGAGAGTATGAAACAAGAAGACGATTCAGGTATACAGAAACAGTATAACCATTATAAAAACCCCTTTGAAATTGTAAAAGATGAAGAACATTTTAAGTCTTTTAAAAATCACAAACTAAAAAAAGTTAGGTTTGATGTTGATTTTAAAAAGAAGTATTTAGAATGTTTCTTATATCTATTTGATGTGAAGCCTGACAAGTATGCTTACTTAAATATAGTTAAAGGTGAAGCACAGAGTGATAGGCAGGAAGCTTTGATATCCGATTTATTTAAGCCAGATATTTTAGTGTTTGCTGGGTATTTGGATGATGAAACACTTAAAGAGTATTACATACAAAAATTACAAGGAATAGATTACTAGTATGAGGAAATTTTTTAAAGTTCCAGAAGATACATTTTTAACTAAAGAATTGTTACACTACTTCATAGAAGAATCTGGTGGAGCTAACGTTATAACTAAAATACTACTTCCTGCATTTGCTATAAATGCTTTAAGAAGGTGGTCAGGTAGGGAGGCTATTGTTTCTGAGCATTATATTGGTTTATTTACATATAAAAATGTGGCAATACCAGTGTATATTACTACAGCTTTGCCAGAGTACGGTGTTGAGGTAGTTAATAATTATCCTGAGAAGTCAATTATTGAAATTTCTGTTTCTGGAGAAAAGGCTTCAGGCAAGTCCACTGTAGTAGCTTTACTGTATAGGCTATTGCATAACGCTGGTTTTGATGTTGGTTATGACTATCCTGAATGCTCGCCACAACAAGAAAAGTATGCTGTAGCACAGTATTTAGAGGATAGTAGTAACAAGTTTGTAGACAGTTTGTCTAGAGACAGGCAGTATATATTTTTAAGTGAGGTAAAAAGTTAATGGATAGATATTATAATTTTAGTGGTCACAGAATAGGTGATAAAGTAGCAGGTGCTTTTATGGTTTCTGAGCGTATTCAGGAACATGATGATGAGTTTATACTTATTGACCCAGACTGGAATAAAGCTAACTCATTTCCTGTTAAGCAGTTCTTTCCCCAGATATCAAAGTTTGTATTAGAGACTGAAAATCATGAGGATGCTGAGAAGATGCTGGAGGAAAGAGGTTTTGAAAAACTTCACACAGGTAACCTTTGGGTATCGGCTCCTTCACTTATGAAGGACACAGGTTTTACACCTGCAATGTACTTACCAAAACATATAAAAGATTTTGTTAAAGTGATTGATGCTAATCCTCAAGATGGTAGACCAGAAAAAAAATTAACAGACTTTAGTTTAATCATAGTTAATCATTGTTTAAGTAACCCTCCTTATAATCCTAACAGAAGGCATGACCTGATGCAATGGTTATCTCTTACAGATAAGATTAAAAAATATATACTTGACAATAAAATTGATGGTGTTGTAGTAGATGTTCCTAATTTTGAGTGGGACTTTTCCCATGTTATAGGATTGATTTCTACTGCAGATATTTTTATTGGTGGTGATACTGGATGCACACATGTAGCTGGAGCGTTGGACAAAGAAATAGTAGCTATTTATGGAAACTCAGACCATGATGTGAAAGCTTTTCATGTGGACGGTATGAGCTCAGAATGGTGTTCAGACCCTTTATCAAAAACCTATACTAAATTTGTTATGGAGAATAACAAGTTTGATGAAGATAAAGTATTTGAACATGTAGTAAAAAAGATTAATGAGAAGCTAGAAAGTAAAATAAAAGTATAGTGAAGGCAATTCCTATCATAGTACCGCTTTATAAATCCTACCATTGTCTGGAGAGGTTTATTCAAAGTCTGGAGCTGGAGAAGAGACAGCCTTATATCTGTTTCTTTCTGGACAATGAATTCAAACCTTTAGGTGATGGAAGACCTTTTGTAGAACAGCAAATTATGGACATTTGTGAGAAGTATGGTTTTAATTTGTTGAAGTATGTGGCTTTGGTTTCTAAAAATAACTATCTTTACTCTGAGAGTGTGAATATGCTCGTGGATGAGGCTACCAGAACCTGTGAGTTTGACAAGTTTGTTGTACTTAACCCAGACTGTTATGCTTTAAAAGAGAACTGGCTCTCTGATATGGTTGCTTGCTGGGATTCTATAAAAAGAAATTTTGATAAGAGGATTTGTACTCTGGGTAGCTTGCAGTGGGGAAATGAAGAAAAGACTCAAGTCTGGCATATGGGTTGTATGTGGAAACCAGAAGACCAGAAATGCCACTTATTGGACTGGGCTCATGTTCATCATATACCTGACAATCTTGTGTATACAGGTGGTGGAGTAGGTTTTCATAAAGTTGATGGCAATACAGGGACTGGTATTATGATAGATTACCAGAAATTTGCAGAGATGGAAGGTTTTGATTCAAAAAACTTTCCTCATTATTCATCTGATGCTTTTTTTGTGCAAGAGACACAGTATAAAGGTTATACACATTACTGTTGTACAGTAGAATTTTTTCATCAAGCAGGTAATTCAGTTAAAAATTAATAAGGAAATAGTATTGGAAAAAGGGCACACAATAAATTGTTTAGACCATGGGTTTGTAAGACTTGTGGATTTTATGGGAGATGATTCCTCTATAGTTCAATCCGCAAGGGTATCTTATGGTGCAGGTACAAAAAGTGTAAGAGAGGATAGAGCTCTTATAAGGCATTTAATGAGGCATAGGCACACTTCTCCATTTGAGATGGGTGAAATAAAAGTTCACATGAAGATTCCTATAGTTGTTGCAAGACAGATTATAAGGCATAGAACAGCAAATGTAAATGAGTTAAGCGGAAGATATTCTGTAATACCAGAAGAATGCTATATACCAGCTCCTGAAAATTTAAAAGGTCAGGACTCAGTTAATAAGCAAGGCAGTTCGGGAGTACTTGACCCTATAGTATCTGCTAGAATAATTGGATGTATGGAAGGTGAGCAAAAAGGTGTGTATGCTAATTATAAATCATATTTGAAAGACGGTCTTTCTAAAGAATCTTCAAGAATAGATTTACCACTTTCTACTTATACAGAATGGTATTGGAAGTGTGATTTACATAATATATTTAATTTCCTAAGACTTAGATTAGATAGTCATGCTCAGTATGAAGCACGAGTCTATGCGGAAGCTTTGGCAGAGATAGTTAAAGCGTTGTTCCCTGTTTCATATGAAGCGTTTGAAGATTATGTATTGAATGCTATAACATTCAGTAAGCAGGAGCTAGAAGTACTTAGAGGCATGCTAGATGTGAGTGGTTCAGGTTCTGTATTTGTACCTTCAAATGATATACTTAGTAAGTCAGAGTTTTTAGAATTTGAAAATAAGATAAGTAAGATATGTTTCTAACTATCTTATACTATTTTTTTGCAGGTCTTATATTGGACATTCTCATAACTGTAGGATGGTATGCTCTGGAGAAGAAGTGGGTAGTTTTATCTGCTTTGTCCGCTATAGCTCAAACTTTATTAGGCTATACGGTATTTTATAATCTGTTCCCAGAAGGTGGTATGAGCTTGGAGTTAGTAATATTTGCTGTAGGTGGTGGTGTCGGAGTTGCTGGAGTAGTTATTTATAAAAAATATTGGAGTAAAGAGAAGTGAGTTTAAAAGAAGATTTAATGAAGTTAGTTTCAGATTTGGAAGAAACTCAAGACTATTTTGCAATAGTTAGTTTTGCAGATAAGAATGAGCTAGATGAAATATTTAGTAAGAGGTTTGGTTTAACCAAGCCTGAGCTGGTGGAACCAGATGATGTAATAACTTTTCCTTATTATGTTGTACAGCAGTCGGGGTATTTAGGGGATGACTATTCTGGAACTATGTGGATTGAGTTAGACCCAGATTTTTTTGCTGTTGTGGAGTACAGATGTTAAAGATTGGAATAGTTGGTAGCAGAAGAAGGGACTCTAATAAGGATAAGCAGGTTATTGAGTTAACTTTGTTTAGAGTTTTAAGTGGCTATTGGATATCTTTACCAGAGGTTGATAAGGGTGTAATGCTGGTCTCTGGTGGTTGTCCTAAAGGTGCTGATAGGTTTGCAGAAGAGTTGGCAAAAGAACATATGTTTCCTATTACTGTTCATTATCCAGATAAGAGCAAGCTTGATAAGATTTTATCTATTACAAATCCTACACAAGCTTATGCACAAATAAATTTTGCAAGGAATAAAAAGATAGCTGAAGATTCTGATTACCTTATTGCTTGTGTGTCTGAAGATAGAACAGGTGGCACAGAAAATACAATAAAGCATTTTAAAGAGTTAGGTAAAGAAAAAAATTTAATATTAGTTTAACTGTGGAAGAAAAGAAATTTAGTTTTATAGATGAGCTTGCACACTATATATTTACAGATAAGTATGCTAGGCATGATTGGGTAAAGAAAAGAAGAGAAACTTGGCTGGAGGCTATTGACCGTGTTGAGGGCATGCATTTAAAAAAGTATAGCTATCTATCCAAGGAAGATTTAAATAAAGTCAAATGGGCGTTTGATAAAGTAAGGAACAAGTATGGTATTCCTTCAATGCGAAGTGTACAATTTGGTGGTAAGGCTGTTGAAGTTAATAATGAAAGAATCTTCAATTGCTGTGTAAGACATATAGATTCTTTAAGGTCATTCTCAGAAGTATTCCATTTATTGTTGTCAGGTTGCGGTGTTGGAGCAGGTCTAAGCGATAAGTTTCTTGGTAGATTACCTAACCTTATAAGCCCTACAGATAAGACAGGCATGGTTTTAAACTACGCTATAGCTGACACTATAGAAGGCTGGTCGGATTCAATAGAAGTTCTTTTAAGCTCTTATTTTTGTAATACTCCTTATAGTGGTAGAAAGATTGTTTTTGATTATAGTAGGATAAGAAAGAAAGGCACACCATTAAAAACTTCAGGAGGTAGAGCTCCTAGTTATACTTCACTTAAGAGGTGTCATCAAAAAGTAAAACAGCTTTTAGATTTTATAATAGAAGAAAAGCATCAATTTAGAATGAAGACTATTAATGCATATGATATTCTTATGCATATTAGTAATGCAGTTTTATCTGGTGGTATTCGAAGGTCGGCAATGTGTATTGTGTTTATGCCAGAAGATGAGGACATGATTAATGCTAAAATTAATTTCGATGTAATTAAAAAAGGTAGGTTTGAGCATAATGAAAAAACAGACAAATATGAAGGCTATGTAGTAGTAAATGATTCTGTATATGCAGGTAAGACAAAGATTGAGGTAGAGTTAAGTAAGTTTGACTATGACCAGTTAAAAGAGACTAGTAAAATAAGTTGGATTCATATTCACCCTCAGAGAGCTAGAAGTAATAATAGTATTTTATTGCTTAGGAACAAAGTTACTTTAAAAGAATTACAGAGTATAATTGAGCGAACAAGATTGTATGGTGAGCCAGCATTTGTGTTTGCAGACGATGAAGATACTTTGTTTAATCCTTGTTTTGAAATATCATTTATACCAATAACTGCTGAGAGAGTTTGTGGTACTCAGTTCTGTAATCTGTCTTCGATTAATGGAGCTAAAGTAAGAACATTAAAAGATTTCTTAGAAGCAGTTGAGGCTGTAACTATAATAGGAACTTTACAAGCAGGTTACACTCATTTTGATTATTTGACTCCTACTGCAAAACAGTTGACAGAAGAAGAATCTTTACTAGGTGTATCTATTACTGGATTTTTTAATAATGCAGAAATTCTTTTAAATAAAGATAATTTAGCAAAAGGTGCTAAATTTGCAGTAAAGGTAAACAAGGAATGGGCTAAGAAATTAGGCATTAATCCTGCTTCTAGAGTTACCTGTGTTAAGCCTGAAGGTACTGGTAGTCTTGCTTTGGGTGATGGTGATGACTTACCTAGTGCTGGAGCACACGGTCACCATGATAGAAGATTTTTTAGACTAGTTATGGCTAATAAGTCTGACCCCGTTTATAAGCATTTTAAGAAACATAACTCTCATGCGTGTGAAGAATCAGTGTGGAGTGATAATAAGACTGATGATGTCATATATTTTCCTATTGAAGTAAAGCCAGAAGCAAAGATAAAGTCTGACCTTACAGCATTAAGTCATTTGGATATTATAAAAATGATTCAAGAGAATTGGGTCATGAATGGTATATCCGATACTAATAAAAAGAATATAAGTCATAATGTAAGCTGTACTGTTGAGGTTGATAAAGGTGAGTGGGATAAAGTAACTAAGTATCTTTTTGATAATAGAAATTATTTTTCCGCAGTATCTCTACTTGCTAAGTCTGGGGATAGAGACTATGAACAGGCTCCGTTCCAGAGAATTGATGGAGAAGATAGGGAAGCAAAATGGAAAGAGCTGGTAGAGAAGTGGGTACCAGTAGACTACACAAGTCTGGTAGAGGAAGAAGATGAGACAGCTTTAATGGCTGAAGCTTCTTGTGCTGGAGCAAATTGTGAAATTAATATTTAAGTTATGGAAAGTGTAGAAGAAGAATTACATCAAAGGTTACATGAGGCTTGTGGATGCTTTGTGGGAGAAAAGGTGTCGCCTGAGATGATATCTAGGATTAAGGCTAAATGTGTTGCTATTATACATTCTTATGTTGATGAGTTAAATATTAAGTGTTTAGCTATTGATTGTTATGAGGCTGGTGGTGGGCAAGTATGGATAAGGGCATATGTCCCAGACTTGTAATTATGGAAATTTTTAATTATATTTGAATATGAAATATAGAACACAGTATATAGACGGTAAACTTGTATTCAAGCAAGAAATATTTAAGTTAAGTTATTTTGGCGAGGTGCATTATGTGTTGGGTAGGATTTTGTTGAACATACATCCTAAAGCTAAGCAAAAGGTTACAGAAGATGAGATTGTAGATGTTTAGTAATGTTTTAGAAATAGATGGCTACAAGATTTACTATGTTGAGACTGCACAACATCCGTTTAAGTTAGATAAATGTACTGTAGATAGTTTAAAGCCTGAAGAGCTTGTGCGTGTATTTTATAAAAATGAATATTATGAAGCTCTTGTAGGTGAAGTTAGAAGCAAAGTAGCAGTTGACTATACAAAAAATAAATATTTTATAAAGAAAGAGTATTTTGTTAAATGAGATAAGGAATTCTTCTTGTGAGCTGTGCCCTTTAGGTAAGAGTTCAGAGAAGGTTTGTTTAATGGGTAGAGGTAAAGTTTCACCTATTATGTTTGTAGGTGATTACTTTAATAATCATGATTTGAAAGCTGAAGAGGCTGTATCAGGTGCTGGAGGACATATTTTAAATGTTACTTTACAGAAAGCTGGATATGATATAGCAGATGTGTATATTACTAATTCTGTAAAATGTAATACAGATAAGGTAAAAACTACAAGCATTAAAGCCTGCCGTGAGTACTTAATAAAAGAAATTGAAGCGGTAAAGCCTAGAGTAATTGTTACTTTGGGAGCTACTGCATTGGAGAGTGTTCTCAAGCTTAAAGGTGTTACAAAAGTAAGAGGGCAGTATATTTGGAGCGAAGAGTTTCAGTGTTTCGTTGTTCCTACTTTTCATCCTAATTCATTTGGTTACAATCCTGACCAGCAACCTATGTTTGTGCAGGATGTGAAGTTTGCATTAGATAAGGCTTATGGTAAGGAAGAGACAGCTAAAAATAAAAATTATTTTGTAGTAGATACTATTGAGAAGTTTAGAAGTACTAAAAGATTTTTACTTTCTAAACCTTTATTGGCAATAGATACTGAAACGTTTCTTACTGACCCTATTGAAGGGGAAGTGCTATGTGTTCCTATATCTTGGGAATCTGGCTATTCGGTCTTAGTTCCATTGTGTGGACAAAACATGGTTCCTATATGGGAGCCTAATGAATATGAAGAAGTATTAGAAGGATTGAAAGAGATATTATACACTGTTAAACTAGTTCTTCATAACGGTAAGTATGATATGCAGTTTCTTATAAATGCTGGATTTGATAAAGACAAGCTATTTGAAAGTTGGGTAGGTGACACTATGTTACTTAACCACTTGCTGGATGAGAATTCTAAACATGGTCTGGATGACCTTGCATTAAAACTGACTGACTTAGGAGCTTATTATGTTAAGCTGGATGAGCTCAAAGATGATTTGCTTAAGGAGATGAATAAGGGCAGGAAACTAAAAATAAAAAAAGATAATTTTACTTATGATTTGTTTCCTACTGACGTGTTATGGGAATATGCAAATTATGACAGTGATGCAACATTTAGAGCAAACATAAGGTTGTTAGAAGAGTTGGAAAAGTACCCAAAATTAAAAATAGTGTATGAGTACTCTACTATGCCATTAGCTAAGTTATTAACAGAGATGGAAATGACTGGTATAAATATGGATAGGGAGAGACTTGATACTAATATTGCAAAGTTAGAAGCAAAGTTAAAAGAAGTTGAAGACTTGCTGTATACAAATGAGTATGTAAAAAAGACTGAAGAGTTTTTTGCTAAACGTGGAGAAGCAGAATTAAAAGAGCATTACGATTCTCTTAAAACAAAACGTTTAGAGTGGGATGATTACAAAGCTAAGCATTTTGACCCTGCTGACTATAGGATGAATTTTAGTTCTCCAAAACAGCTAGGTGTGTTACTATTTGATGTGCTGGGTCTTGAGCCTATAGTAAGTAAAAAAACTGGTAATAACACTACAGACAGAGGTGCATTAGAGGTATATGCAGAGAAGCATCCATTTTGTAGCCAGTTCAATGAGTACAGAAATCTTCAGCAATTTTTATCTACATTCCTTATTGGAGCTCGTGACAGAATAGGTAAAGATGGAAGATTGCGTACAAGCTTTCTACAACATGGTACAGTTACAGGAAGATTGTCAAGCAGGAATCCTAACTTCCAGAATATACCAAAACATAAAAAAGGTGATGTTGACCCTATGCTGGTGCGTGAGTGTTATATAGCATCTGAAGGTTACTATTTATTGGAGTGTGACTTTTCACAGCTAGAGTTCAGACTGTTTGCTGATGTAAGTAAAGACCCGTTGTTGATATCCGATATTGCTAATGGTTTGGATATACATAGAAAAGTAGCATCTCTTGTGTATCAGTGTACAGAAGAAGAAGTGACAAAGGAGCAAAGAAGCAAAACTAAGTTGACTGTATTTGGGTTGCTTTATGGTGAAGGTATTTGGGCATTGTCAAAAAGATTGAAGATGACCGAAGAAGAAGCTCAGACTATATCAGATACTTTCTTTAATATGTATCCTGATGCTTTTACGTGCATAGAAGGCTATAGAGATTTTGCTAAGAAGAATGGCTATGTTGAAAACATATTCGGAAGAAGAAGAAGATTTCCAGTACTTCTTGGTGGCTACAGAGAAGAAATAAAACGTGAGTGGAATGAAGCATTAAGACAAGCATTTAATTTTGTAATTCAGGGCACTGCAGGAGACCTTACAGCATTTGCTATGTTGCGTCTGGACAGAAAAGTAAAGGAGCTGGGAATAAGAGCTAATATGCTTATTCAGATTCATGATGCTATAGTGTTTGAGGTTAAGAAGGAAGACCTTCACAGATTATGCAGGTTGATAAAAGAAGAGATGCCTAGGCAGGTAGCAGGTATTACTTGTCCTCTGGATTGTGAGATTGAATATGGAGAAAGATGGAGTGAGCTTAAGCACTGGGAGCCAGAAGATAAGGTGCTACAGACAGATGTATCTGAGGTGGTGTCAGCATCAGAATATGTTCCTAAAATTATAGAGGTAGCTATATCCGATGACATGATTAGTAGGGCAAGGGCTCAAGCTGATGAACAAGGTGTGCTTAAGAATTCAATCCGTAACGGTAAAGGAAATTTTATAGGCTTTTTGGGTAAAGAAGTTGCTAATAAAGTAATTCAAGGTGAGTATGAGCATACTTCACATTATGATATTATTAGTAATGGTAATAAGTATGCAGTTTTTACAAAAGAGTGTACATCTCCTCCTACATTAAAATATGATTGTTCAGTGCTTGATTTTAATGTAAAAAGTGGGTGTGATTTTTATGTGTTTGTGCGAATACAATGTTTAAATGACAAGCCTGTTGCAGGATGGTTTTTAGGTGTTATGGGTAGGGAAGAGTATCTGAGTAAAGCAAATCATATGCATGCAGGGGATAAAGATGCTAGTAACAATTATATTTTTAAAGCAGATTGTTGGAATTTAAAAGTTTCAGAACTTGACCGTTGGGAAGCAAAGTGATTGACTTGATTCTTTGGAAATTTTTAATTATATTTGAATAACAAATAAAAAGGAAATAAAAATGATAGTAGCAGATTTTACAAAAAGTGTTACAACTTTGGAAGAGATGTCTGAAGTTCAGAGTAAGTATGATTATATAGAAGCAAATTTAGAAAACATAGTTATTGATGAAAATTGGCAGGTTGTGCTAGGTGAGAAGAAATATAATCTTACTCAGCAGGCGTTGGAAGCAATATCTAAGCTGTTAGGCATACCTTATAAATATGCAATAGCTATACCGACAGACCTGTTTCAGGATAACATGGATAGGCTGAAGAACATTAAAAAAGGTTTAGTGAGCATATGCTTACGTGATGACAATGTTATTGTTAATTTCTATAAGTACAGACTTAATAAGAAGACTGATATGCCATTGCCTTGCACACCTTTGGATACTTCTAATCTTATGGAATATTTTGCTGATGGTAAGTACAGAACAGAGAAATGTCTTATCGGTGATTTTGGAGCTATCATTGATGTTGTTGATACTAGTTTAGGTCAGGTTAACTTAGTTGAGGAGGGGGATGTTATTGACGTTGGTTATCGTATTGTTAATCCGTTTACTCAGGTAAGTGAGGGCTTAGAGATGAGTCTGATGCTGTCACATGATGGCTTTTGTATGAGGTTGCCTTCTGCTTTAGGTAAAGCAAAAGTTAGTTTAACAAAAGAGCTTGGTGACCAAGATAGATATTTTGCTAAGCTGATGGAAAGTCATGCTAACTGGATGGGTTCTAAATTTGTATTTGCTGATATAAAGAAGCTTGTTATGAATACTAGAGGTCTGGCTATTAAATATAGATTTTTTGTTCCTATGCTTGGTAAGGTTCATAAGATGAGTGAGTTTATGAGCAGTCAAGTGTTTGGAGTGATGGAGTGGAAAGATGATAACAAGTATTACAGAGAAGAGCTGGAAGATGATGAAGCTGGAGATTCTAAGTTTGAGTACTGGAAATCAATATTTGATATAGGTCAGGAAGTGAGAAAGATGGAAGGTTTAGAGAGACTTGATTTTGAGAACTATATGAGTGTTGTGTTGCAGATGGCTGAAAAACAGTTGAAACTTTATCCCAAAGTAGAAGAGGGTAACTAATGGCAGTTAAATTTGAAGACTATGGTCTTGACAATGCTAAAATATTCAATGCAAAAGCTATAGAAGATATTCTTCAACCTTATGAGAGTAAGGATATAGACAGTTTTTATGAAAAGGTAAAAGAGCTTAAGAGCGTTGAATTTTATGAGGAACTGAAAGCATTGAGGGAATGTTTTGATGTGAAGTTATTCCAGACCATTGAGGAAATAAAGTTGTATGATATCACTGGTAAGTACTACGACCTAAGACGTAAGATAAACAAGGTAATTGAGATAAAGAACAGGTTCAATGATTACAAAAAGCATTGGCTTGTAGTGCAGAAGCTGGCTGATAGCATGTATGAGCGTAATAAGGATGCTATGATTATATCCGAAGACATGAAAGTGTATAAGAATAAAGATGAAAAACTTTCAGCTACTAATAGAAATCTTGACCAGTTAGTAAAGATATCTACCTATGTTGATATTGTATTGTTAAAACTTAAGCAGTTTGAATCAGAGATTCGTGAAGCTCAAGAGTATCTTATGGACGTAAAGCAGGATGTATCTAGGATTCAGTCGGCAATGAGTCTAGCCTTGGAAACTGGTGAGATAGCTAGAGTTATAAGACCCAGAGATTAGGGGCTTGCATTTACGAAAATTTTTAATTATATTTGAATATGACAAGATTGACGTTTCAAGAAGCAGTACTTAAAGGTTATACACAATTTCATTTTAAAGGTGATGTTCACGACTTGAATGAAAAGAATTATAATAGCTGTATAGCTCAAAAATCAGATAAAAATTTGATGTATCTGGTTGACACAGATTTAAACTACAGTATGAAGATTATACCAGAGCAGGTAATATATAATGCTACTGAAGATTTATTTTCAGGATGTTATGATAAGGTAACTGGTTCGAAAGAGTTTAGATTGTGGAAGAAGCAGACTGAAGATTTTTTGAAATCTATGGAGAGTATTACTACTTCGTACAATGTTACAGATATAGAGTTAGTATAGTTTCACGTTAATGAGTAGAAAGATAATTAATTAGGAGTATTTAAAATGGCAGTAAAATTTTCACAGAACGTTCATTTTACATTAGATAGCACAGAGCTGTATGGTGCTTTTGTTAGTGATGTTAAGTTTGTTGTAAGAGAGTCAGAAAAAGGTACATTCAAAATGTACGACATGAAGTTTGAAGTTTTTGACCCTAGAGATGTATATTGTATTGAGGGTAAAAGGGACAAAGAAGGGAATATAGTTGATAAGTGTGTTGGCAAAACAGTTAAATGTACTTTATGGTTAAGCAAAGAGGACGGTGGTTTACCACAAGCTTCTGAAAACATGGTTAGAATCCTTGCCGAATCAAAAGGCTTGGATATGGAAGATGATGCTTTTAATCTGGAAGACTTAAAAGGTGCAGTATGCCTGATGGGTGTAGTCAATGTACCAGATAGGACAGATAAGACTAAGTTGTATAGTAATGTAGATATAGCTACAGTAAAGAAAGCTAGACCTGAGCTTAAACAGTTATGTAAACTGTACAAAGAAGCAAAAGGTCAGAAGAAAAATTCATCTGACAGTGCTATAACTGGAGAGTCAAAGCCAGCATCTAAAGTTGCACCTAAGCCTGAAGCAGAATTACAGCCTGCAAAGACTGTAGATGAGACTACTGATGGCAAGAATCCGTTTTTAAGTTAAGTAGACCTTTATAGAATTTAAAAATTATACCAGTTAGTATTATACTGACTGGTATAATATATTTGATGGCAAAGAAAAAAATTATTAGTGGTTCAGAGTATATAAAGGTTACACCTTTCCAGAGATGTAAGGAATTAAAGCCTAAGTTGTGGAAAGTGTTTTCAAAGTTTATAAGATTGCGTGATGGCTGTAATTGCTATACTTGTTCTTCACGTAATATTCCAATGGCTAAATGCCATGCTGGACATTTTCATCCGAAGTCAACAACTGGTGTACTTTTGTACTTTGAAGAAAAGAATGTTCATGCTCAATGTATTAGTTGCAACATGTATAAGAGTGGTAACTTAGCAATATATAGTTTAAGGCTGGAACAGGATTATGGAATGGGAATTTTACAAGAGCTTGATGCTATAAAAAATAAAATATTTAAACCTACCCCAGACTGGTATGAAGAGAAGATTGCTTACTATGAAGAGAAAGTAAAAGAACTAGAAAGTAGAAAATGATTATATCAGATGAAGTTGGTGATGCAATACTCAATAAGTATTTTATGTCAAATGCTAGTCATGACACTTTTAAATTAAAACTTACAAAGCAGGAACATGATGCTATTGTACCTGAAAATCCTTTTCCACATACAGGCACTTATAGGTACATTTGTTTAGAGCATTCAGATATACCTACTGGTCTGCCTATGTGTATTGTAGGCTATGATTCTAATTCTATGGAGGTAGCCTTATACCCGTTTACGTTTATTTGGTTTAAGAGTGATGGTAAATATAATTTTATTTGGTAATGTCAAAAAGTACTCAAGGTCAAAAAATACATAAGCACGAAAGAATTAGGAATAATGTCTTCAAGTGGATAATTGAGGAACCTTCTATTACTGATTATAGTATCTCCATGAAGCTAAAGGATGAGTTTAATTTTAAAGCATCCCAACCTTCAGTAGCGAGCTGGAGAGCTAACTATTTTCCACAAATGTTAGCAGACCATGAAAAGTCTGTACAGGAACTATCAAAGCCTGTAGCAGAGAAAATAGATTTAAAGCTTATGAGTATTGTTACTCTTAATAAATATATTGAAGACTTTAGTAAAAGACTAGAGATGCTTGCAATGATTCTTCCAGACTATCATGTAGACCCTAACAGCCAGACTACTGGAGTTAGGTACGTGTCTGGTAATGAGGTGGAGCTGGAGGAGAGATATCAGACTAATGCAAAGTTTGTTGTAGATTTGATAAAGGAGAGAGATAAACTTGTTGGCGGTTGGACTCCTTACGATGTGGCACTGGATACTGCACAGAAAATAACTGAGATGGTGGCTTTGTATTTAAAAGTTGATGCACAGTCGGAAGAGTATAAAGCATTTAAAGAGGCATTACTCCAATTAGATTCTTCTTTAAAGGAGAGGTACAATGTTAAGAAATAATTTGTATTTATTATATATGGACGATTCATAAACTAAAAGCGGAGGAATTTTGCTTAAATTTTTAATTTTAATGTTCTTTTTTGTATGTTTTGAAAATGTTAATGCCAGCGACATAAAAACTGATAGCAGTTTTAATACTACTGGCACTGTCGAAGAACAAGATTTACATAAAGAACTAAAAAGAGAAGATGTAACAAATTTATTACACTATGCAAACAATCTTTTAATAATGTCAAAAGATACATTATTTTCAGATGAAGTTACAAAGTCATTTAATGAGATAGCAACAAAAGTTTTAACTGAAGTAAAAAAAGAATCAGACAGGCTTAAAGAGTTGGAGCCTGACACAACGTGGGAAGTTTATAAAGAGAGTGGTTCGGTGTCATGGTACGGAGACCCTAATAAAAAATTAGATAGATTTCATGGTAAGAAGTCTGCTAATGGTGAGATTTTTGATACTTATAAATATACTGTAGCCTCTTGGAGTGATTTAAAGTTTGGTACTATGTTGCGTATAACTAATCCTTCTAACGGTAAGAGTATAATTGCCAGAGTTACTGACAGAGGAGCTTTTAAGAAGTTAGGTAGAGTTTTGGATATGAGCTATGCATGTATGAGAGATTTAGATGGGCTAGGCTCTGGTGTTATAAAAGTTAAGGTGGAAGTTTTGAAAATCAGTAAAATAAAGTAAATGCTTACTAAAGACGTAGAAAAGAATATACATACTAGGATAAGTCAGGTAGTTGACTATGTGGATACAGTGGTAGATGTTATAGAGGATTCAGGATTGATTCCTAATTTTAAAAATAAAGTAGTAGCTACTTTTCAAAAACGTATAGGCAGTATTTATAATTTAAATGGAACTTGTGTGATGGAGATGTATAACTTATGAGGATAGTTACTGTTAAAGACCCAGTAATATTACTGGATGACAATGAAAATCAGGTTCCATTGCAAGCTCATGTAGATTATGTTGTACCTGATATTGTGCCAGCTTTGTTGCATAAAGACGGCATAAGTAAATCTATAATTAAGGATGATGACTTTTATGATTGGGCAGAGTTTAAGACTTACAAAGGTCAGAAGCTGGACGGGAAAGAAGTAGTATTTTTTAGGAACGGTGGCATAGGGGATTTAATATTTCCTATACCTTCAGCTAAAGCATTAAAAGAAAAATATCCTACTTGTAAAATATATGTATGCTGTAATGAGCAGTATAGGTGTTTGTTCGAAGAGTTAGATTTTATTGAAGGTGTTTTCTCGTTACCTTTACCTATGAGTGAGATATGGAAAAAAGATTACTATATTAACTTCGAAGGGCTCATAGAAGGTAACAAGGAAGCTGAGACTGTAGATGCTTACATACTCCATTCAAGAAGGTTTTTTGTACAGCCTGAGTCATTCTGTCCAGAATTAAAAGTGAATGCTCAAGTAGAGTCTAAGATTAAAACAGAGCTGGCAAAGTATAATAATTGTAAAAAAATAGTTATAGCTTTTTCTGCTAGTGTGGCAATAAGAAGCATAGACCCTAATATGTATAAGCAGTTGATTGATTCTGTAAAAGACCCGAATGTAAGATGGTTTATTACTGGTAGTAAAAATCAACTTAAAGATATTGAAGCATTTATAAAAACCTGTAATAATAAAAATAAGATAATCAACTGGAGTGCTAAGCATTTTACTCTGGTTGAGACTATGGCACTGGTTAAGAATTCGGATGCTGTAATAGCTCCAGATAGTGGGTTACTTCATATTGCTGGAGGTTTTGGTATACCTGTAATAGGGTTGTATGGTGCATTTCATTCTAGCTTAAGGATGAGTCATTATAAAAAAGCTATCGGACTGAATGCTGTAAGTTCTTGTGTATTTGCAAGAGGTGAGTTTAGATGTTGTTTTCAACATGGTGGCGGTTCTTGTAATATGGCAAGAAAAGTGTATGAGAAGTATCCTCCTTGTATGGAGTTAATAAAAGTTGACGCTGTACTAGGAGCATTAAAAAATTTAAAAGTGTTGTAGTAATGGGTGGCAGTGCGTTAAAAATTGCGAAGACCAGAAGGTATAATGCTAATGAGTATTACTCATTATACTATGGAGACATGTATTCTAAATTACTTGCTCTAACTAAAGGTGAAGCTAAAATTGCAGTATTACCTGCTTATGTTGATAAGAGTAGCTTTGGAGATATGGACATCCTTGTTGAAAAGGGTAGTTACATGACTGATAGGTTTGAAGAAAAATTGAAAAATGTTTTTCAGTATTCTGAAATTTATAAGAATGGTAATGTTTGGAGTTTTGATTATCGAGAACTACAGATTGATTTAGTATTTACAAAACCTGACTGTTGGGAAACATCATTGACTTATTACTCATGGAATGACCTTGGAAATTTGATGGGAAGAGTAGCGAATAAGCTAGGTGTTAAGTATGGTCATAAAGGTCTGGAGAAGAAAATTTATACTGAAGATAGGACAAGAGTTCTTGATGAAGTATTGTTAACTAAAGATATTAGAAGAATTTTTGATTTCTTAGGGTATGATTATGACAAGTTCTTATTAGGATTTGAGACACTTGAGGATATTTTTGAGTATGCAGTCTCAAGTAAGTATTTTAAAAAAGAATTATTTCATCTTGAGAATTTAGACCATCAGAATCGTACAAGAAACCGTAAGAGAAAAACTTACATGGCTTTCCTTGAGTGGCTTGATAAAAAAGAATTACCAGTATTTGAGCAAGACTTCTCCAGTGAGACAAATTGGAAGAGATTAACAGAATCATTCCCAGAACTGAATCTAGATGAGCGACTTGCTGAGTTGAAGGAAAAAGAAGCTATTCATCAGGAGATTAAATCTAAATTTAATGGTAAAATTGTCATGGAGCTTACAGGTCTGGAAGGGAAAGAGCTTGGTAAGTTCATTCAGTATGTGAAGGATGAGTTTGGTGAAGTGTTTGATGAGTATATGTATAGAACAGATGCTGACAGGATTATAAAAGACATAAAAGCATACTATTGTGTGTGGAGAGGTAAGTAAATGACAGAACAACAGAAAAAAGAAATAGAAGAGCTTAAGAGCTGGGATGAGTGGGAAGCTTATGTTAAAAATAATAACATAGATGCCAAAGTCAGAATCTATGACCCAGAGTTAGGTGATGTTATCCATAATAAAGGTTTTAGCTTCCTTGATTTTGAAACATTAAGAGCTCCTATTAGTCCTGAGACTCAGGCACATATAGATGAGCAGAAAAAAAGAAAGTATGACCCAAATCAAAAAGGGTTTAGACAGTTAATAGTAGAACAAAATAAAGAAAAAGAAAATGGAAACTAAAAAAAGAAAACCAAAAGAAGCAGAGAATAGAGTTGTAGAAGATAATGATGAAGGTATAATGAGGGCTTACTGGGGTGGTGAGGAAGTAGAAAATTTTCAAACCAGAAGACCCAATAAAGAGGATAATACTATAGAGCTATCCCCAAATGGTAAAGACTGGGAGATAGTACAGTGGGTTCGTATAGGCAAGTCAAAATTTGATGATGATTACGACCCTGAGTTTGACCCTAAAGAGCTTGGTAAGAATGCTATGGTTTCCCCTACAGCTTTTACAGTAAAGAAGGGTAACATGTAAAATGCATGTTATTCATTGCTGGTGTGATGGTGCTGTAAGTGGTAATGGTAAGGAAGATTCAATAGGTGGTTGGGCGTTTGTAGGAAAGACTGATTATTCGGAGAAGTGTTTCTTTAAAGCTGGTGTTACTAAAGGAGCTACCAATAATCAAATGGAGCTCAAGGCTGTACTGTCAGGGTTGAAAGAATCTAAGAAGAAAGGTAGTAATCCGTATTTAGATTATTCTTCTAGTGCCTCATGTGATGCTGTAGTACGTGTTTATTCTGATTCAGCTTATGTTATAAACGCTTTCAATAGTGGCTGGACTAGAAACTGGATTAAGAACGGCTGGGTAAATATTGAAGGAGAAGCAGTAAAGAATCGTGACCTCTGGGAGAAGATTATAAAAGAGATGGAAAGTTTTAAAGAAGTAAATTTTATAAAAGTAAGCGGACACTCTGGAGATGTGATGAATGAGTTTGCAGATACTCTGGCTACTAAAGTAATTTTAGAACATAAATTAAAAAACAAATGAGAGAAAAGAAGTACATATTATTAAAAGATATTCCATTGTATAAAGCAGGGACAGTATTTGTAAGAAGGTTTGCTGGTAGTCCAATTTATTCACCAATAGGTCGCAGTTATCCTATATATTCTGAGCGTCAGATATTAAGTATGCATGGTGAATGGTTCATAGAAGACCAGACTGAGTTAGTAAATGCTATGAAGGTAGTGTGCAGAGAGTTAAGAGAAGATGGCAAAGGTGGTGGAAGTTATTATGGTAGCTGGAAGGATAATATAGCTATGCAGTTTAAAGATGAGTTTGCAAGATGGTATAAAAAAGAGTTTGGTGTTGATTTTGGAGATGACGATGAGGCTGTAGAAGTTATACATGAGATAGCAAATAATTCAGCTAGAAACTTTTTAGATTTATTAATAAGGGAGTAAATGTTAAATTATACATTAGTGATACCTATTCTAAATAAGCCAGAGTACCTAATACAGCTAATACACTCTATACCAAAGGAAGAGATTCCTGAGAGAGTATTGATAATAAATAATGGTGAAGAGGCAATATATGATATATTGAAACTTCAAATTGCTGATATTTTGACTTATTGGAATGATTGGAAAGATGTTGACGTATACTATGAATCGTTTGGTTATAATCTAGGAGTAGCTAAAAGCTGGAATGTAGCAACAGATATTTCAAAAGCTCCATGGTTGATATCTAATTTTGATATGCTATTTTCAAAAGGAGCTATAAAGAAGTTTATAAATGCTCTGGAAGAGAATGATATTGTAACTCTGGACTGGGGATACTGTTTATTTGCTTGTAAACCTTCACTGTTTGAAAAGGTAGGAAAGTTTGATGAGAATTTCTTCCCTGCTTACGTTGAGGATACAGATTTTGACCGAAGAGTAAGCCTATGTGCAGATGTGAAAAAGTTTGTATTTAGTGCTAGAGAACTTGGAGTACAGCATGGTGGTTGTAAGACAGCAGAAGGTCATGAGAATAAACCTCTGGGAGATTTCCTTCATATGTGTAGAGGATTTAATAAATCGTATTACAGTGAGAAATGGGGTGGCATTCTGGGAGAAGAGAAGTTTAACAGTCCTTTCAATAAAGAAGTTCCTTTAAGTTTCTGGGAGGAAGATAAAGAGTTGACACAGGTTAAATTAAAGTTGTGGGAGAGTTTAAATGGAAGATAAATATTGTGGTGAAGAAGGAAGAAAACGTAGAAATAAATTATGGGAAGATTATGATAAGCTTCATAAATGCTGTCCTTCATGTGGAAGTGATTTCATAGAGGTAACAACTTTAGGAGTATGGCTACCTCCAGATACTGCAAATAGAGCCAACTGTTGTGGATGTGCTGAGTGGGAAGGTGTAGTAGATGATTTAGTAGAAAGTAAAGAAGATAAAATAAGAAAAGCGTTGGCAACAAATCCTGAATTGCAGAAATTAGCAAAAGTGCTAGCAGAACCTGTACGACATGCTATTGAGGATGAGTCATGGTCTCGTGGTTTGTATAGTCATGTAGTTCCAGACTCAGGATATTGGACAAGTTTAGACCAGATGATTCATTATTTTACTATTATGCCTGAGTTAGATAGAAGAGAGATACTTGTTCATCTGGAGAATATGAAGAAGAGAGGTATAGTGCTTATACAAGGTATGGTTGAGGATGATGGTCTTGTTAAAGATGAGAATGGTCAGCCAAAAGGTTATACAGCAAAAGATATACGTGCATCTGGGGTATTTGGTATAATTCATGGAGACATGGGAGGTCTTGATAATTACCCTGTAATTGATTCTAAAACTTATCTTACAAAAGAAAAATTTGAACAAATGTTTCAAGCTTCAGTAGAAAGAGATTTGAATAGATGCAAGTAGTTGCTTATACTCAAGTCTGGAATGAGGCTGAGATGCTTCCGTTTTACTTAAACCATTATACAAAATTTTGTGACAAAGTAATTGTTTATGATAATGGTTCTACAGATGGAAGTCAGGATATAGTTAAAAGCTTCAAGGATGCAGAGTTGAGAGAGTATGATACAGGCGGAACTCTGGATGATGTTGCAATAACAGAGCTTCAAAGTAATCACTACAAGGAGCAGAAAGGAAAAGCTGATTTCGTAATAGTTTGTAGCTGTGATGAGTTTCTTTACCTCCCAGATGGTAACAACCCTTATGACCTTAGAAAGAAACTTCAGGAGTTTAAAGACCAAGGAGTGACATTCCCAAAGATGAGAGGATTCTCAATGCTGGATGATGGTGATGAAAGTATTTACAACAGGCTAGGAGAAATAGACCCTTTTCTATATAACTATATAAAGACTGGCTGGGAAAATGGGAATGATGCAAAGAGAGTAGTATTCAATCCAAATGAAGTAGAAGTGGCTTATCATATAGGAAGCCATAACTGTGACGTATCTGGAAATATAGTTGAAAGTGAAGACCCGTTATTCATGTTACATTATTCTGTTTTAGGTTTGGATAGAGCTTTAAAAAAGAATGCAGTGTATAGAGAAAGATTCTCACAAAGGAATCGTGATTCTGGGTACGGGTTTCATAGAAACAATGATGAATGGTTCATTGAAAATTGTTACAAGCAAATAAAGAATAATTTAAAGAAGGTTATATGAGTAGAGATTATATTTTATCATATCATAATTTTTATTGGGATAGTGTACATGTGGCAATGGCTACTGTCAAGCTTGAAAGTAATAAACATACAAGTGTTCAAACTTTTTTTAAAAGACAGAATACCCCATTACATGATAATATTTGTTCGTTGCTTAAGACAAGAAACTTAAAAGAAGCGATTCTATTTTATGTAAACAGTGACGATGGCATAGATTTAAGGAATGAAGGTTTTGACCCTGAAGCTTTTTTTGATGTAGTAGATGACTATCAAAATTTACAATTAATACTTAAACAGTAAAAAATAATTTAGTTAAGGTGATATAATGGAAAAAATAGATTTAAAGTTTTATGCTGTAAGGAATAAAGAAGGAAAGTTTTTCAGAAGAAAAGGCTTTTCTGGTTACGGTACTAACTGGGTAGATGGTCTTGATAAAGCTACTATATATCCTAAACAAGGGCAAGCAAAATCCAGAATTACTTTTTTTGCAAAGAATTACCCTGAGTATGGAATCCCAGAACTGGTCGAGTTGAGAGTTACTGAAATGGTTGTTGTAGAACAAGAATCAAGAGTAAAGGATGTTATTGCAAAAGAGAAGAAGTTACAGGAGCAGGCTGTCATTAACAGGAAGAAGAGAAATTTTGAGCTTGCTAAAAAAGAGTATGAAGAGGAGTTAGCTAGGGTATGAAAAAAAGATTTGGAATAATAGCTGTTACGTATAGGGAATATTTTAAAGATAGCTTTGTTAGTTCTATGCATGAGCAATCTTTTCAAGATTTTGATTTGCATATTTATCATGATGGGGAGGATGTAGATGGCATACATGACCATATTACTCATTATAGTAAACTTGCATATTCTAACGTGTTTTGGCATAACACTGAAAAGAGAATGAATCAGTTCGGACATGACCTCCGTGACCTTGGAATAAAAGAACAAGCAGATAAATATGAGTGGTTAATCATAACAAACTGTGATAACTACTATGTTCCTAAGTTTCTGGAGGAGCTGAATAAGGTTATTGATAATTTTAGTGAGGTTACTGGAGCTAATAAAGAGTATGATTTTCATACTGGAGTAATTTATTTTGATTATATCCATAGTCACAATAGAGGAGATTCTAGTTCTGGAGGGACATATGGATTTATGGATAATCAGTTTAGACCTTGTATTTGTGATATTGGTGCTTTTGCAGTACGAAGTGATATAGCCAAAGAGGTAGGATTCAATAGGAGAGACCATGATGCTGATGCTGGATTTATTCAAGATATTATAAATTTGCAGAATACAAAAAATTTTGGAATATTTGGATTAAATAAAGTTTTATTTGTACATAATTGATATGATAGTCATAGCAACAAATAATGGTATGGAGCATTTACCTAAGCTTCTGGATAGCATTCAGAAGTATGGTTGGTATGGTCAAGACGTATGCGTTGTAGATACTGGAAGTACTGATGAGAAGTTTAAGGAGTATCTGAAAGAGTTAGATAATAAGTTATCATATTTATCAATACATAATTTTGTACATATAGTTAATTACACTGGTAATGGTGGTTATGATACTGGAGCATACAAATATGCTTATGAACGCTATAGAGAGCAAGAAGACTTATTTATATTCCTTCAAGATAGTGTAGAGATTAAGAGTCCTAATTGGTTCCCAGCAATCATGATTAAGCTACAAGAAGGAGATGTTTGTGCTTGGTTAACCTTTACTGACTGGTATGACAATCAAGAGCAGGTAGATTTTGTTCAAAAGTATTTTAATGAGCATAGGTATGAGAAAGGTGTGTTTGCTCCAATGTTTGCTATTAGGACAAAGGACATGGACAAAGTGTATGAGAAGACTGGCATAAAAGATGTACAAGTGTACAACAAGTGGACTCAGCAAGCCATGGAGCGTGGATGGGCTGTAGCATTTGAGCAGGCTGGGTTGAGGCTGGTATCACTAGACATCATGAACTGGGAGAGGTTGAGGGGTGATAGCTACGAACATTTTAGAAAATCGTTTCCAGTAAGACAATGATAGTAGAATTAGATAGAGAAGACTTGGTTAGCTTGGTGAGGGGTATGGAGCCTAGTTATGATATTTTTGAAGACCCTCTAGTTAAAAGATGTGGTAGCTGGACGGGTGGATTTGTAGAAAAATGGGATTGGAATAGTGAGTTGGATAGGATTTCAGAAACATACCTTTTTGCACTGTATAAACTGTGTAAATCTAGTCGGAGAAAAAAATGATAGAAATTTTTATAGCATTAAGTGTTTTATTTGCATTACATTTTGTAGGTGATTTTATTTGCCAGAGTGATAGAATGGCTAAAGGTAAGAGCACAAATTGGCTTATATTATTAGAGCACGTTTTAGTATATTGTATTGTAGTGTTCAGTGGTTTTCTTTTATTTAAGCATATATTCTATCCTTCGTTGCCTGACTTAACTTGGTTTATGGTTGTGAACGGGTTGGCTCATTTTATAACAGATTTCTTTACCAGTAGATGGACAACAAAACTATATTTACAGGATAAGAGACATTGGTTTTTTGTAGTAATAGGTTTAGACCAGCTTATACATATTTTAACATTAGTGTGGACATATAAATTATTAGTATTAGGGTAATGTCAATAGAGGCAGTTATATTTGACCTTGATGGGGTACTGATTGAGTCTACAAAAGAATTACATTTTAAAGCTTTAAATAAAGCTTTAAAATTAGTATCATCTAAGTATACTATATCGAAAAAAGAGCATTTAGAAATCTATGATGCTCTCTCTACCAATCAAAAGTTGAAGTTGTTAACTAAAAATAAAGGTCTTCCTAAAAGTTTATACAGAAGTATTTGGGAAAACAAACAAAAATTTACTTTAGAATTGTTAGAAAAGCTAAATTTAGGTATTAAGAGGAGAAGTTTTTTTAGCAAATTGAAAAATGATGGTTATAAAGTAGCAGTGTGTACAAATTCTATTAAAGAGACTGCACACCTTATTTTAAATAGACTAGGTATACTTGATATGGTGGATGTTATTCTTACAAATGAGGATGTAGTGTCTCCAAAGCCGTCTCCAGAGATGTATATTAAGGCTCAGAAGTTGTTGGGTGTAGAGTCCAAAAAGTGTTTAATTGTAGAGGATTCAGCACATGGTCTACTATCTGCACGAGATTCTGGAGCAGTAACTTTTAAAGTTAAGTCAGCTAGAAATACTTATTACGACACTCGTAAGGTTATTGTTATTGCAAATAAGCTTTCAGATAAATTTATTTTTAGGGAGCATGGTACAGTGTACCCCTATATAGAGAAATGCAATTTTCCTTCTGGGGCAGGCTACTATTCTCTTTTTGTAAAGTGTAATAAGTGTAAAAAGTCACGAATGGTAGAGTACAGTGTTATTAACAGGTCTAAGTTTACGGGTATGTGTTTAGAGTGTGCAGTGCATATGAAAAAACCTAGCATATCGGGTAAGAATAATGTTAATTACAAGGGTATACTTTATACTACTGGGGGCTACGTGTTAGTAAACCTTGAGGAGCTTAGTCAGAAAGATAGAGAGTTTGCTAAAATGTTGTTGAATAAGGGGGACAAACCTAATAGAATTTCCCAACACAGGTTTGTTATGGCTAAGCATTTGAATAGACGGTTGAAAGATTATGAAATAGTGCATCATAAAAATGGTGTAAAGACAGATAATAGATTAGAGAATTTAGAATTATTGACAACAAAAAGCCACCATGCTGGTCATGGGGACTTCTATTATCAGAAGTGGCAAGAGGCAGAAAGTAAAATAGTAAAATTAGAAAATAAATTAAAAATGAAATGAATAGTAGCAATGTTATAAACAGTGTTGTGCCTAGTGAGGATTGTTTTGTAGTAGCTTATCAGTCAGAAGCAGGCTCACGAAGTAATATTAAGAAATTAAATGTCGTCATCCCCATGGCAGGCGAAGGTAGTAGGTTTAGAGATGCTGGATATACTTTTCCGAAACCTTTAATTGAAATTGACAAGAAACCTATGATTCAATGGGTTATTGAGAGTCTTAATCTTCCAGATGCAAATTATATTTTTATAGTTCAAGAAGAGCATAATAAGAGGTATAAGTTAGGTAAAGTGTTAAGGTTGCTTGTACCTGATTGCACGATTATTTCTTTACCAAGAGCTACACAGGGAGCTTGTGAGACTGTACTGTTTGCTACTGAGGATATTGATAACGATGTTCCTCTACTTATAGCTAACAGCGACCAATTTTTAGATGATGTTCCTATAGCACAGCATTTAAAATATCTTGCTCATAGAAAAGCTGATGGTGTTTTATTTACTTTTGAAAGTGTTCATCCTAAATGGAGCTTCGTATATAAGGATGCTGATGATGTAGTAAAATACGTGACTGAGAAAGACCCTGTATCAAAAGAAGCTAGTACTGGAATATATTACTTTAGTAAGGGCTCTGAGTTTGTCAAGTATGCAAATCAAATGATTAGTAAAGACATTAGAGTAAATAATGAGTACTACATTGCTCCAGTGTATAATGAGTATTTAGAAGATGCTAAGGATGTTCAGACATTCCAGCTTAGTAATGATTCTTTTTGGGGACTAGGTACTCCAGAGGATTTAACATATTTTTTAACTAATTATAAAAAGAGATGAAAATAATATCACACAGAGGTAACCTTGAAGGGGCTGAACCATTGGTTGAAAATAGTCCTGCTCAAATAGAGAAAGTTATTGCACAAGGCTACGATGTAGAGATTGATGTATGGTTTGATAGAGGAAATAACTCTTGGTGGCTTGGGCATGATTACCCAAAGTATAGTATTGATTTTGAATTCTTAGATAAGCATAGAGACAGTTTGTGGTGCCACTGTAAGGATGTTGTAACTTTTCGTAAGCTTATTTTTCAGTCTGGTAATAATGCTTTTATGCATGATAAGGATTTGGTTGCAAGAACCGAAAGAGGGTATTTGTGGACATATAATAATGGGGAGTTGGTAGAAATTTCTATAGCGGTTATGCCAGAGCATGCTTGCAATAATTGGAGTATAGACGCTATAAGAAACAGTGCAGGTGTATGTACTGACTATCCTGTACATTATAGTGAGCTGTTGTTGAGTAATTAATTTATAAAAGAAATGAAAATAGAAATAGATAGAGTCAATAAAACTGTAAGACCCGTAGGGCGAGTTAAGTTAAAAGAGTTTTTAGAAGAGCTTAAGAATCTAGTTCCTAACTGGGAAGAGTATACACTTGATACGAATGTAAATATTAACTGGAACCCTCCAACCCCAGAGCCGTTGAATCCGTATCCGTTTAAACCAGAGCCTTATAAACCATTAAGCCCTTGGACTGACCCTTACAGGCTTCCTCCAAAGCCTTACAGTGACCCTTATAGAGGTGAAGGGCTACCTCCGTATTCAATTACTTTTTGTCCAACAGAATAATTAAATTTACAACATGTCCCTTTCAGATATTTTTGAGAAACAAGTAGAAGACGTAAAGAATCTTCCACCAGATGCAGTAAACTGGATTAAAGAACCTCCTACGTTTCAACAACATCTTAAGCATGGCTATGTTGATGTGGCTGGTAGTGATGTAGAGATATTGCTTTCTGATAAGCAAATGAGCTCTGTATTAGCTGTAATAGGTACTGACCCAAGGAAGATATTTTCTCCAGACAGGTTAGTATCTCTTGGTATATTTTGTGTAGGTAAAGGTGGTGGTAAAGATTTTCTTATTGCTATCGTAATGGATTACCTTATTACTGTTTTACTTCATTTAAAGAATCCTCAACATTACTTGGACATGTCAGGTAATCTTGATTTATTGAATGTAGCTCTTAAAGGTAAGCAGGGAGAGCGTGTGTTCTTTTCTGAATTTGTGAGCAGAGTAAAATATAATAAATTCTTTTTAGAGAATTTTATTATAAAAGAAAAAGGAGCCAAAATAAATGAGCCTGAGAAGCCACAAGGAACTATAAATATTAATACTGATAACGCAGAATTCCCTCATAGGATACGTTGCTTCTCGGAGTCATCAAAGAATGAAACATGGGAAGGTTATAATGTTATATTCTTTGTATTGGATGAGATATCAGGATTCATGTCTGAAACTCAAAGAGAGAATGGATGGAAAATATTTGAAACAGCAAACTCAAGTTGTGTATCACGTAGCACAAGAGGGTTTAAGGGGTTAGGATTTGTAATATCATACCCTCGTAAAGAAAAAGATGATATTATAATTGAGCTTTACAAGATGTCTAGAGTAGAACCTTCTATGTATGGCTTGTTTGCTTTTAGCTGGCACTTTAAGCCTGCATTCAAGTTTTGTGGTGAAAGGTTTGTATTTGAGAACAGAAGATTCAACAGGTACTTTTCACCGAAGAGAAAATGCTCAGAGTGTGGAGCAGAAATGTTTTACTCTGATAAAGGTTATAGATGTCCTGACTGTGATTATTTTCAGTTAGATGAAGAGCCTGTAATGGGCATAGAGGTTCCTGTAGAGTACAAGAGAGATTTTGATAGGAATCCTGAAGGTTCATTAACTAAATACTGTTGTCTGCCTCCCAGAGCTACTGGTGAGTGGGCTGAATATCCTGAGAAGTTTCTTGGAGCTATTGACCCTAAACAGAAACCTATGTTCCTTACTGAAGATTACATTGTTACTAAAAATGTTGAAGGTGAAGCTTATCAGTATTTAGCTAAGAGGGTTGTAGCTGTAACAGAGGAAGATATGGATATAAGAAAGAAAGCTCACTATGTTGCATGGCTTGATAACGCTGAAGTAGCATGTGATGCTGTAATAGCTATAGCAAGAAAAGAAACTATACAATTTTTAAATGAGAATGGTGTAACTATTACAAAAGATATCTGCAGGATAGTGGATGTTATACCTTGGACTCCTAAGCCTAATCTTCCGATTGACTTGGAAAATGTAGAAGACTTCTTAACTAAGATAATTCCAAAATATATTAATCTTAGAGAAGTTGGAGCCGATAGATATGAAAGTGCGTTGCTGGATAGGAAGCTTAAGAATGTAAGTATAAGAGCTCACAGATTTAATCTTAACAATAAGCATTATGATACAGCTAAGTATCATTTCTATTCTGGTACTGTTCGCATATTTGATGAAGAGCCTTTCTGTGACAAGAAGTCAAAGCCTATAGAGCTTACTTCTATCGAACAGATGCTTTCACTTCAGGCTGGAGATACAAAGCCAGACAAAAAAACTGGATTGAAGAAAGATAAGTCTGACTCAGTTGTAGGATGTATAAACTTACTTATGGGTAATGATTTCACTACAGAGAAGAAAAGACCGAATGCTCAAAAAGTAAATGTTATGGGTAAGCCTAGGAATGCTATAAATCCTTATGGTGGTGTTTCATATCAGCCACAAGTGTCTCCTACATTTACACCAAATGAGAGTCCTAAGAAACTTCCTATGCCTATTGGGGTATAGATTTTTACCTTTTTTCTTAAAGATATTATTTGTATACTTGTATATCAAATTAACTAATAATTGAAAGGTGGGTAAAGCCATGGAAACAGAAATCACAGTATTAACAAATGTAGGTACAGCCAAAGTTAAAGGTCAGGTGGTAGGTGGCACTTATAGCGGTAAATGGGCTAAGGTAGTAGGAGACAATGGCATTGTCTGGTTAACTCCAGTCAGTGCTTAAGACTAACCTTAGAAATTTTAATCCCCAGTAAAATGGGGATTTTTTTATGCATTGTTTTTTAATTTTAGTTGTGGTATACTTGTATATGTTTATAAATATACAAAAGGTAAGAAAGAAGCTTGCTGAAAAACATACCAGATGTATATGGTGTGGCAAGCCTACCAAGTATACAAAAACTGCTAAAGAGTTTAACATTAACAAATTTAAAGGTATACCTAATCTTACAGTAGACCATCTGCTAAGTAAGTTCTCTCTGTTAAGGGGAAGACAACCTCATCAATTAATGAGGTGTTGTGATAAGTGTAACAATGAAAGAGGTAGATTGGAACAAGAGTACGTGCAGTGGTTCTTGGTTGGGTTGGGAGTGACTACTAAAAAAGGGTGTATGCAGAGGGAAGAGAGACAAAAGTTGTTAGCAAAGCATCATTTTCATATGCCTATGATTAACCCAGTAACAAAAATAACTATCTTCTGGAATTAGGTACCAGATTTTTACCTTGTTTTTAAAAAAGTTTTATCATATCTTTGTAGTATAAATAATTAAGGAGAGTATCAAATGTTAATAGAATTTTATACGTTAAAGGATGGGAAGTTTGATTATAAAACAGTAGACTCAGATTCTATAGTACAGTTTGATATAGTTAATATTCCTATAACTAGGAAAGACGGAGAGTTTAAAAGGTTTAATAAACGTGGCGTTTTGCAGTTATCTTCTGGTGAACGGTTTCCATGTGTTATGGCAGTTATAAACCATTGTAAAGAAATATTCACTTATGAGCTGATTGAGAAGAGACCAGTAAGTGTATGGAAAAGAGTCGGGTCAAGATTTTCTCACAACATGAGAGAACGTAAAGCAGTGAACTGGGACTATAAAGTAACTGGCAAAAAAGAAAATAATGAGGTAACAGCATGACACTAGATGAAATGTATCACGAAGAGGTAACAAGACAGGACGAAGAGTTTGATGAATTAGCCTACAGGCTGGAACAAGCTCAGTGGGAAAATGAAATGTATCTGGAGGAGGAAGGTAAGTGAGAGACGTAAAAATAGAACTGGAAGTATCATCTGAGAAGCTTAGAAAAGCTTTTATAGAATCTTTAATGATTGGGGTATCAGATGAGGAAGAGTTGGAAGCTACAGGACAGTATGAGATAGCATTTGGTATTTTATTCGACCAGTTTGTAAAGCATCAGGGAGAACTTGATGATGTTACGTTTATGAGAAGCCACAGGCTCTTTACTGCACTCATTCCATGGGTTGTAGAAGAGACTTTTGAGAGAGATAAAAAATATAAAAATAGATTTGAAAAATTAAAATATACTTGTTTATGAATCCATTAAAAGTAATAAATTTTATAATTGGTTTATTGATTTGTGCAGTATGTTTTTACATGTCTTTCGTAGGATACACAATAGCTGGTAGTTATGATGCCTTAAATGGAAGTGATTTTCTATCTTTGTGGGAAGTGATATATGTAGGAGCTACCGCAGTAGGTTGGATGACGTTTGGTGTATGGGCTGGAATATCTGCAACAAGGGAATTAAATACATATGTGAAAAGAGATTTTTTAGAAGATTAATAACGAGCTAGGGTATCCAAATTGGTGAAGGGGGCAGACTGTAAATCTGTTGCCACTGGCTGAACGTGGGGGTTCAAATCCCTCCCCTAGCACAAAACATTAAAGAAAATATATGCCAAAAGTAATAATAACAGTAGGACTCCCAGCATCAGGTAAATCAACTTGGTCTAGGGAGCAGGTAGCAAAATCACATGGTAAAATAAAGAGAGTGAACAAAGATGACCTGAGAGCTTTGCTTGATGCAGGTACATGGTCTAGGGACAGAGAGAAGTTTGTTCTGAAGATTCGTGATGCAGTAATAAGAGAGTCTATGGTGCAAGGATTAGACATTATTGTTGATGACACAAATCTAGCTCCGAAGCATATAAACCATATCAAGCAGATGGTTGAACAGTGGAATAAGGAGCATGAGACTGTAGATTATCCAGCAGGAGAAGGTGGTGCAGGTGCTTTATATACTGTAGAGGTAAATGATTCCTTCCTTGAAGTTCCTTATAAGACTTGTGTAAAGAGAGACCTAGCCAGACCTAACAGTGTGGGAGAGAAAGTAATTCGTCAGATGTACATTCAGTTTGTATTAAAAGTTGATAAGATTAAGCAGGATAAAAATTTACCCCATGTTGTAATTTGTGACCTTGATGGTACGTTGGCATTGTTTGGAAAAGAGAATCCTTATGATAGAGATTTTTCTAAGGATGTGATAAGTTTACCTGTTCTTTCTGTACTTTCAAATCAGCTTATGAATACATATTGTAAAATTGTGTTTTTATCTGGTAGAAGTGGTAAATACGAAGATGTAACAAGACAATGGTTAATAGATAGTGTACGTATCGGTGGATATTTTCTTGAAGAGAATATGTATGAGCTTCATATGCGTAAAGAAGGGGATTTCAGAAGTGACATAATTGTAAAGAAAGAACTGTTTGATGAGTTTGTCAAGGACAAGTATTACGTAGATTTTGTTATTGATGACCGCTTGCAGATTCTGGACTTGTGGCATGCTATGGGACTGTTTACATTTAACGTAAATCAAACTAATGAGGAGTTTTAAAATGAAAATAAAGTCATATGAAGAAGCATTAGGGTTGATGCTGGAAGGTAACTATCCAGAAAGTTTTAAAACTTTTATGAATGCAGTTGATAATGCATGGCTTCATAATTCAAATAAGATTACTGGAGCAGTTGTGTTAGCTTCTGAAGTGGCAGGATTAGATACTGGAGGTTATGCTCAGAGAGTAGAGTCAAACAAAAGACATCATTTAGTAGCTGACCAGTTTGAAGATTATATGAGGTGTCTTGGGTATAAAAATATAGCAAAAGATATATCGTCTAGAAGAGTAAATGGTGTAGATGGTTTTCATTTTACTTTTTGGTTCTCTGTTGATGATGAACTAAGAGCTATGATGGGCGGTAAGTAATGGAGAAAATGAATAAAATTTATTTAGTAGAAGGTTCTAGTGGAGAATACGAAGATTACCGTAACTGGATTGTAAAAGGGTTTTATGATGAAGAGAAAGCTAATAAGTTTAGTGACTTATGTATGCAGTTTGCTAACAGTTTGAAGTCCAAAGGTTATACATATACTGATATTCCAGAAAGTGAGTTTATTAATGCTCCAGACCCAGAATTTCAATTAGATTTTAATATTAGCTACATTGTGTTTCCAGTGGAGGTTGAATAGGTGTCTGTAGAGCCTAAATTCCGAAAAGTATCTGAGCTTGATGGGTATAAAGAATTCAAAGACTACTATGTCTTTCCCAGTGGTAACGTGTATAGTGTAAGAAAACTAACACACCACAAGAACAGAAATGGTTACACAAGAGTTCGTATGAGTGCTGGTGCAAAGAATAGGAAGAGTGTATTGAATCATGTTCTTGTAGCTTTAGGCTGGTTGACTAATAAGATTGAAAATACGTTTCAGGTCAATCATAAGGATTACGACAGAGACAATCCAGCACTGGAGAATCTAGAAGTAATAACAATGCTGGAGAATATAGCACATAGAGATGCTAGGAAAAAAGAAGAACCATTTTAATAACTTGTATTTACGAAAATTTTTAATTATATTTGAATAAGGAGAAAAATTAAATGTCATATTTTGCAATAGTAGCACCGATAACAGTATGGAAGCACCCAGAGGCTGATAGATTACAGCTTGGTAAAATCTGTGACTGTCAAGTAGTAACAGGTCTTGACACAAAGTCAGGTGACATGATGCTATTCTTTCCAGTGGACGGACAGCTATCAGAGCAGTTTGCTCAGGCAAACGATTTGATTCGTAGAAAAGATGAGAATGGTAATAACGTTGGTGGAATGTTCGACCAGAACAGAAAAGTTCGTTGCCAGAAGCTGAGAGGTCAGAAGTCTGAAGGCTTTGCTATTCCTATAAGTTCACTTTCATTTGCTGGAGATATTTCCCAGTTAAAAGAAGGAGACCAGTTCGATACATTTAACGGTGTAGCTATCTGTAATAAGTATGAGACTCCTGCAACAAAGAGAGCTCAAGCTAGTCAGCAGAGAAAATTAAAGAAGTATAATAAAATGTTTCCTCAGCATCTGGACACAAAACAATTTAAATATTTTGCTGATAAGATAAAAGTTGGTAGTGTAATATATACTTCAACTAAGTTACATGGAACGTCAGGTCGTTTTGGTTATGTAGAAGAGCCTATTACTTATGGCTGGTTCAAGAAACTTATAAATAAGGTTTTACCTTTAAAAGAAAATAAGTGGACTGAGATAAGCGGAACACGTAGAGTTGTTCTTGACTTACAGCCTGCTGTTACAGAGTACTATGGAGGTGATTTCAGAGAGAGAAGTGTATCTTCCTTAAGAGGTAAGCTTAACAAGGGAGAGGTAGTTTACTTTGAAGTTGTTGGTTACTCAGACCTTGGTGCTCCTATCATGCCTACTGTATCTACTAGCAAGCTACAGGATAAAGCTATTGAGAAGCAGTTTGGAAAAACTATGACCTATAAATATGGTTGTGCTGATGGTGAGCATAAAATATTTGTATACAGAATTACAATGGTAAATGAAGATGGTTTACAGGTTGACCTTGATGTAGAATCTGTTAAGAAAAGATGTGTAACTTTAGGAGTACCTTATGTACCTGAACCTATACCTCCGTTTATTTATGATGGAGATGTAGAGAAATTAAAAGCTCTTGTTGAAAGTTTGATTACTGTAAGACCTTCAGTGCTAGACCAGACTCATATTGAAGAGGGTATAGTCTTAAGAACTGGAGACTCAGTTGATATTGAGCTGTATAAAGCTAAGAACTATGAGTTCTTGGTTCTGGAAGGTGTTGTAAAAGATAACTCTGAGTATGTTGACATGGAGGAGGCTAGTTAAATGAATAAGGTGCAAATGTATTTTACTGATAAGGATTTGGTTTTAGTGCAGTCACGGTATGGTTCTACAGTAAAAGTTGTCAATATTAAATTGAGTGATACTAAGAAATTAAGTAGATTTGTAAGTATGTTGAATGAGAAGATTGCTAAAGAGAGTAGTAGGTATTTGAATATGTCAAATGACGTAGATGACTTGTGGGATGGGGAGGATTATTAATGTTTTGGTTCTGTAGAAAACCTAAAGACTGGGAAGTCTGGTGGGAAGGGTACTGGAGAGGATTAAAAGGCTATGGTCAGATGACTAAAGAGTATATTTATAGGTGGACTCAAGGTGAAAATTTTATGATATTCAATTCTGGATGGGATGAAGGCATAGAAGACAGAGGTAAATTAAATAAATTTATTGGAAAATAAAATGGTTAAAAAGAAAAAAGTAATGACAAGATATTCCCCAAAAAGTAATAGGGGTATGAGGTATGTATTGAAAAGTGATAGTTTATTGTGGTATGCAACACATTTTCAACCTACTGATATAACTGATAGTATATTAGAAGTTAATAAGCGTCTTTGCTGTAATGACTATGAGATAAAGTTTACACATGAGGGTAAAACTATTACTATGGTTTCAAAGTTAGATATTGATTTATCTACCAATACAGCTTACATACCTAGGACAGACTATGAAGATGCTATAGGGGAGAACAAGTATTACTACGTTGTTAGGTTAACAAAAGGTTGGTTTAAAGATAAGATAGAGTGCTATTTTTCAAAATACTACCCTTTGCCTAATTACTGTAAAAAGCAGATAATACTTAGTTGTATAGAGGTTACTCCAGAAGTTTACAAGGAAGGTGAAAAATATAAATGAAAACAGATATAGATAGTTTACATAACGTTATAGCAAGTGGTGATGCTGGTACAGTGGGTAAAAACTTAGTTAAGTGCCACGAACTTGCAGGGAACGTAGAAGTACTGGAAGATACAAAGATATGTTGCTTTGTAGACCATTATACAGATGCAGGATTTATATTACCAATGCTTAAGGATGTATTTGCTGAGCATGAGCTTGAATTTAATGTGACTGTAGAGAGGAGTCTTCCGACTATAAGAACATCAAATAATAACATTATTGTATTTACTGCTGGTAATACAGAAGTATATACAAATGTAATTAACTTTGGAGAAGAAAAATGATAATTAATTTAACAGAAGGTTTTGAGCCGTTTGGAGAAGGTGATATAGAATTTGAAGAAATGGTTTTTCCTTCAGGTGTAGAGCCTCATATAAAAGTAGATAGTTTTTATTCATCTTGGGACTGGACAACTGTTTATGAGAGAAGCAATGGTGAGGAAATTCAGGTACAAGCTCTTATTACTATTCGAATAGAATCAATGATAGATGTGATTAGATTATTTCTTGCAACTGATGCTGTGAGGAGAAATATTACTAAAGATATTGGTGTCTTTTTTCCATATGTTCCTTTTGCTAGGCAAGACAGGTTTATGGTGGAAGGCGAGCCCTTCTCTTTAAAAGTGTTTGCTGACCTTATAAACTCTCAAAATTATTCTTGGGTAGGGTTTTATGATGTTCATTCTGATGTTACTTCTGCTATTATAAACAATTCTTATAATTTTACAAATAAAGGTTTGTGGGAAAGTGTATTGACTGATGCATGGAGACAGTCTAATTCAACAGATAGAGCTTTAGAGTATTATGTTTGTTCTCCAGATGCTGGAGCTTCAAAGAAGATAGGTAAACTGGTGGAATCAGTAAGACCTCTTCCTATAGATATAATACAGTGTAATAAGACAAGAGACTTGAGCACTGGAAAGATAACAGGACTAACAGTGAGCCATTCAGACCTTGGCGGAAAAGATGTTTATATAGTTGATGACATATGCTCCAAAGGTGGCACGTTTATGATGATAGCTAAAAAATTAAGAGAGCTGAATGCTGGAAAGATTTATCTGGTTGTGAGTCACTGGGAGAATAGTGCAAAAATTGGTGAATTGTATGATAGTGGTATAGAGAGAGTGTATACTACTAACTCAATGAGAGATATCAATTCAGCCTTAGCTTATGAAAGATTTCAACAATACAAATTGGAGGACATTTTATAATGGATTTTTATTTAAGTGACATAAATTGTATTGACCGCTTACTTGATGAGTATAACAAGTATGGTAGGCTTATAGTTGCTTATGATTTTGATAACACAGTATTTGATTATAACAGTAAAGGTATAACATTTAAAGATGTAATAAATTTATTACACAGATGTCATCAGGCAGGATTTCATCTCATAGTATTTACTTCCTGTGATGAGTCTAGATTTGATGACATAAGGAAGTATTTGAAAGATAATCACATTCCTTTTGATGCGATAAATGAAACACCAGAATTTATACCTTTCAAAGGTAGGAAAGTGTATTATAATGTACTTTTAGATGACCGAGCTGGTCTTAAGAGTGCTTATGTACAGTTGAGTGCAGTAGTAGATAAAGTAGCAGGATTACAGAATGAAAAAAAATTACAAACAACAGAGGAGATAGCATAAAATGAGTTTACACAATACAGACGGATATAAAGTTGACCATAGAAGTCAGTATCCAGAAGGTACATCACAAGTAGTAAGTAATGAAACACCCAGAGGTTCCCGTATAGCAGGAGTTAATAAAGTTTGTGCTGTAGGGTTACAGTATTATATGGAAGAGAAACTTATAAAAAGCTGGAATGAAAATTTCTTTCATAAACCTAAGAGTGAGGTAGTAGCTAAGTATAAAAGAAGGATTGAAAACTATTTAGGTGAAGGAGCTATAACTTATGAGCACGTAGAAGCTCTCCATGACTTAGGGTATTTACCAATTAAGATTTTAGCTTTGGCAGAAGGTACATTTGTTCCATTACGTGTTCCAATGCTTGTATACTATAATACATTGGATGATTTCTTCTGGTTGACTAACTATTTAGAGACAGCAATGTCTACTAACACATGGGGTATGTGCACATCGGCTACCACAGCTACCAGATACAGAAAGATACTTAATAAGTATGCAGATTTAACAGTAGGTAACAGAGACTTTGTACCATTTCAGGGACATGATTTTTCTTATAGAGGCATGTTCAGTGAAGAATCAGCTAAGATGAGTGGTTTTGCTCACTTACTTTTATTTTATGGTACTGACACTATTCCAGCAATTGATTTTGCTGAAGAGTATTATGGAGCCAACTCAGATAAAGAAATAGTAGGAGTAAGTGTACCAGCAACTGAACACAGTGTAATGTGTATGGGTACGTTTGAAGATGAGATAGGGACATTCGAGAGACTTATAACTAAAACTTATCCTAAAGGGATTGTATCTATTGTTTCTGATACATGGGATTTTTGGAGAGTGCTCACTGAGTATTTACCCAAGCTTAAAGAAAAGATTTTAGCAAGAGAAGGCAAAGTAGTAATAAGACCTGATAGTGGAGACCCAGTAAAAATAATTACAGGGTATGATATATTAACTTATGCTGAGTTTACTGGCTATATGTTTGACTGGAAAACAATGAATCTTGATTACATTGCTGTTGAGAAGGAAGGTAAGTATTATTCTATAAAGAAAAATCCTAATTATCCATTTGAGTATGATGAGTGGGTTCTGGGAGAAGAGATTCCTGAAGAAGTAGTTAAAGGTGCTATAGAAACTATGTGGGATACTTTCGGAGGAACTACTACAGAAAAAGGCTTTAAGCTTCTTGATTCACATATTGGTTTAATTTATGGAGATAGTATTACTCCTGAAAGGTGTGAGTCAATTTGCAGAAGACTGATGGCTAAAGGATTCTGTTCATCTAACATTGTTCTGGGTATTGGTAGTTATACATATCAGTATGTAACAAGAGATACATTTGGATTTGCTGTAAAAGCAACATATGGAGTAGTTAACGGTGAGCCTAGAAGTATATTCAAAAAACCTAAAACTGATGATGGCTTAAAGAATTCAGCTAAAGGGTTGATAGCAGTATACTATGATGACCGTGGTGAACTTTATCTTAAAGATAATGCTACATGGGAACAGATGCATAACTGCGAATTTGTACCAGTATTTGAAGATGGAAAGATTTTAAAGAAGTATACACTAAGTGAAATTAGAGAAAGAATTAAGGAGCAGATAGGATGAATTGGAAAGGGCTTATAACTTCAGCACCTTATGGGGCATGGGTATATGGTACCGCAGAGTTAGGTAGGTCTGATTACGATTATATAGAAGTATGGGAAGAGGGTGTAGACAAAGAAGAGGAACGAATTGTAGAGAGTAAAGTAGATATAACTAGGTATAGTAAGAGTTATTTTCAAAAATTGCTTGATGCTCATGAGATTTCAGCTTTGGAAACATATTTTCAGTTTTCACATTTATCCGAGCATTTTACTTTTAAGCTTGACCTTGCAAAGTTAAGAGCATCTTTCTCTCAGAAAGCTTCAAATAGTTGGGTAAAGGCTAAGAAGAAATTAATTGTACCAGAAGACTACGACCCATATGTTGCTAAGAAGTCTTTATTCCATTCATTTAGAATTCTTGACTTTGGATGCCAGATAGCAGAACATGGTAAGATAGTAGATTATTCTTCAGCTAACCATATCTGGGAAAGAATAAAAGATATGGAACCAAACTGGTATTTGTGGTATGACACATTTAAGAAAGAGTACAATGCTCTGGATAGTAAATTTAAAAAATTAGCACCAAAGGAGATTAAGAAATGAGTGATTGGGTTAAAGTATCAGACAGATTACCTGATGAGGGAGAAGATGTTCACTGTTACAATCTGGAGGAAGAGATATACTATGGTGTAATGTATTATGATGATTTTAGTGATGAGCAAGGATTCAGGGACAATAATGGAGTTCTTAATGCTGGTTTAGACTCAGCTCCTACACATTGGTGCAGTGCTGTAGATTTGCCAGATTTTCCAACAGAAGGAGAGATAATATAATGATTATAGCTGAGAATGAAAGTTTTATAGCTAAGAAGAAATCTCATATAGCTACAGTACTATTAAAAGAAAGTATGAATCCTGATAAAGATAAAGTTGAATTTATTGATAAGGATTCAGATATATCAATAGGTGAAGAAACTATGTTATCCACAAGTATAGGACATGTTCCAGAGTTAATTGATATTTTAAATAAAGTTTATAAAGGATGGCAATAATGTTTAGTCAAGAACAACTAGTACAAATATTTGATGCAATATCTTTCTCAGCCGAGAAGCACAAGACTCAGAGAAGGAAGGACTTGGAGAAGACTCCGTATGTAAATCATCCTCTGGATGTAGCCAGAACTTTAATGTTCTTGTTGGCAGATGAGGATGATGCTGATATGTTATATGTTGCAGTTATGGGAGCAACACTTCATGATACTTTGGAGGATACAGAGACTACTTATGAAGAGTTAGAGACTAGGTATGGGACTGAAGTTGCTGAAGCAGTTAAGCAAGTTACTAACAATAAGCAACTTTCTGGAGAAGAGAGTAAAGCTCATGAGCTAGAAGTGGCTAAGACTTTGGATTTGATTCCTGCTATGATACGTATTAGTGATAAGATATCTAATGTGAATGATATTGACAAAGATAGACCTTCAGTCTGGGATAAAGAGAGAAAGTTAAAGTATATTAAATGGGCTAAAGCTTTGGTAAATAACATAGATGGTGACAACATTTATATTCCACAGCTTAAATTTGAATTCCAGAAACGTTATTATGAGGCATTAAGCAGGTTAGGTTAGCAGTAAATGATGAGAAAATTTTGTATTTATTATATAGACTATGACCGAAAAAGAAGAAAAAGTAGAAAAAAAATCAAGAATTCAAGAAGTTTTAGATGCTATACAGCAGGTTAAGACAGAAGAATACGACCCAAAAGAGTTTTTAGTTAACTCTTATGGTATGTTTTTACAGGCAGTTCAAAACGGAGAGAAGAAAGTACACCTACTTAAGATAGGTGTTGAACCTACTCCAGCAGAATTAGAAGCTACTCCAATCTGGGATGAGAATTCTACACTGGAAGAGTGGTATCATGCTTCCAGAGAGCTTATTGTAGAATTGAGACTTCCAGATGTAAAGAAAAAATTAGCTGAAGGTTACTCATCAAGTAACCCTAGCCCTTTACAGCTACAGCTAGCCGATATGAGTTCAGAGATGAAGTTTGAAGACCCTATGGAAATGGAAAAGCTTGATAGAGCTTACCATGAATACATTGAATGGGATTTAAATAAGCAGAAAGAGACTATTACAGAATTCTTAGCTGAGCGTATTACTTTAACAGAGAAAGATTTTTTAAAGTATATGGTTGACAAAGAAGTTGGTAATATAGCTATGAGTACAGCAGATAACTTGATGGATAGATTAAAAGGACAACTGAGAGAAAGTACTCTTCCAGTTATCACAGATAGAAAGCAGTCACAAATAGAGAAGATTAAAAAAATGGATGCAGGTAATTCTAAAATCCCTATATATAACAGAAATATTAATGGATAAAAAATCAATAAGTATTACAGACCCAGTTACAAAAGCATTAGACACATTTTTGAAATCAGTCGGTGGCTCTTTAAGAGACCGCTACGGTTCAATAGATGAAGTGGGTGATGCAGTTAATGCTAAATGGCAGGCTTTCGTTACAGGTATACAGGGTAACTATGAGAGAGTTCATAAAGAAATTACTTCTAATCCTACCGCTTACGGTATAGAGATTGTTGGTAATGAATCAGCAGGCGACTTTGTAAATGAGAATGCTATGGGTTCTGTAGATGAGAATCAAGACCCATTTGATGATGGTCAAAACACTCCTCCCCCAGATAAAGATATTCAGGACGTATTTGGAGAAGAAGATACTGGTGCAGTAACACCTCAGTAGTAAAAATAGTAAACCTTAACAAAAAGGAAAATGGGAACAGAAAAAAAAGATAAATCGTACCTAAATGACCCTGAGTCAATCCCTACGAGTCCTAGAGATATAAAAGACAAAATTGCAAGAGCTTTTACGCCTGTTGAGATTCAAAGGGTAGCAGTTGACACTGTGATTATGGGTGAGAAGATTTTGGAAGAGCTTAGGAATAGTGATGAGGTAGACGAAGAGTTTAAATTGAAGCCTACATCTATTTGGGGAGTAAAGATAATAACATCTCCAAAATTATCACCTTATTATGTTAAGGCATTTGGTATAGATGACGAAGATTATTTAAATTACTTATAAACCTTACGAAAGGAAATTAAAAGATGGCAAAAGATTATTCATTAAATGAGCCAATAAGAGAAGCCAGACCTAATGAAGGTGGCTACATCTGGAAAAAAGATGCAAGTGGTAAAGTAGTTCCAGTACCTGTGTATGATGAAGAGACTGCTCAGGATGAAGCAGATATTCAGGATGCAGTAGATACCCTTGAGAAGTATACAGAAGACAATAACCTTTTAGAGAAAGCTGGAATAGGAAAAGCTACAACTGGGGTGAGAAAATCAGACCAGATAATAAGCTCAGCTATAACTATGACAGTAGAGAATCCGAAAGTAGCTTCAACTCTGGAGGAGATAAGGCAGGAAACAGGAAAGCCTTGGCACTCTGACCCCGATTGTGTAAATAGTGTAGTAAGGATAGTTAAAAAGAATTATGCTCAGTTTAATTTTACTGAGAAACAACTAATAGATGCAGTAAGGAGTTTGTACGGTGGGTAAGGTATTCAAAGCTCCAGAAAAGTGGACTAAAGATAAAGGTCAGAAAACTTTATTTCTGGCTGGGAGTATAGAGCAGGGGAAGGCAGTTGACTGGCAAACCAAGCTTACAAAAGAGTTTGAAGATGATGATAGCATTGTAATACTAAATCCTAGAAGAGATGATTGGGATTCTAGCTGGAAAGAGTCAATAAAGAATAAACAGTTCAAGGAGCAGGTAACTTGGGAACTGGATGCACAAGAGCAAGCTGATTTAATTTGCATGTACTTTGATAAGGAGACTAAATCCCCTATTACATTGATGGAGCTTGGCTTATTCTGTAAAAAACCCATGGTAGTTTGTTGTCCTGACGGTTTCTGGAAGAAGGGTAATGTTGAGGTAGTTTGTGAAAGGAATAGCATTCCATTAGTTACAGATTTTGATGAGTTTGTAACTGAGATAAAAAAGAAATTGAAAATGAATAAAGAAGCAATAAAGAAAACAGCAGTAGAACCAGTAAACCCTCTTGAAGGTGGTGATGCTCTATCTGGAATAGACGATGCAGGAGACGAAGGTCTTGGTGGTGGAGATTTAGGTGGTGACCTCGGAGGAGGACTCGGAGGAGGCTTAGATGGAGGTCTTGGAGGTGGTCTTGATGAGGTTGCTGAAGGAATGGGAAATGATTATTATGATGCTTTAAAAGTAACCAGAACACCAGACCTAGAGAATCAGATTCAACATGATGATATGGATGATTTAGACTATACGAAATTAACATAAATGAAACAACCGATAACTTATACAGAACCAGAATTTTTAAAATTTTACGATAAGCTCAGAAAGACAGAGAATGCTTTACAAAAAGCAGTCGGTAAGTTTACTGTTAAAGATGAAAAAGTAATAAAAGAAGTACAGAGCTTAGCATGTCTGGAGGAAGGCTTCAGTATAGACTTTGATGAAAATGATATCCGAGTTAGTTACCAAGTTGATGTGCCAAACATAATCTCTTTCTACCAGATAAAACTAATCATAAGAGACCTTGAGTCTGGGAAGGATATCTCCCGACATACTTATTTGTGTGGTATGATTAAGAACGGGGTAGCATCTAAGAAGCTTGAGCTGAGACAAATATTGCCTGAAAAGAAATTAGCATGATATTTTAAATATTTTAGTACTATTTTACTAGAATTTTACAGTTATATTATTTATAATCTGGAGGTTAAGTGAAATAGTTTAAATTTTTTAATAAACGAGTTAGTAAATAGAAAAATTTTTTTGACGAGGCAGTGCATAACTGTCTTTTTTAATTTATAATAACGAATGCCTTTACAATACGAATCAGATAACATAAGATTAGGCTATATAAAAGAAGCTCTATCAGGTAAGCCAATAAACTCAGAAGACTTAGTTACTATTGAGGTAGCTGATGATTATATTCTTTATGAAGAAGAATGGGTTGATGCTTGCTGGGAAGCTCTTTACCAGAAAGAAGATTATAAAGGTCTTAGTCAATATGAAGCCATATCCAAATTCATGGAAAGTAGGTTTGCTCAGATAGTGGCAGAAGCTGGAGAGAATATTCTGGAGTGGGAGTTTGATGGAGATAATATGTACGTTAAAATTTCTCGTTCTGGGATGGAGAAGACTTCAGCATACAACGATGAGCTAGGCTATATAGACCCAGAAGTTCCAATGACCAATGAAGACATTGAGAACATAAATACTACTGATGCTGTTCCTACCCAGAATGCAATGGATATGACTAAGATTCCTCATCCAGAAGCTTTCAAAGAAGTAGAGAGCAAAGGTGTATTCTTTATAGGCGGTGATTCTGTTAACGTAGACCCTAGAGGAGATGAGACTCCATTCGGTATTGATTATCCTAACCATTTTAATGGCTGGGCTGTAGGTGCTAATGTAGGACAGAAGTTAAAGAAGAAAGCTGATGAAGGTTATTACTATGTAGCCGTGGTAAGCTATCCTTCTAATAGCAGTATGCACGTTAATCCTTCTTTCATAAGTGCTATGGAGAGAAAGCTTAAAAGCTTATGTGATTATGTAGGTGTATCTTATACTCAGGTAATGAATGAGGCTGAGCATTACTTTCAGGAACAGGAAGCTGAAAAGCAAAAAGAAGAGCTTAAGACTAAAAAGAAAACTACTGGACAGGACACTCTATTTGAAGAGGACGCTCTGGTAGGGAATAAAGAAGTAAAGAAAGACCTTACATTCTATAAGAAAGTTATTGACCTTCTCAAGAAAAGAGAGGTCGAAGACATAAAAGAGCGTGGCGGTAACGTAAGAACTGATGCAAAGATATCAATCAAAAATGTTCTATTAGAAGTAGAGACAGAGATATCTCACAAGAACACTGAACAGTATAAAGGAAATATAGTTGGTGTAGCAAAGTTCGCAGAAGTAATCACTGGAAAAGACAGAGTAGTAAAACATGAAGTCTATCCAGAGGAGATTATATTTAACAACTGGAAGATGCTTCCAGAACCTATTCCTGTAGCAGAATTATTTTCAGCTCTGAAGAGTAAGGTAAAGCCAGAAGATATACAGAAAACATTCTGGGTGATGCTTCAGACATATAATTTAACGGTACCGAAAGACCATCCGATTGCTCAGTTTTTGATGGACTTTGCAGAGGAAGGTATGACTAAGACATCTGGAATAGAGAAGACAGCAGTTAGGGACTTAGATATTGATTTGATAGAACAGTTTTACAAACAAGAGTCAACTAGAGGTACAGTTGATGATAAAATATTAAATTCCCTTCAGGTTGATTTGATTCTTATCTGGAAAAATGTAGCTCGTGACTTACAATTATGGGTAGATTATATTAAACATCCTGAAAAGCATTTAACACCGAAGCAGATATATGAATTGAAGATGCTTGATGAACAGGGTAGGATAATGGATGAGAATGATTACAGGCAAAGATTGATATTAATGAAGTATCCTGATTGGATAGATTGGTCAGCTAGCTTTACTTCAGATAGAGCTCAAGGCATAGTTAATATATTAGAGAAAGCAAAAACAGACAAGCAAAAAATTCTTGCAATAAATGAAGCTCTGAACCAATATCATTTTTCTGGTAATATGCTTGCTCCAGTAGACTATGAGAGATTAGGTTTTGATGAGTATGAAAGTCTAAGACAGAGACTTGCTATTAAAAAAACAGCCAGACGTGCCAGACAGGACGATTCACTTCCAGTCTTGAGGAAGCTTATCTCAATGGGCTATGATAAAGCTCAATGGCATATTCATGAACTGTTGCACAAAGAAGTAGATATCTGTGATGAATACAACGGTAAGATATTTGATTTAAAACAAATGACATCTAACCTTCGTTACAGTGCTCCTATATTTGAGCATAGTCACGTTAATTGTTATTGCTATTTACTTTGCTATTCAACTACTAACCCAGAACTGGAAACAGCTATTGTTGATTGGACTGGAATAGAAGAAGGTGGAAGAGTAGTAGACAGAGCAGATGCTGGAGAAAGAAAAGAAGACTTTGAAAGACTCTTTGATAAATACAGAGAAGACCTTGACAACATAGAAAACAACTCTTATATTCATGGAGAGTTCGGAGAGCCAGAAGCAGGTATATACTCCTTCGACCTTACTATGTATGATGACACTTACTTCAACGTAAATGAACTTCAGGAGATAAGAGATAAAGTATTAGAGCTTGTTCTGGACAGAGCAGACAGGTATGGAATAACAGTTGAGGATGCTGAGATAGCTGGTAACAGTATGATTGTACAGACTTCAGCTATGTTAAGGAACTATGACTTCTCAAAAGAAGACTGGGTAGAAGTAGAGTGGACTTATAACAAGAGAAGAGAAGAGTTGATAAACGTTATCATGGATTTATCAAAACTTCAGGACTGGTTAAAAGTAACACAAGACTCAATAAACAACCTATTACTGGAAATAGAACAGAAGAATGCTAATCAGCAGATGGATAAGTTTTCTGGGTTGAGGAAGACTTCTAAACTCAATCTTAACACCATAAGACAATTCTTCACACAAGAACGAGACCGTGGAGTAGTGGATGATAAAATTCTGGATGAGTTGCAGGTTGAGCTTATTGTAATGTTTACTCAAATTAGAAATATATTGAAAGTGCATGAAGACCATGAACATGAATACAATGTTGAAGATTATCATTGGGTAGAGTTTAGAGATAAGTTAATCATAAAGTATCTTCCAGAAGCTGAAGATTATTCTGATATTGCATGGGAGTCACTTAGCCATATGTATCATTGGACTCAAGCTGAGGATGTTGTTGAAGTTCTTGAAAAAGCAAAAACTGATAAGGAAAAGATATTAGCAATAAACCAAGCACTAAATGAAGGTCATTATAGTGGTTTTATGTTAGGTGAAGCCTATAATAGTTTCAGAAGTGCTCTTGGAAGACTAAAAGCTATACAAGCCCATCACATGAGATTTATAGTTGCTGGGAGAGTGGACTTCTTAAGAGACCAATTCTTTAAAAGTGTTGAAAAGAATATACCTACTTTAGGAGTAACTCCTGAGCAAAGACAGATGTCAGTAGAGTCGCTTCATGAGGATTTTGATTCTTTAGTTGATACTGACCCTACAAAGAATAAGCAATACCTTCAATGGTTAGTGAAGCACTATTGGACTGCACATTCTAAAGGTAACAGAAATTTTAGACTGTTTATGGAAGACCTTCCAAAGATAAAATCTTATCTGGAAGCTTACTACAAACTCTCCCTCCAGAAGAAAGATTTAGGAACTGAAGAGAAAGTTACTCCAGTGTTTGCAAAAGATGGGCAACCAAAAATGAATCCAGAAACTGGGACACCAATGGTAACTAAAAAGACTCTTAATCTTTCAAACATTGACCATGTTGAGAACTGGCAAAAACTTCAGGACTTAGTTAAACCTTATCTTTATGGTAAAGGGGTAGAACTGTCTGATACTGAGAAGGAAATAGTAAACAATGAAGCTAACTTGGTTTATGACGGTCAGAACTGGCAAATATGGGTTCCGTTCACTGAGAAGAGTGCCTGCATCCTTGGTAAAGGTACAGAGTGGTGTACAACATATGGCTATGAAGGTGGAAGATATCCTAACCAGACACAGAATCAATTTAATAGTTATAATGACGATGATGATTTGATTATAATTATTAATAAACAAAAACCAGAGTGGAAATATCAATGGCATTTTGCTTCTGGGCAGTTTATGAATAGAGATGACCAGCAGATGGATATTAAAACATTCCTTAATAGGGATGCTCAAGAAATAAAAGAACCTTTATACGAGTATTTGATTAACAGGCAGGAAAAAGATGCTTTTGGAAGTTATCCTGACCCAGAGAATGAAGAAGATGTAATGCTTGGAACTATACCAGATGGGCATGTTGATGCTATCGAAAAGAAAGTAAACAACCTATTACAAGTAGATGCTCCTTTGGATGGTATTATGCCTTATATTAAAGCATTACCAAAAAAAGATAAAGACCAGTTACTAGGGTCAGCTAGATTACTTCCAAAAGCTGTAGAGTCTGGGGTTGTAACTGAAAAAGAAGCTAACAAACATGTAAATACTTCAGAATTGTTTTTTAAAGATGGTAAAGCATATTGGATAGCAGATGATTTTGGTAGTGATAAGATTTTAAATCTATTCCATGAGAGTAGTGATAGTGACTACAGAACGTGGGCAGAAAATGTTCTTGGTGATGATGTAGACCCTAGTGATTATTACCCAGAAGGGGTAGATATAAATGACTGTACGGACTATTTTGATTTAATAAGTAAAGAAAACATAAAAAGGATTGGATTACATTTTAAGAAACAAGGAGTAAAGACAGGTAAATTTGATTACTCCGTTCTGGAGGATATTCTTACTAACCCTGAAAATTATGATTACCCTGATACAGATGATATAAGTGATGCATTAGTTAAAGCCTTTAGTGTAGCTAAAGAAGATGCTAATCGCAGTGCGACTTTTTCTGGATTTATTAAAGAAATAGAGAGAGTTGTTGGTGGTAAGTATGAGTGGCTTAAAATAAATGGTGAGAGTAAGTTAGCATTTCCTATTGATGTTTATAAATTTTCTGACGGTTTTACTATGCCTAGTAGTGATGAAGGCACTGTTATATTAGATAGTGTCAGTGATATAATTAGGCAATCATTAAGAAAGAATAGTGCGTTATTAAAACCAAATGGTGGAGAAAATTATTATGGGGACATAAGAGAAGATTCAGATATTAGTTATCTTAATGACAAGATATCTGAAGAGCTTGATGACCTTGGTATACCAGAAGTACCAGTGAAACCTATTAAGAAGGTAAAGAAAGCTTTAAGCAAAATCCTTCGTGAAGGAATCTTCCGAAAGAAGTCAATGCTAGAAAAGCTTGGACTTAAAGCTCTGGGAGAGAAAGTATTAAAGCTAGAATCATGTAATCCTGCCTTAGTTTCCAGAATAGAAAATGTACTGGAAAGGGTTAATGTTATAAGAGATTTTAGTACTAGTACTCACTTCTTGCAAAGGTTAAAGGAGAGGACACCTGATTCTGGAAGAGGTGTGTATAACTTTTTAAAGACACATAATTTTACTATTAATGATGTGTCTGAGGTGTCTGTATCAGATGATTTAAGAAAATTAGAGAAACTGCTCTTTGAAATAAAGACTCCAGCAAACGTGACTGGGGTAGAAGATGTAATAGGAATAGCCATAGATTCTTATCTTAGGCTGATTACGTTCTTTAGCAAGAGCTCAACTGGACAAAGAATAACCACACCTAAAAGATATGCTGAGGTATAAATTAATCACTTGACTTTTAATAAAACTATGAATAACTTACAGGAAATAAAATCAACATTAAGGAGATTAACTGGTATGGAAGAGAAACCTTTTAAAGTCCCTGAATCTAGATTAAAGATAACTGGTAGCAGAGGTGAAGGTTGGACAGTAATATATCCTGTATCTGTTACATATAATGGTGGTACAACTATAGATGGCGAGTGGTACAGTGGGTATGAAGTGCCAGAGCCTAAAGTACCCCAAGGTTTTGAATTAGTAAGTTTGTGGGTTGGGCTTCAGAATAGTGCTCATCCTCCATATGCTACAAATATGCTTAAGCCTACTACTCCTGAAACAGCTAAGTTAAAAAGGCATCAGGTTCAGAAGCTTTGTGACCAAGCTTAGAAAGGTACCGAATTTTTACCTTGTTTTTTAAAAAGATTTACCGTATACTTGTATTATAATGATAGAGAAAAAAGAAATAGCAATACCAGTATACAAAACAGGCAGGTGGACAGATGACGTAACATACTTAATCTGCCACACCAGAATCAGAAACATAAAGCTACCTACTAAGCTTGGTTATGATGATGCAGATATGCTTGTGGTTGTACCCTTCGAAATAAACTTAAACTAGAACTACAAAATTAATGAGTAAGACAATAAAAAAGTTAGTGAATGTTTCAGCCGTGATAAGAGATGGCAAGTTTACCTGTAGTTTTCTTGAAGAAGTTGAGGCTACAGAAGCAAAGACCAGCTATGTCTGGGCTGGGAGACGTTTATCAAAATCTGAGCTTATGGTAGTTGACAGTCATAAGAGATTCGGAGATAATGCAAGGAAGATTTTTGTTACAGCTTGGGCTCTGGAAGAGGATAAGGAAAAAGCATTCATGTTATGTATTGAACAGGCTGTAAAAGAATATGATGAGATGGAGCAGATGGTAAAGATGCATAAGAGTAATGTAGCAAGAGCAAAAAAACTTTTAAAAAAGTATAAGGAGAAAAGTAAATAATGAAACTCAGAAGAAAAAAAGGCGAATCAGATTCCGATTACAGGAACATAGAACTGAAACAATCAGAAGAGAGGACTAAGGATTCTCTGGCAAGAGAACTCGAAGGGTTAAGAAAACTGGTAAGGTTAGGGTTTATACCGAATGACCCAACTTATACTTTTGAGGTTGGGGAAGAAGTTCAGTATGGGGCTGTTCACAAGACTGTAGTACTTGAGGTGATTGATGATGGAACTATATATTTAGTTTCAACAAGGTCAGATTACAGGAATGACCCAAGAAAAAATGCTGAAGGTCAGAAGTTAGAAGTTAGTAAAGGTTATAAATCTTGGTTGGATTTAAGAAAGAAAATTACAAAAGAAGAGCATTCAAAGATTCCTGTATTTACAGAGGAAGATAATATAAGATTAAATTATTACCAAACAGGGATGACTCATTTCTGGTCGGTGCTTTACTACTTTGGTGTGAACATGAATCCTGATTACCAGCGTGATTTGGTCTGGGAGTTGAAAGATAAAGTAAAGCTCATTGACAGTATATTTCATAATGTAGATATAGGTAAATTTGTATTTAGAAGTTTGGAATACAAAGAATCATATGAGAAAAATGAAAAAGGATATACCTATGAGATTATTGATGGCAAACAGAGACTTACAGCAATAAAGGAGTTCTATGAAGACAGGTTTAAATACAAAGGTAGAACTTTCTCTGAACTCAACCTTAGAGACAAGGCACATTTTGATACTTACTCAATAAGTTGTGCAGAGGTAAAGGGGGCAACTGACCAGCAGATATACAAACTGTTTGTAAGACTCAATACTGGTGGTAAGGCTGTATCAGAAGAACAAATCAATAAAGTAAAAAATTTAATTAAGGAGTAAGAATATGATTAATTGTAAGAACTGTGCTGGTACAGAGTTTAAGGATGGTAAATGTGAATCATGTGGAACAGACTATGGATTCACTGGGGATAAGATACAGGATGCTTGGTTACTTATAAACAAGAGAAAGAAGGCTATGGAAGAGGATGGATATGTGTTTACTATTGATACTACTACACCAGAGCCTCCAAGACCAGATACCAAATTTTGGAGACAGTATTACCTTACGCCACAGAAGTTTTTAAAAGTAACAAAAGGGGATAAAGTTTTTGTGGGCAACACTGCGTTAATTGAGAATGAGATGGAAAATATCTGGAACTGGTATTGTAAAGTTAAGTATACTCCTGAAGTTGCCGATACAACAGACCCAGAGAAGTTTGAAGAGAATAAGAAAGCATGGGATGAGTTTTATAGAAAGTCAGAAGAAGAAAGGCAAAAAAGAATTAAAAATTATGATGAAATGTATAAAACTACATTAGAATCAGATTCAAAACCAAAAGGATTTTTAGGTAAAATTTTTGATAACTTTGTGGAGTATTAAAATGAAACAAGACGAAGAATTAAGAAACATGAGTAACTGGGATTTACTTGACCTTTATACTAAAGAAGCTCGATGGGCACACTGGGGTGGGACTATGGATGATAAACCTTCAGGATACTCAAGCTCTGTTCTCTGGGATGAGATTGTAAACCGAATGGTTCATGGAGTTTATAAACTTAGGGAGATTAAAAAATGAAGATATTTAATTCAATTAAAGACAAGATAAAGAAGGTGTTTGAAGGTAAGCCAAAGAGTACAATGAGTCTAACTATATTCTTAACTGTTGATGGCAAGCGTTATGAGTTCTATTTGGGTGACTATGTTGCACCAAGTCGTAGTCATGCCAGAGCAGTATTATCATATGGAATGGATAAGATTCTGGAACAAGTAAATGAAGGAGATAAAAAATGAAACTAAAATACATTTGTCTAATACCAGTTATAGGATTCATTGTTTATCTTGGTGGCTGTTTCAGTGTGGATAAGTTTGCTAAAAAATTAGATGAACAGGATGCCCTTTATAATCAAAAATGGATTGGAGCCTTTTTACTTATCCATATATTTGTTGATATGTTTTTGATGATAGGAGCTCTTAGATTGCTGGGTTGGGTATGAAATATCTTAAATTCCGATTAATAAAAGATGGTAAAGTAGTTGGATATGAGAGATGGAATCAGTCTGCAAAACGTTGGGAGTACTGGAAGAATAGGTATGGTGCACCTGTTAGTTTTGAATTTATAGACCATGACTATAAAGACATGTTCACTGGAAGGGTAGATTATGAAGGTGTGGAGATATATGAAAATGACTTGGTTCAGATAGAAGGCAACCCAGTAAAGAAAAGAATAGTATTTGATGAAGGTGGCTTTATGGTGCAGAACTCTGGGAAGGTTCGTTTCAAGGAGAGTAGGGTTCTTTCAACCAAAAAGATAAGAACCCAAAAGCTATTAAAAGTGGGTGTGAGATTTAAGAATGAGCAGATATAATTAAGGGATAAATTTTTACCTTGTTTTTTGTAAAACTTTTTGATATACTTGTGTATGAAAAAATTAAGGAGTAATAAATGAAAAAACTAATGTTCATAATAGCTTTACCGTTTCTGCTTGCATTGTTTTTAGCTGTTGCAGGGTGTGATTATTGCCCTCGCTATAAAGTACTAGAGTTTAAGTATGATGCTAAATTCAATAAAGAAGATGCTTCAAAAGTAGATTTAACAATTAAAGCTTATACAGAAGAGGTGTGTACAAGTGGAACCTTTCCTTATTACAGTGAATATGATTGTGATGTTGTTAAATATTCTATAGTTCTTAACGGTGTTGATAAGGAAGACATTGAATTCTATAAAAGGTTTTACACTAAGCTATATACATCACGATGGGTGGAAGCGTATGAAAAAGAATATACTGAGTGTAAGAGACTTGCAGAATTGAAAAGGGAAGTGGAGTAAATGCTGTTGTGCCTGCTGATAGTGTTCAGCTAATAAAAGAAAGAGATTATAAAATAGCAGTAGATAAAATTAAGACTCTGGAAGAGTTTGAAAATTAAGGAGAAAAAATAAAATGAACATTCAGTTATTAATCATGGTGTTTTCATTTGTAATGGTTTGTACTTCAGTTGTTGTAGCAATGTACAATAGTCTTGAAGGTATTAAGGGTAAGTCTGGCTGGCATATTGTGTTGATAGTATCAATTACTATTCTTATATACGGTTTACTTAATGGAGGTCATTTATGGTAAGCATTATAATCGGTATAATTTTAGTTCTGGAGTGTATAATTTTCTTTATATCTTTCATGTTATCTGAGACACCGACATCTGAATATTGGGATGATTTTCAAGGTTCTCTTTGGGATGGTCATATATATGCGTATATATTTGTAATATTTTTATCTGCATTGTTTGGTGGTATATGGCTGATAGCATCTGGATTGAATAACTAAAGTATTTTGCACACGTTCCCTAGTGGTTAAGGGCTCTGCCTTCCAAGCAGGTGTTCGTGGGTTCGAATCCCACCGTGTGCTCTGGTTTTAAAAATTATAAAGGATAAAGAAATGTTTAAATTAGTTTTTGCAGTTTTGTTAGGTTTATCTTGTGCATTGCTTAACGTGTACATTGTATGGAATATTGCAACCATGTTCAATGTGCAATTTATTCTTAATCTTGGCTATTATCAATTGATTGGTTTGTATATGGCTTTGAGGGTTATAATATTTTCAACTGGAGATGGTACTGATATAGAAGATAAGAAAATATACAGTAAGATAATTAGTCAACAATTAATCATAATGATTGTGTGGGGATTTGCATATTTATTAAGTCTGGTAAATTTTAATTAAGGGGAAATAGATGCATATAGAGGTAGGTAAGAATCTGGGTAACAGGGTAACAGTTAGATTCCCTTCAGTTGTAGTACTACTTGCATTAGCATCAATTGCATTACTAGTTGTGATAATGTTTAAAACAATTTAAGGAGAGTAAAATGGATTTAAGTAAGATGCAGGAAAATGGTGTACGTGGTCAGAAAGCATTAGACAAGCTCTTCCAGATGACAGATAAAGAGCTTAAAGACTGGCTGTCTAAGTACATAACCATTAATGATAAAGAGCAGTTTTTAGATAGTGCTAGCGTTACCAGAGTTATAAAGGATGAACAGAGCTATGAGATAGACCTATGGTTTTATGATAACGTGCATATAGGTTGGTTTGGTGTATCTTGGAAAAATGAGTACGGTGCTGGCAACAAAGAACTTATAAATGAAGAGACATTTTATGCTCTTCTGGGGGAGTAAATTTTGGGTATAGGCAGAATAGAATACAAAAAGTTACATACTTCCAGACTGCTGGCTTATTTTAAGTCTTTAAAAGCAAGAGTCGGTAAATTAGCTACTGCTGGTTTTACTATGGATTCTATTAAGGATTTAAAAGAGCTTAGAGCATATAAGGACGAGGTAAAAAAAGAACTGGATACAAGACCTCATATCCATGGAGATAGTCATGTTACTCTTAAAACTAGAGCTGGTAAAAAAATTGGAGAAGAGTGTACTTGTGAGAGTCATCCTGAAGAAGGCTATTGTCCGTACAGTGTTGAATTAAGTGAAGAGCCTAGATTGTGTGATTGCTGTTCTTATTGTAGACAGCAGTGTGCAGAAGATATTTAAGCACCCATAACTCAGTTGGCTAGAGTACGTCCCTTTTAAGGATGGAGTCGGTGGTTCAAGTCCATCTGGGTGCACAAACAAAATTAAGGAGGAAATAAAATGGATTCTAATGTACATATACAAAATAAAATACCAGACCATGGTATGAATGGTTTGGATAGAAGTGAGCCTTCATGGAGAAACTCTAAAGAGTTTATAGATAATGGTGGGTACATAAGGTCAACGGAGGGCAACAAGTCAGTTTACAAAGTAGATGGTGAGTATATTATTTACTGGAAGAATACTGTATGGAAGAAGACAGAAAACTGGGACACTGTTATGATTGAATTTAATGCAATGAAAAGGTAAGGAGAAAATGAGAACACTGGAAGAGATAGTTGAGAGACGGGCTGATATCCTAGAGGAACTATTCTTTCTGGAGAATAAGAGTCTGAAGAGTATGGCTGATGAGTTAAACCTTCCTATATTAAAAAATAAACTCAGCATTCTGGATTGGGTTCTGGGTTTTAAATACACTATTAAAGAATAAAATAAAATGGATATATTATTAATTATTATAGCTGTGTTTTTATTTGCTGTAGGAGTAGGGTTGTTTGCACTAGGCTTGTTTCTGGCAGTGTTAAAAGTAGCATTAATGAGATAAGAAGTCTGGAAGATTGCCAGAGTGGAAATGGGTCAGCTTGCTAAGCTGTAGCCATCCGTAAGGGTGCATAGGTTCGAATCCTATACCTTCCTCCAGAGAAAATTATGGATAAAAGTAGAAGAATAGAGTTATTGAGTACAAAACCGTATTACTACAAAAAGCATGGTATATTGTGGATGGGTTTTTATGGTATATATGTAGATGAAATGATGATAGGAGCTGAACCTGATAAAAAAGAAGCTAAGAGAATTGTAGATTTATTAAATGGAGCCTTCATGATGGGGGTTGCAAACGTTCTTGTAGAAATATAGGAAGAGTGCCAGAGATGGATTAATGGAACAGTCTTGAAAACTGTCAATCTTCAGCAAACACTGGAGGTTCGTGGGTTCGAATCCTACCTCTTCCTCAAAAATTAATATGAATTTCAAACATGCTGGTATACCGAAGAGGTCAAACGGGGAGGTCTGCAAAACCTCTGGGGAAACCCTTCATGTGTTCGAATCACATTGCCAGCTCAACAATTAAACAATAAATAAAATGAATGATAAAGTAAAAGTTAATAATTTGGTTCTTACCAGAGATATAGACGGGATAGAGGTTGAAGTAACTGAATGTTTTGTTCTGGAGGTTAAAAGCACTTATTCTGTTATAAATGTTACCTGTGAGCAGGATGTAATAGATTTACTTAATAATATCTATGCTGGTAATGCAGGGAGAAAAGTATTTCAAGTTATAAAGGATACAGAGAAGTCCCGAAAGGTAAAATCTTATAAAGTAGAGAGTGTAGATTCCTCAAAGAAATTTAAATTTGGAGAAGGATTGGGGATAGGAGATTAAAATGGCAGATAACATAAAAAGATTTTTAACAAAAGAAACCCCTTGGGGAACATACAGTATTTATAAAAGAGAATCTGAATCAGTTTGGCATGTGGATTTGAATGGGGATGATACTTATGAGTACGCCCATATTGGAGAAAGACCTACTCTGGATGAAGCCTATAACTTGTATTGTACTACTTTATTGGCAGACAGGGATAGTTATATAAGTAAGTATGAGGCTAAAATTAAATTACTAAAAGCAATTGAAGTTTAATGGGTGAGTTCGCTGAAGGCTTATTTGACATGTTTCACAGTCTGGCTACAGACAAACCTTCCAGATTGAATAAAAGAATGAAGGAGATTCTCCTCCAGATGGTAAAGGATACCGAAGAGAATACTTACGACATGGAGGATACCCAGCATGAGCTGTGTATGCTATCCATGACTTGGCTTAAATCAGTTCTCTCTGGAGGTAATAGAAAGCCACACATAAAAGTAGGCTGGTGGTTGTGTCACTGGATTAATGATAATCAGTACCATGACCTTTCGGATGAAGAAGACTTTATCAAAGCTATAGAGTGGCTGAGCTACAAAATAAGAAGGCACTATTCATCTTATGAGATGATACAATATATGCTGGATAAATAGGTACCAAATTTTGCCCTTGCATTTTATATAATATTACATTATGTTGCAGTAAATAATTAAGGAGAATTAAATGACTTTCGGAGAATGGCAAAAAGCTGATGATATCTTTGACTCACAACTTAAAGAGATTACCCATGAAAGAGAAGAGCTAAGAAAGAGATTTTTATCCAATTGTGAGTTTAAAGCTGGAGACCATGTAGCTTTATTTAAAAATGGTCAATTTCATCATGGAGCTTATATAAAAAATGTAAGAGTAGGATTCAGGGAAGATAAACCTTTCAACTTTGATTTTTGGAAAGAAAAGAAAGATGGTACTCAGAGCCAGATACAATTGTATTTTGGTGGCTGGGACAGGATTGAAAAAATAAAATGAAAAAGATAAAAGCATCAAAGCAGGTCGGGATACATATGCTGAGAAACCCAAACGAGTTTGGTGTATTACTTGTAACAGAAGACAAGGCAAGAGTAGGTATGGAGATTGAAGTGGTGCCGAAGCTGTTTGGAGTAATTGATATAGTTTATAACTTTAAAATAGAGGTAGAGATAGATGAAAAATAAACCAGCAATAATTGAAGCAGGAAAGCCTCCCAGTATTTTAGCAATGATAATGGCTATTGAAGCTGGAAGGCAGGTTAAAAAGCTAGATTTGAAGACAGCCAGCAAGAAAGCAACAAAAGCAAAAGCCAAGGAGATTGGCTTCATAAAGACTGGGGAGAAATGAAGATAAAGAAAATTAAGTGGGATAGTAAAAGAGATGACAATGGACGCATGTTTGGTACAGTTGGGAACAATGTAGTTGGTGTAGTGGTAGTACACAGAATTATTTATAGAGAGGTTACAACAATGAAAGACTTTAACTTTAAAAGCAGGCTTGTGATTCTGGATGAGCTGACAATAGTTGAGTTTGATTATGATAGCTCAGTATACATTGGGAAAGAGACAAACTGTGTATCTAATGAAATCATGTTAGATATGACTCTACGTCCAGATTACTACTCAATTAGAGAGATAATATTTTTATGATGATTGATGAGAAAAAAATAATCCCCAAACCAGAACCTAAGCGAATGAGCAACATGGTGGTTCGAAATAAGGAGAATAGAAAGTACAAGACTTTTAAAGAGCAGACTAGTGGCGTTTCAATGCAGTATGCAAAAGCTAATATTAAGAAATCCTTAGTAGAAGAATGTATATGGTTACATTATAATATTGTAACAGAAAAGAAAAGTTATCATGTAAAAGTACAGGTAGCTAAACACAGGTATATAAAAACCTATCCCAGTCTGGAGCAGGCTAGGATATTTAGAGATACAATTTTAAATAACAAGGAAAGAATATATGCCTCCATGGTCTAACAGGATAAGACGCTTGATTACGAATCAAGAAAGTGAGTGTTCGAATCATTCTGGGGGTACAGAAAATTTTTGCTCACATAGCTCAACTGGATAGAGCACCAGCCTTCTAAGCTGGTTGTTATAGGTTCGAATCCTATTGTGAGTACAGTAAAAATAATTTAATGAAACATCATACAAAAGATAAAGGTGATATAGGCGTTGGTGCTGTAATTTCAGATTTAATGAAAAATGGAATTAAGGTTGCTATTCCTTTATCGGAGCATTTGCCGTTTGATTTAGTAGGAATTTATCCAGACAACACAATAAAAAAAATATCTGTTAAGTACAGGCAGGTTACTAAGTTTGGTACTATAGATATTAAGTTTAGTTCTTCTCATGCAGATAAAAAAGGTAATCATACAAAAGATTTGGATAAAAGCTCAGTAGATTTGTTTGCAGTGTACTGTCCAGAAACAAATGAATGCTACTATTTTAATCATAATAATTGCAATACAAGCATAAAACTAAGAATTAATAATTCTAGAAATAAACAGAAATTAGGCGTGCATCTTGCAAAAGATTACACTAATCCGTTAATTATAAAATGAAATAGCGTAGGTGGTGGAACTGGTATACACAAGGGACTTAAAATCCCTCGCTTCGGCATGAGGGTTCGACTCCCTCCCTATGCACCAGAAATAATAAGGAGACAAAATGAAAACAGTATCATACAAGTTAGCAAAGAAGTTAAAAGAGCTGGGGTTTAAAGGAGCCACTACTCACTATTGGATTAAGCCAGTTGGGTATAAAGCTAGGGTAGCAAAAGGTAAAAAGTTTGGATTTGTAGAAGGAGACTTTGCACCTTATCCAGAACAAAGACCAAAAAGGTATAAAGCTCCTACTCTGGATGAGATGATTGATGCTTTGCCTGCTGGGTATAAAGTAAAAGGCATGTTACAGCAACCACTGTTTACAATGTATAAAGGTTTAGTAGGTTATTTTAGTGGAGAGTATTCAGGGCATTACAGAAATTGTGAAAATGATAACATGGCAGATGCTTGTGCTGAGCTCTGGATATTGTTGAAAGAAAATAAATTGATATAGTAACAAGCCGATATGCTGGAATAAGAAGACAGGCTGGTCTTAGAAACCAGTGTCGCAAGGCGTGGGGGTGCAAGTCCCTCTATCGGTACAGAAAATTTAAGTGCACAACGGACAAGGCTTAGGCTTGGTTAAGTATTCAGGGTTCATCCTAATACTTTTAATCCATGGTGGGTAGCGAGTGGTTGACCAGTATTTAAATTTGCACGAGTAGCTCAATTTGGTTAGAGCGTCTGCCTGATACGCAGGAGGTTGAAGGTTCAAGTCCTTCTGGGAGTACTGAATTTTTACCTTGTTTTTTAAAAAAATTTATATTATACTTGTAGTATGAAAACATTTATTATAATATCAGTAATTAGTTTACTTTTGTTTTTTGGGTGTGGTCATGATGGGGAGAAAAACGGGATGTATTATGACCTCCAAAAAAGATGTGTGAAGTCACATACTGAGACTCACTTAGTACCTCATATTATAGGTAAGCAGACATATTATCTTCCCTCAACCAGAACAGTGTGTGATGCTTATGTAACAGATACAATTTGGACTAAAAAAGAAAAACTTAAAGAGAAATAAAATGAGTGAGACAGAATTTTCAAAAGATAAAGATGCAAATTGGGAACGGAAAGAATTTGAATCTGGGTTAACTGCCAAGGATGTTAAAGTCGGTGATATCATTAAATTTGAAACTGTATATACTTATAGGAAGAAGTGGTTAAGAGATATTTATAGTCATCAAAAAGAGGATTGGTTCAGTAATTATCTTAATAAAGAGGGTTTAAAGGAAGATAGTTCCAATTCAAAATTCTATACAAGTACTGTTACCTATTTTGCAGAAGTTTTAAGTGTTGAAGATAACGGGGTAACATACACAAAGTCTGGAAAAGGTAAAATTGCTCCATCCAATGGTCATATAAAATTTTTAAACTGGAATCAAATTAAAGAGGTAATAAAATGAGTAATTGGTATGTAATATTTTTTGGGTTACTTTTAGCTTACTGGCTTATTGCAATTCTATGGAGGAGAAGGTAATGTTTATAACACATGAGGGGCAAGACCCAGTTAACATGTCTCTGGTTGTAGAGATTGAACCTGATACTCTGGGGGCATTCGGTGCATATGGTAAGTATCGTTATAATATTAAGTTTAAAGCTTTAGAAGTTGACTCAAACGGAGATAGAATTATATTGGATAGTTGGATATTCAACGATAGGGTAGAAAGAGATAAAGTTCTGGAATCAATAAAAAGTAAATTTTTTATAGCTGTTTAAATTTAAAAGGAGAAAAATTATTATGGTAGCACAATTCATCATAGCAATCATACTGTGGATTTTTGGAACATTGTTTTCTTTAGTTGGATTGGCAGAGGAAGAACCTTCACTTTCTTTTGTTGGTGGTCTTGTAGTGATGTTAGCATTATGGGAATCATGGGTACTTTATAAGTTCTACATGTTACCACTGGGATTATGAGGCAAAACAGAAACGGTAATACCAAGGTAATTGATTATCTTGGTTATGAGATTCAAATAAGAAAAGGGGTCAGGAATGATTCTGATGAGAGCTACAGTGTAATTGTTGTTGAACCTGCTGGAGGTGGATGTTGTTTTATAAAAAAGAGATACAGCAATCTCAGAACTCCAGAGCAGGAAGAAAAAGCAATTGATAAAGCAAAGAAATTTATTGAGTTCTGTTCTCAGGAAAATCCTCAAGAAAACAAATCATAATTAAAAATTAAAGAGAAATGAAAAAATTAAAAATAACTAAAGAGAATTTAGCAACAGTTTTTGGAGCAGTAAAGAACTGGTTTAAAAACAATTCATATTCTGTTGAATACCAGTATTACCCAGAAAACAGGAAAGCTTATACAACTCTGGGGGAAGAATTTTATGCAAATGAACCTCTTAGTCCTATAAGGCAGAGTGTAAATGCAGGATATAAAAGTCCTGAAATTTTAATGGGGTATTTTCCTACACTAGGTGGTGAAGAATTAGGTGGTATAGTTATAGATTCTCATATGATAAATTATGGTAGAACACCAAGTGTTATTGCATTGGGTTCAAGAATATCAATAAGTCCTACCCAGATAAAAGTATATTACACTTTTGGTTGTGTAACTGATAAATTAAGGACGGTGCTGGTGTATAATACTTCAGATTATGAGACTGTAGAACAGATGGTACGTTATGAAGTAGATATGAGTGACCAGTATGATGACTTTGAAGACTGGGAAGAGGATTATGAGGATTTTATAGATGATGATTTATTTGAAAAAATACATGAAGAAGCTGAGTATAAAGGAACAAGACAGGATGCAATAAATGAGGCATTAAGTGAATAAAGTTTTATGGTGGCTGTGCTGAAATTGGTAGACAGGCTGGACTGTGAATCCAGTACCCTTGAGAGTTCGAGTCTCTCCAGTCACCCCAGAAATTTAAAATATTATCATGGAAAAAGAAGAAATAAAAAAAGCGATAAAAAAGTATTTAAAAGAGAATCTGTCTATAACAATTAATAAAGACGGTTATTATAATTCTGTAACAGTATCTTTAAATCTGGAGGGGGAAGAAATCAGTCAGGATACTTTTTACCTTCCAAGTACTAATGAGGAATGCTGGTAAAGATTAAGGAGAAAGAAAAATGAATTTATTTGGTGGAGCATGTGTAGAAGTGGTTAATCCAAAAACAAAGAGAGATTTAAATAAGGCTAAAAAGCTTTTGAGATTAGCTCTGGAGCATCTGGATTATGAGAACAACCAGAAAGAATCAATAGAGTTAAAATATGAAATTGAAAAATTCCTAAAAGGAGGAAAAAAGAAATGAAATTAAAAGCAGGTGATATAGTAAAAATTCTTAATACAAAAGGTACAAGTGATATGTGCCCAAATGGAATCCCTGACATGAATGCAATGATTGGCAAAGAATATGAAATAGAGGAGGTAAGGCACAACGAGAATGAAATAATTGAAGGCGAGTTTCCTTACATGATTAACAATTGGGGATGGCTTGAAGAGAATGTAGAACTAGTTCAAAGTAAAACAAACTAAGGAGGTAATAGAATGAGAGCATTTGTTAGAATAGTAGTTGGTTTATTTATGCTTGCTTTGTTGGCTTTTTTGGAATCGGTGCCTATACAAGGTGCTAGCAACACTATTGTAAACCTTATATGGAACAGTGGATATCATTATGAATGTGGTTTAGTAATTACTTTAGCTATATTTTACTTTCTCGTTGTGGCTGTATCAGTGCTCGCTTTAGGGATTTGGGTAGATGAAGAGATAAAAGATAGATGGAGGTTGCTATAATGACATTTTTTGATTGGTTCATATACTTAGCTTTGATAGTTGGTAATGTTGTGGCGTGCATTTTGTATTTTAGTGTTCAAGATTATTTTTGGGTATATATAAACGGTATAATTGTATTAGGTCTTATAGCCTGTGTGCTGGATGATTTAAAAGACAATGGATGGAGGTTACTGTAATGAGTATAAATTGGGTATTCTGGACTCCCAGAAAGAGGTATGGTCTGCACACACTGGAAGTAAAGCTTACTGGAACAACTGAAGGTTCTGATACTATCCCAGTAGATATAAAAGTTGAAATAGTTACCGAACATACTATGGGTTATGAAGTACAACCATTAGAGATTGTATGTGGAGCAGAATGTTTTAATGAAGCAGTAAGAAGAAAAATTTTAAATTCAGTTCCAGATTTTCTGGAAGTGGGGAAGGTATTAATAAATGAAAATTAAAATGACAAACACAGAAAAAATTGATTTACTAAAAAAGATTAAAATGGAAGTTATATCTGGTGATATAGGTATTTGCCACAGCTATAAAAATGTAACAATGTTCAAAGCAACTGAATCTTCACTAGCAGATATAGGTATTTACAAGCCTAGCATGAAAATTATGGATGAGTACTGGTTTGATAGTAAGCAAGAACGACTAGATGCGATAGATGAAGCTATCGCAAAGTTTTCTAATGAATCAGACAATATGAGTATAGAAGAAGAAATAAAATCAATAGAAGAGAATCTTGTAAAAGAAACAGAACGCTTAAAGAAGTTAAAGTCTGAACTCAATAAGCCTAAGACTGTAGAAGAGTATTATGATAAGTATGGAGATATGTATGTTATTCTGGATAGTGGGCTTATTACAGATTTCAATTACTATAGAGCAGATGCATACCCATCTAGGCAGATAGCAGAAAAAGAAAAATTAAGGATACGTTTGATTCAGTGGGCTTATGTCCTTAATGGTGGAGAGTTTGAACCAAAAAAGGACGAAACTGCATACTATATTAGTATAAGTAATGACGCTGTTAGAGTAGATTATACAGATACGAATTATCGTTATGGTTTTGTATTGTTTAAAACCAGAGAACTTGCAGAAGAGGCTATGAGTAAATTCACTAAAGAAGAATTAATTAAAATGTTAAGCTAATGGGTAACATAATAGATTATACAGTAGTGAGGGCAGGTGCTAGCTGGGGTCAACTAGAAGATTTAGTCAAGCAGTATTTAGATATGGGATGGGAGCCTTTGGGAGGAGTTTCAGTTGGTAGTGATGGAGCTCTATATCAAGCTATGATTAGAAAGTCTGGGGAGAAGGAATGATTGAGAAACTTAGAGATTATAATGTAGACACTTCAACCATTTTAAGAAAACTAAACGAAGTAATAGAAAAGGTAAATGAGCTGGATGAGAGGACTGCTGGTTTACAAGTTTACGGCAATAGTACTTTAAAAACTTACAATGAGCTGGATGCTGAAGAATATAATATAGCTAACCCTAACTCATTTTAGAAAAAAGATTTTTTAGGGACTTGACTTTACGAAAATTTTTTATTATTATTGTATATAAGGGAAAAGGAAAATAAAATGGAAACAGGAAATTCAATATATCTAAGAAGAAAGAACAAAGTAGTAGTAGCTGATGAAAGCAAATTTCATTCCAGTGATAACTTCTATATGATTCTTACAATCCTTCATAATGTGGGAACACTGGGCTATACTTTCTCAGAGTCTTTACTTAACAGGTTATCTGAATTGGACTGTGACCAGCTTGCAGATTTTTATAATGACCTCATCCCAGACTTGAAAAAGATGGTCGGGGCACACAGAGAGTTTGTTCCTATGTATCCTAACTTTCCTAAGCAGGTTATGCAGGCTTCAGATGCGGAGCTGTATGTGAATGCAATGATGCACTATCTGGGAGACTGGGTAGGATTAAGAATCATGCCAGCTTATGTTAAGAAGGAAAGGAAACCTTTAAAAGGAGATGTAACTTATAAAGTTATTGACCTTGGTTCAGTTGAAGATTTTGAATCTATTTTTACAAACCTTGTTTCTTCTAATACATCTATATCACAGACTGATAAAGATGACATAGAATGGTTCGTAAAAGTAATGGGCAATCTGGTACAGGACTTAATTCCAGCATCACTGCCTAACAAGGAAACCATGTCATTTCTATCAGCAAGGCTCCTAGAGCACGTTGATGAGGATTTAGCTACCATCTTAGTTAGGTCATACGTAAAGACAGCTACAGACGTGCTTAGAATAGCAGTAGGGCTATCTGGAGGAGATGTTTCACTGGCTCAGCCATGTAAATTCAGGAATTTTAAGAAGAGAGAGCGTAGATTTATATTAAGCCTTCTGGATGGGCTAGCTACAATAAGTTCAGCTACCGTTAATGAAGATATGCAGAGATGGACTGAAAGGTGGAAAAGACTGGTTCAGAAGTTACATGCTGTAGATTTTACAGACAAGTACAAGAGTGCAAATGTTTCTATAAACTTTATATGCAATGATATAAAAGTTAAGACCTTCAATTCCAGACTGGAAGAGGCTTATGAACTTAATGACCATGTGAAAGTAGTAAAAATACTTTCTGAAAGAGCTGGAGAGTTCGCAAGAAATCTGGATAGGTTGTTAAGAAGTGTATTATATTTCAATTCAAAAGCTAATAGAATAGAAGCTTTTGATGTAGTAGGTGAGTTTAGAAAAGTTGCAGGTTTTGTATCAACACCTGTTCTGTTACAAGTAATTGCTCACTTTAAAAATAAATTAGAAACTGGTAGCAGTAGAGACTTAAGGGTATTTTTACCTAAAGGTAATATAGCAAAAGTGTGGGGTATGGAGAATAACATATCTGTTAAAATTCCTGCACTTGTTATAGGTTCTGTAATTACCGCTTGTGAAGGAGCATTAAGAGAGAGATTTTCAAAGCTTCCTTCACTAGGAAATGTTTATCTGGATGAGAGATTAAAAGGTTATGTTGTACCTTTCTCCCAGAGGTCAGCATCTAAAGCATTGAAGACTGTAAGCCGTGGCTCCAGAATAAAACTGGAAGATGGGAAGAACACAGTAAGATTTTTCATCTGGTGGAAGAATATGGATGGTAGTGTTGCAAGAAGGTACTCCTATTCTTATGATGGCAGAGTTGACATTGACTTAAGTGCTACAGTTCTGGATGAGGGTTATAATAATCTGGGAACAGTGTCTTACTATGCATTAAATAATGAAGTAGGTTGTCACTCTGGAGATATAACCAGTGCACCTAAAGGAGCTTGTGAGTTCATTGACGTGAATATTAAGAAGTATAAGGAAGCTTACCCTAAGAGTAGATATCTGGTGATGCATATAAATAGTTTTACTGGTCAAATGTTTTCAGACATACCAGAGCTGTTTGCTGGATTCATGATGAGAACAAAGCCTAAGTCTGGAGAGATATTTGATGCAAGAACTGTTGAGCAGAAGTTTGATGTAACATCAGAATCAACATATACAACTCCATTGATAATTGATATGGAGACAAGAGAAGTTATCTGGATTGATATGCAGTTGAAGGCTGGTAGAAGTTATGGATGGGGAGTTAATAACGTAGCTAATCATTTACAGCAGTCAACATTGATGGTAAGGTCTATGGTTGAGATGGTTAAACCTAACCTCTATGACCTGTTCAGGTTGCATGCAGAAGCTAGGGGTGGTGTAGTAGATACAAATACACCTTGTACCGTAGCCTATGGGTCAGGAGAGGCAACAGTATTTAATTCTGTTCCTGTAGCTTTTGATAATGGGAATCCAGAATTAAAATGTGTAACCCCATATGATATGGATGTAATTATGTCGGAGTATCTGGTGTAATGGCTAATAGTATAAATGAATGGAAACCAGACCAGAAGAAGCTGGAGAAGGTATGTGAGATATTAAATGATTTAGATGTATATGTTAATGTAAGTGAGTTTGCACAAGATAAAGTAAATGAAGCAAAGAGATTAATAAAAGAAGTAATATTTGGTATATGACAATTAAAAGAAGTAGCTGGCATTATAAGTTTAGAAAATATGTATACAGTCTTAATGGTTGGAGTAGGATAGTAGATGACATTAGATTCTGGGGGTATTGGGTTGAGGTGTTCTTTTTTTTACCAATACTTTTACTGTTTCATATGTTATATCGTTTAATAGATGTAATTAAAATAGAAATTAAAGATTAAAAAGTATTGAGGGCTATTTTACAACTTCCTTCTAAAAATTCAGGTGAGAAAAAATAGTTGTAGAGCTTTCCCTCTTTTGATTATCGGAGTCGAGCAGAGTAGCCTCTGTTCATAAATGAAGCGTAGCAATCTTCCTCCCAAGCAGTTTACTTTGTGGCGTGGTAGCCTGTAACACAAGATATTTATATATGTTGAAAACAGCATTAGGAAGTATCCAGAAGCGAAAAGTTGTATTACGTAATGCCAGTTACCAAAGTAATTAAACATCCGTAATCTTGTTCGTAAGCCAGTTGGCAGGACTGGTTCATTGAAATAAATCAGTAGTCAAGTTAATAATTTTGTCGGGAGCTGAATAACTAAATGAAGCAAGATAAACTTTAAATAAAAAGAAATGAAAGGAAAAAATGACACATCAATCAGTAAGTTATATGAAGAGTGGTATTCGTATAGGGGCAGTAATTATAGCAGTAATACTACAGAACTGGCAGTTAGGATTCATAATGCTAGCTGTAGCAGAGTTTCTGGGTATTCTGGAAGAAGTTGTGGATAAAAGAAAGGAATGATATGAAATTTGAAGATATTGTTTTTAGGTTAAACAGTAGTGGGGTCTACACTGATAGAGTTTTTACAGAAATAAAACGTGATAAAGATGGTGATGAGTATGACAAAGATGAGGTTGAAGTGGTTGTAGATAAAATAGCATACCAAGTGTGTTATGATACTGATAGAAAAGATATATATGCAAGTAAAAAGATTACTGTCAATAGGTTAGCAGGTCAGACTCTTATTGAGGCAGTAGAGGAGCAGTTAAAAGTTATAATTGATTAAATAGAGAGTATATAGGGCTATTGAGTAGCTTCCTTCTAAAAAAATTGACTTGAAATCAAACCAAATTAGTTACTCAGCTTTCCCTAAGATTATAAAAAGGCTATTGGATAGCTTCCTTCTAAAAATTGGACTGAAAATCAAATGACTTAGTTATCCAGCTTTCCTTTTTCACTATCTAATCCAGATGAAATCTGGGGAGATTCTGAGAACGCTAACAGACGCAAGTTATACGTACTCTGGAGAGAGCAAGGGCTCCTGATAGTTGAGTTTTAAAGAACTTCTGCTTAGGTAAATTTCGGCAGTGGGGTACCCAGAATAGTGGCTGGGTCTAGATAAACAGTTCCACTATTGTTTATCAAGTTCTTTATTTAATTTTCCTGATTGCAACAGGAAAACCTCCCAGACTGGTGCGACTGGGTTCAAAAGGGAGTCACCTGAAAGTATGTAGAAAACGTTATGAACAAGGGTTCTACAGAGACTAAAGGGGCAAGCACTAATAATTTTTAGAGTACCATAAGAGCGTGGTATTCCGTATACCAGAGGATAGCGACTACAGAACTTAGATGGGGTAAGAGTCCCAACTGTCTATAAAATTTTTAGATTATACAGGGCTATTCAATTGCTTCCTTCTAAAAATAATCACTTCCAAATGAAAAACTTAGTGATTGAGCTTTCCCTGTGGAACGCTAGCCATCTTAACAATGGTGGAGTCAGAAAATAAACAACCCAGAGCTGTCTTGATTGGCAGAATCGGCTGGGGTGATAAATAGACCTTGAGCGTTCCGTAATTTTAGGCTACTTTAATTAGTAGCCTTTTTCTTTGGGGGCAAATTTTTGCATTGTTTTTCAAAATAATTTCCCCTATACTTGTATATAAATAATTAAGGAGATAACTGAAATGATAGAACTACAAGGCTTCCCAAAAAAGAAAGTGTTAAAGTTCAGAAGCTTTTTAATCAAAGGTTATGCTGATGTTATGCACTGGGGTGGTGGAAGAGGGTTAGTTCCAATGAACTCTTTTCGGATGACTGATGGTACAGACTTTAATGAAGTGCTGGAGAAAAGTTTAAATGATGGTGGCTTTGGTGTACAATCTATCAATGGGGCTATTGTGGAAATCTACTGTGACTACAGTGGGTATCAGGAGTTGCTCCAGACTGGTACAGTTAACGATGTTCTCCCAGAGTTCTGGGAGAGATACACAGAAGGAGAGTTTGACTAATGGCATACAGTGACACATACTTCGATAGCTTCTCAGGTGCAGTACAGCATGCCAGAATGAATGTTGAAGCTGAAGGTTATGTTATAAATGAAGATGACTGGTTCAGAGAAGTGACTGTAGGAAATGGTGCTCCCAATGCTGGAGTTACTACCAGAGCTACAGTAGGTCTATCTAAGGATGGAAAGGAAGTTAAGAAGGCATTGCACTTGACAGTTTATAATCTGGGAGTAGAATCTGGAAGACCTTTCGAATTAAATTATTATGTAAGCTGATGATAAAAATAGAAAAACATGATGCTAACGGGCTTAAGAATGATAACATTCAAATAGAAACAGATAGCTTGGAAACTTACTGGGATGCAAAAGCTTTATTTTTTGATTTGAAAGTTAACTTTCCAGAACTAGGGTTTTTCATGCAAGGTGATTCTTGTTTTGTCGGGAAGTACTGGTTGATGTTTGAAAGCTGGTCTGACAATCATGAAATGTTCGAAAGAGCATTTGAGTTTGCAAAAGAAAGACTTAAGGAGATAGTATGAGCAAATCAAAAAAAGAAGTAATAGTAGCCTTAATCCCAATACTACTTGTAATAGCAGTAGTAATAACTTTCAAATATGACTTAATCAAGATGAGCGGTCTTCCATATAAAGTCTGTAATTTGGACAATGGTGGAACATTACAGCAGACATATCATGTAAGAGACCATTTTGAAAGAGTTGACATAGAAACAAAAGTTATGGTAGAGAAATGTCACAGCACTTCTGGGAATCTAGGTGATACATATTGTAATGATGTAGCAGTAGATGAGATAGTCTACAAGCTTGTATCAAAGGACAGTGTTGAGTTCTATAAAGAAAAAGCTATCAACGAATTGAAGTTTAAATATAACAAGCATATATTCCCAGAGGAGAATTAGATAAAATGATAGAATTATTAAAACAAATAGGTTGGACAGAGTTGTATCCTCAGACACTTGAGAGGCTACAATGGTTCCGAAACAGATTAAGAGATTACTACTCAGAGGAAGAAGTGCCAGAAGAGGAACTGGTAATTGCTGTAGTATATGGTTTTGGTAAGTATGGGCAGAGCATGGTGTTTAATATTTACAGAATGACTAGGATGTGTTGTAACGGAAGTGACTTCTTAACAACTTTTGAACGGTTTACAGAAGCATTTAAGGAGACAGTACCAGACACATATGCTAAAATGAAGCCATCGCTTTTCATTGATTTATTTATTGAGTATATGTATAGCAGAGTTATAAAGGGAGAATATCCAGAATAGGAGTTAAATTATGGAAGACCAAAAACAAAAAGAATATAAAAGTCTTGAGGATGACATTACTAACATTTTAGTATTTGCCCAGAACTCTAATACATCTATTAGTAAAAGACTGGATGAGTTTGAAGGCAGAACTGAAACTAAATTTGTATTGTCAGATGGGGACAAACTAGTAGAACTTATTGTAAAAGAAGCCAAGTGAAGAGAAAGATAAAATATTTCAGATTGGAGCAGAGGTATGGTGACGACTGGGTTGGGATATTTAAGTCTACTGCCTGTTCACAAAATAAGTTAATGGATTTGACTACAGGTTTAAGACAGTCTCACAATCATCCAGACAGTGACAGTAAAAACCTTTATGATGAAAGCTGGAAGTGCGGTCTATTTTATTTTACTACTGACTTTATAGTAGACTACTTTGTATTTATGGAATTGAGACAGCTCATCCAGCACGATGCAGTTCGTGTATTACTTGTATTTGAAGACTCAAAAGATTATACTGTGTACTGGGAGGGGAGGTCTGGGTTGCAGGTGACACTTGAGAATCTGGAGGAGCAGGATTATGAATTTAATAAGAGTTTTATTTTAAATAGACAGCTTTAAAGGAGTATAACAATGTTAACAGGACACACAAAGAAAATAATTAACGGAGAACAGAAATGAAAATAAACATAGTAGTAGAATTAGAGAATGAGAATTACTGTAACGGGTGTCCGTGTTTGAGAGGGTCAAAAGATTTTGATAGTGGCGTTTATTGTGGTAGATATAGAACGGAAATAATTCA